GGAGAAGTCTTTAATACGACCCTTAGCGAACCACTCATCAAGAGCAGCGTACATGATACGGCAAACGTCTTCGGAGAACAACAGGTTGGCACCATTTAGTTCTGCAAACGCTTGTTCATCACGTCTCTTAACAACAATCTGAACCTCAGTAGGAATATGCTTTCTGCAAAGCTCAACTAGATCTTCAAACCAAATGATCTTCGATGGGTCAAACTCGACCTTGACCTTTAGAATAGATCTCTGACTATGAGCATTAGCAGCAGCATCTCTATGCTTACGAGCATCATATGCTAACTCAAACGAACAAGGGCAAGTTGAACTATACACATAATCAATAGTAATAAAGAACTTATATTGACCTTCATGGTATTGACCCTCTAGTTCGGTCTTATAGGCAATATGACCGCGAAGCTTCTCTTCGAAGTTATCTTCTCTACGAGAGCGAAGAGCTTCTTGTGTCCAAGGATACTTGAAGCGAAGCTTACAATATGCGCTCTTACTATTCTGCTTCTCAGCAAGCTCCTTCAGTGCCCCTTGGATGCCATCGATCGAAAGGTGGTCTTTGATCTTATTATGCATAATGAGATAGAGTCTCGAGAGATTCAATCCCTTAGCATTAGGGTCATCCAAAGAGCAATAAAGGCTAGCTTCTGCCTGCAACTGCTGAGTATTACCATCACGGCGCTTGACCATGATAGGAAGGTCAACTGGAGCAATACCAACCTTACGAAGGGGCACTCTTGCACCAGGTAGAACAGGATTTACTTGAGGGTCTGGTAACTCCTCACAATAGAAATTATTATCATAATTAAATACAAGATCTGGCATCTTGCTGGAGTAATCAATACCCATCTTCACACCTCGGGGTTAACATAAAGAGCAGAGTTGAACTCATGCTCGTAGATCTCAATAGTATCAATCCAAACGCGGTTGTTAGTCAACTCCTTTATCTTTGGATTAATGTTATCAAATACAAACTTACATGACCCTTCGATACCAGGACCATGACCCTTAGTAACATCCATTACATTTAGGCTAATACCGCCCATATCATGTAATTGCTTCCATGTATCAAGTAGAGGATCATCAGAAGCAATGAGCATTCTATGGTCCCATTGCTCCTCTAACCACTTCTTGACCCACTTTAGGTCGCCAAAGTCCATACACCACATCTTGTCATCTAGCGTCGTACAAGCGAAGGTAAACTTAATATAGCGACCATACCCATGAGCCCATTTGCAATGACCTTCGTCTCTCCACTGACGATGGCCAGTGGATATGGGACCAATCCTTTTTGTAGAATAAAACGTACTAACCATCTCATACCTCCCACCAGAACTCAAACCATTCTGGAACTTTCTTTCTTGAAATTTTGTTTGCATAATACTTGGGTACTATACCCTGATCCTTGTTATAAATCAAGGTTGCAACATGGATATTTTCCATCATTAACTGATTATAGATAGAGCTGTTCCAATCTTCGAATAATGTTTTTAGGGCTTCGCCACTATCGACAATGTCATCGACAACGAGGATCTTATGACCATCATTCACATCTTCAGGGATCCAGCAATTGCTTTCTTTATCACCACCATCTCTTGTAGACCAGGTGACAGGAACTAACTTTAGACCTAGCTTATGTGAAAGAATCACACCTGGGATCAGGCCGCCCCTTGATAGTGCTACAATGTAGCTATACTTAACTTTTGACCTTTGGATCTTGGCAACTAGAGTTTCGATATCTTGATCAAACTGTTTCTTTTTGTACTTGATTGTCTTCATTTTTATACCATGATATTAATACTAAACGATAACCCTGTTCAACTTGGCTAACTCCATGTTTCATTTGAGCTGGATACCAAACCGTTTCACCAACATCCTGCTTAATAACATTGACAGCCGTAACATTATTCATTACAGGTACTGCCTCATTTTTTCTTTTAATTTCTTCATCAGTTGGAATATGGATGTTACCAGTGAACTGCTTCACTCTTCTTATTACAATTATATCACCACCAACAAGATCTGCTGACTTATCAATCAATGTAATTGCAGTCTTTGTTACTCTCAGTGGTGAGTCGGTATGTGGCATTGTAAATGAACCAGGACCGTAGTAGAGGAAGTAGTTAGTAATACACTCACCACACCCCTCAACATCCAACTTACTCTTTACTGTCAGCCACCTATAATCATCCAGCTTAGGCGGCACATCTTTCCTTGTTACAGAGAACAAGTTGTAATATCTTGAAAAGTTTTTACCCTGTAGTGATTGATATAGATTATTAAGGTAATCAATATCATTCCAATCCAAGGTTCTATTCTTAGACACCAATTGTATTACCCCACAAGTATACATGCACTCTAGCAGATACGTTGAAGCCTCTCTTAAAGGCTTGTTCTGCAATTGCACCAGCACTCATGTAGCCTTCTAGCTCACCAGTCTGACCTTCCTCTGTTGCACCAACTGGCATAATCCAAACAGGGAATGTCACACCTGCCTTTCTGAACTCATTGGTAACATGGTCTACTTCATCCCACGTTTCCTTCTTACCGTTGACAACATACTTAATCTGACCATGGCCTCTAGATAGGGAATGATACTCAGCCAACACTTCAGGGATAATAGCATCCTTATTCGTCTCACCAGATGTTGTCCAGAGCTTAGGAGAAGATGATATAAAGATCTCTCTACCTTGTTCTCTCCAGTTAGTCATGAAGTTAACAAAGTCTGTAGTTAATGCTTGTGTGGCATTAGTTTCAAATGTAATAAACTTAGGACTATTCTTAATCGATTCAAAGTAATCTAGAACGCCAACAGTACACTGCTGGGCATGCTTCATTAAAGGCTCACCACCAGTGAAGCACATATGGATTGGCTGGCCAGATGGATGGTCAAACTTGGCATCCATATTGTGTTCTGATCTGATGTGGTTAAGAATCTGATTAGCAATATACTCAGGCGTACCCTTATGCATCAAATGCTTAAACTTCTTCGACCACGAATATGATGAATCACAACCATACTTCCATACAGGAAGATCTTCAACTCTCTTAATAAAGTCGACGTTGATTTCTTTATATGGTAGTTTGTATGTAGATGGGTCAGTAGGATCTTTTTGACCAAATCCATCACACTGGAGATTACAGAGGAAGAATCTTAACCAGGCTGTTGGTATACCAGTGTATCGACCTTCACCCTGAATAGAATAGAAGATCTCAGAATAGTGATATTCTTTTTGCATTACAGAAGCCTCAAATTAACATTATTTATAACGACCACTATACAATAATTTGTGGTTACTTTCAACTATTTCCAATGTGGACCCAGAGCCCACATCACTAAAGTTTTTCTCACGCCCTGCTGAACCTTCTCAACGCTGTGAAATGTTGTTGGCTTAAACATAACAATATCACCTTTCTCAAGATCAACAGGCTCATCATTAATGATAAGTTCACCACCACTATACTCACTTCTATCTGATAACATTAAAACTAAACTAATTTTTCTTTGCCGTGATGTTTTGTTGTTAAAGATAGTATCAACGTGTCTCACATAATGATCGTCTTTAAAATACGTTACATGTTGTATCTCTAGCACTCTATAGAGTTCAACATCAAATGCATAATGATAGAAGTCGATAAATGGATAAATGTTATTAAGAATATCAAGATAAAATTTTCTGTGCTTGTTAAAAGTTACAAACCGGGTCTCGCAGGACCTCACACTTTTATCGTTTGATATACCCGATTCCAAACCACTATCAACAGTCTGACCTTGGCGTGTCGGTATTCGTTCGGTTGTGGAATCCCAACTGTCAAGTAGGTCCTTTGAAATAGCTGACTTAATAGTTATGATGGACATACTATTTCCAAGTTGGACCAGTAATAAAGATAAACAGAATGTTTCTTACACCAGATGTTATCTGTTCTACCTTATGTTGAGTGTATGATGTAAATAAAGCGACTGTACCCTTACCTTCTACTTTAGCTGGAAGTGGGTAGCCAGGCTCAAAAATAAAATCACCACCCTCATAGTCAGTCGAATCTGATAGCATCACAGTTAGGGAAAGCTTTCTGTCAGTTTTAAGGTTGCTATATCTAGGATTGTTTAGAGCCATTTTATAATTCATTGTATCATCATGCCAGCCCACACCATGGCCTGGTAGGTATGTAATATGTTGGATTGCTCCATCAATCTGATAATCTACATCAATGCCTAGCTTATCAATATTAGCTTTTGTGTAATCGATTAGTGATTTGAAGACGCCATCAAATGGTTTCATGTTAGATGATAAGAATCTAACATCACATCTTCTTACTCCAGTCTTACCAAACGATGGATCTGCTGGTACATTATCCATGATCCAGCTGTTAACATTATCGCACCATGTGGATGGAAAGTAATTTGGTGTTACTACAATCTTAGGTATCATTTTAAACCCACCTTGGTCCTTTAAACCAAGCAACTAAAGTGTTTCTTGTTCCACTTGTTACTGGCGTTACCTTATGCAGTGCAATCGATGGAAATACTATTGCCTCACCAGCAGTTAACTTGATAGTTTTATTTTTTTTGCCACCAGCAAGAACAAAATCACCACCTTGATAATTGTCCTTGTCTGTCAAGCCAACAATTACTGTAAGTTTGGGAACAACTGGCTTAACGACCCATACTGAATCACTATGCCAGTCATATTCCATTTGCAGTTCTGATTTATATGTTGTGTATTGGAATGCACCAATATCAAACCAGAGGTTAAAACCAAACATTCGTTCGTTTGCAGCCATTGCAATATCTTTCAATGCCTCCACTATTTGAGGTTCTTTCTTAGAGGAAATAATTTTCATCAAATAGTTTTCTGGCATTACAGTATTACCATCTAATGATAACACATGCGAATCACCAGGTTCATCTGGATACTTTTCGCACACTTTGTGTATATTCTCAACCCAACTACTGTTGAAGTATTGCTTAGACCATATCATACGATTCTAGAAAAATTCTTTGTCTTTTCAAATCTAATAACATTATGGAACTTATCAAACAACTGATCAGTCTTATGACTAATAATGAACGTGTTAGTATCAGCAGTTAGGGTCTGGATGATCTTTAAGAATTCATCAGTACCATTGCTATCAAGAGAACTATCAAACACTTCATCCATGACAAGTAAGTTAGTGGCAGCACTATTTCTCATCTTGGCAATAGCTCTCCATGTAAAGAGAACAGCTAGGTTAATTCTCATCTTCTCACCTTCTGAGAATGAATTGTAACTAAACTCATCTCTGAATCTAGACTTAATAGTTTCATTGAACTGCTCATCAATCTCAAACTGAACAAAGAAGTCCATGGCTGCCAAGTACTTATTGATCAGCTTATTAATGATTGGCATATACTGACGAAGGATTCTAGTCTTGATACCACCATCCTTCAAGAGAGCAGAAGCTGCCTGTAGAATTTCATACTCCTCTAGCAGCTTCTGCTTCTTATCCTCAGCTTCTGTCTTTTGCTTTTGTAGTTCTTTTAGTTTTTGTTTTTCTGCATCAACGTTTGCTGTATCAGATTGTAGTGAATCATTTTCTGATTGTAGATAATCAATAAACTTTTTCTTTGATTGTATTTCAGATTGTAGCTTTGTGATATCATGTTGAATGGTTTGAATCTCTTTTTGGATTCCATTGATTCTAGTGATCTCTGTAACAGTGTTATTATAGTCTTCTTCTAGTAGTGTAAGGTTTTCTTGGATCTCTGTTACTTGTGTCTGCTTTGTTGTAATAGACTCAGCCTTAAACTCATGAGGAATTCCTTGCTTACAAGTTGGACAATCATCATTGTCATGGAAGAATTTTATTTCCTTATTCAACTTAGATAGCTTATCAATAGTCTTTTCCTTTAGGATAACAGACTTCTCCATTCTCTTCTGCAGCTTCTCAAGGTTAGCTGTCTCTTTCATCTTCTCTGCAATTGTACCACTCTTTGTGGTGACATCAACATTGCATACATTAATCTCATCTTGAGTCTGCTGTATCTTCTCTACATTTTCATCAACTTTATTCTGAACATCTTTCTTTAGTGAGTTGATATAGCTGTTCTGAATATTGATCTTCTCATCAATAAGGTCACTATCATACTTTGCTTGTTTGAGATCATCTTGGTTAGCAGACACCTTACCCTTCAACAAAGTATTCATTGTAGTGAACACTTGGATGTCAAGCAAGTCCTCAATAACCTCTCTTCGCTGGGCAGCAGGAAGTTGCATGAATGGAACATAGGTAGAAGAACCTAGAACAACTACTTGAGAGAATGTTCTATGGTTCATCTTGACAATCTGCTTCTCAACCACCTCTTGATAGTCTTTACTATCAGCATCTTGGTTGAGCAATACATCGTTCTTATAGATCTCAAACTTAGTAGGCTTGATGCCCCTAACGATCTTATAATTAGCATTACCAATTATAAACTCAAGCTCAACGCAAAGATCTTTACCATTGATAGAGTTAATGAGCTGAGGCTTATTAATCTTTCTAAATGGCTTATTGTAGAGAGCAAATGAAATAGCATCGAGAATGGTGGACTTACCAGAACCATTCGTACCTACAATCAGAGTTGACTTGTGCTTGGTAAGATCAATATCGGTGAAGTTGTTACCAGTCGATAGAAAATTCTTCCAGCGTACTTTCTTAAATAGAATCATTGCTTAGTCTGTATTTCCATTGCTTCGATATAAAGATCACCAAGTAGCTTATTGAGCTTTGGTACATTATCTTTATTACCAATGTATTGATCGGAGAACTTTCTAATGATTGTTAGAGTGTCCTCAGCTTCTGATATTATACTTGAATCTTCTTCTAAGTCAAGATGTAAGTGGTCCTCCACTACCTGTAGATCTGCAACCCCTGCTCTCTCGACACTGTCGATAACACTATCAAACCAGTATGGGTTAGTTTTATTCTTTACGATAACCTTTACAAACTTACCCTTGAGAAAGGAGTAATCATCTAGGACTACTTGGTCTCGTTCCTGATCGAGGTCATCGTAGTAGTACTTTTCAAATAGAGTCAAGTCATGTTTAACAAATTCAATCTCTCTTGTCTCTGTATCAAATACATGGAAACCCTTAGGGTCATCAAAGTCAGACCACACAATCTCATATGGGCAGCCAAGGTATGTTACATTACCCTTTGTTGATCTATGGTGATAGTGACCGGAGAGAACAATATCAAACTTTTTAAAGATCTTTGCATCATAGCCATGATCGATAACTGTACCCTTCTGCATCTCAAAGCCAGCAAGCTCAAGATGGCCAAAGCACACTTGTGCATCTGTGTCAGCAATCTTTTCAATTGTAGATTCAAAGTTCTCAGTACACATCCAAGGAATGAAAAGGATCTCTGTACTACCAAACTTAATGTTCGTAGCTTCTGTATACCAATTAACATTGTCTGGCTTGTTGGTACCAAACAACTCAGTCATACAGTTTACTTCGTTGGTATTCTTATAGAATGTGTCATGGTTGCCAATGATGACATGAAGATCAAGATTGTTATCAAGAACAGGCTTAATGAACTGTTCTTTGAATCTTCTCAATGAGAGGTAGCTGATATACTTACGACGGTCTACAATATCCCCTAGGTGGATGATAGAGGTGATATTGTTTTCTTTTAGATAAGGAAAGAATACCTCGTTATAGAATCTTCCAATGAAGTCTGAAAATATAGGACTATCGCCACGCCCACCAAAGTGCGTGTCAGTTATCAAAGCGATCTTCATAATTTAGTCTTCCTTAATTAACTTCTCAAGGCCCTTCTTTGCTTGCCTCTCGACCTTCTTCTTCAATGCGGATGCTTCAAACTGCTCGATGAAGTTATCCATATAGTCATTTGTTGTATAGTCTGTAATCTCTATATCAAACTCACCAAGCTCATCCAGCTCTTGAAGGTTCATCAGCTCATGGCTAATCATCTTCTGCTGGGTTACCTTATGCTTAACATACATGTACTTCTTTTCCTTTTGGATACGGCGAAGGAAAGCGAAGTATATGATTTGTGTAAAGTATGAAAATGGGTTAGTAGACTTATCTGGATCAAAGTTATGGAAGTAGTTAATACAGTTCTCTAGACCATCAGCAATCATCTCATCACGGAATGTGTAATTAATGAAGTTAGGGCTATAGGATAACTTATTGGCAATCTTAATAAGACAATCACCAATGTAGTAAGGAATCACGGGTCTAGGTAGCCCCTGAGCCTCTGCTGCCAGAACCTTCTTTCTAAACTCTACGATGGCCTTATAGAACTCATCGTTGCTAACATAGTGGTTAGCCTTATCTTTAACAACTTCCATTATAAATCCTTTACAAACATATGAGTATTGTATACTATTCAAGTATTTAATTCAACCCGTTGACTTTTAGTGTTCACTTTAGTATAATCACCTTTGTCGGGGTCAGATATATTATTAATGCAAAATAGGTGTGGATCCCGTAGACGCAAGGACTGAATCAGCTTCATCCTCATCTTCGTAATCTAAAGAATCACCGTATTCATCTTGTATTCCACAGATGTCATTCTCTAGATCCTCATCCAGGATCTTTCTAAAGTTATCCATAAACTTTAAGTAGTACTTAATGATCTTCTCATTAGGTTTAGAGAAAGCAATGATTGAAGTCTTCTTTAGAGCAACAATGTTGTTCTCAGAGAATGGCATTAGCTTAGATGTGGTAACATTGGTAGTTTGGTTAACTGTTGTTCTTAATCTAACAACAACAGGGTACTTCATCACAACATCATCTTCTGTTTCGTTGTGAAGTTCTCCAATGATGAATGAATCGTCGTCGCTCAGTTTGACTAGAATGAATGCTGCCATACATTACCTCAACTGATAACTTGTGATTTTGTAATCAAACTTTTCACTAGTATAAATTCCCACTCTCTCAATAAAATGCTTTAGTGTATGGTTCTTAGCTTTCTTCCAGGATAGGTCGTCAGCAATATCATACAGGGTAGCTTGGTCCTTCGAGTCACTCTTTCTTAGTGCTCTACCAATTGATTGTAGAGATCTAATTCTTGACTTAGTAGGAGAAGCAAACACAACATTATGAAGGTTTCTAATATTTATGCCTGTAGAAAATGTGCCATACGAGGCAACAATGATAGCATTACTTTCTTTCTCTGTAATCTTTCTCACAAGCTCTCTATCCTCAACCTCTACCTCTCCGGATACAAAGAAGATATGTCTATCATCCTTATTTTGATTTGTAATCAGTTGATGGAGAGGCTTACCATGCTTCTCAACAAATTGAAAGAGGATTAGAGTGTTGCCCTTTAGATGTAAGGACAACTGAGATATAAAATTGTTCCTTGCTTCATTACGAACAAGGAAATCAATTTCATCATGGTATTCACATCTAGAGAATTCTTTCTTATTGGCATCTGTATGCTTTAGTACAATTGCCTGAATCTTAAAGTCAGCAAGATGCTTCTGTTCAATTAGTTCAGCAGTAGTTGTAACTTTCTTAACTGTACCAAACAAACCTTCAAGTACTAGCTTATGAGTTTGTGTACCATCGAGTGTACCAGTAAACCCTAATCTAATAGGACACTTAGTCATCTTCTCAAGAATAGATGTTAGTGACTTAGCTTTGTATTGGTGTGCTTCATCACCGATGATGACATCAAATTGTTCATACCATTGTCTTGGCATCTTATAGATTGACTGCCATGTAGATATAACAATTGGCATATCAGAATGCTTCTCTCTACCAGACATGATGGTATGAATTTCATTCTCATCACCACCATAGGATACAAAGTCGCCTTTCATCTGCTCAACTAGGGATATGGTTGGTACAATGATCAATACCTTATAGTGCTCAAGGAACCACTTAGTAATCATATAGATGATTAGTGATTTACCAGAAGCAGTGGGTGATACTAGTAGTGATCTTTTTGTTCTGATAGCGTGCAAGAACGCTTCTAACTGGTAACCTCTTGGCTTGAAAGGTAGATTGAGACCTTGAATAAAGTCTACAATGGTTTGTTCGTCAACATCTGCAAAGCCATCAACAGTCTTATCAAAGACAACCTGATAGCCTCGAGTCTCGCAAAATTTACTAATGTATGGAATCAACCCGTAGTAAATTCTTCTACTCATTGGATTAAACAAATGAATATCGCCAGACCATACTTTGTTGCGATAGGCAGGCATAAACTTATAGCCAGGAACTTTAAAGGTAAAGTAATCCCTTAGCTCCATTGCGACACTAGAGTCACAATCAACTGTTACATATACATCATTAAATTTTGAGACAACTAGGGTTTCTGTCATTGACCAGTTTTAAACTTCTCCCAGTCAATTGCACTCTTGACCTGGAAGCCTAAATTCATAATAGATTTGATAATAGATTCAAGAGCATCAATCTTCTCTTGTTGGACAGCAATTCTAAGATTCAAAGTGATGATATCTGAATCACTGTCAATATATGTAGGCACGTCTTGTTTCAGGATTTTTTGTAGGAACGGATCCCATTTCATCTCTTCAAGCGTTTCTTCATCAAGTACGCCAGTATAGTATTCCCACTTTAGCTTCTTCAGCTTCTTCATGTCCTGTTCGAGTTTACGAAGCAGTAGACGTTCGTGTGAAAATAGTTTAAAGTACTTGTGATGTAACTTAGGGATGTTTAATGCAACGTCACCGAGCTCTGTTCGGTCAACCTTACTATCCTTCTCCCACTCACCAAATATATCTTCAAGTTTCATTATAAAGTTCCTACCCTACTGGTAGGTATATTATACACTATGCAGAGTGAATTGTAAACGATAGCATTCTAAAGGTCACTGTAGCATCAATATAAGTTACATCTGTTTCTTGAGATGTGAATTCAATATCACTCATTACAACAGGGAATAGATCCTTGAACCTAATCTCAATGTTACCTTTATTTGCTGAGTTTAAAATTAGCAATGTACCGTCTGAAGAATAGTTACTGTAAATATCATTTGGAGCAATTGCGTCGGGATTTGGCGTACTGAATTGTTCTGGTCTACCAATCTGATTCATCCAGTTGAAGATCTCTATATAGTTAGACATATCCTCATCAACCTTGAACCTTACAACTAGGTCATTGTATACGAGTTTGTCAGGATATCTAATAACCTTGAATGGCGTCTGCAGTTCACTATCTTCTACAGTGATACCAGGAATGTTGACTGACACAACATTGATAACAGTGTTTGGTATCTTCTGAATAGTTAATTGATAACCAAGTGGTGATAGAAAGCTTTTTTGGATTGCCATGGCTGTGTTTCCTATTGTATAGAACTATTTATATACACGATTCCAAAGCCTTGATACTCCTTAGTCATATACACATTCAATGTAAGTCTTGGGTATTGAGTTGTGTTTTTATAATAATGTAAGCCATGATCTTCTTGTGCAAATATTAAAGCTCTATTCTGTCTCCACATAACATCATATTCATTATTAGTAACATCTAATAGCGTAGTAGCATTTGACATTGTTGGGTGAAGATATACAACTATTGAATAAAGTTTTTGATAGTAATCAGTGTGAATTGTGTACCTATATCCTGGGTCACACCTAATCAAATCTGGTAAGCAGTATAAGCTGTCATCTACAATATCTGCCAGCTTATTTTTAATTTCAGCTGATATTTGTTCTGTTACAGATTTGTCTTGATATAATGGTAAGGCTCTTTTTGTTGGAGAGCCAGGTATAGTATCAGATGAAGTACGTATTGCATTGTCATGCCAGGAATCAACAACTTCAAATTTAGGATGTTGTCTTGACATAATTAACTTAGTGTATAATTGATCACTCAAAAAATTATCAACAATATAAAATGGCCATGGTGTTTTAAATCTTGTTGGTTGATTATACACACCCTCACCAATAATTTTATTTGCCATTCTTTAACCCTTCATCAAAGTCCTTGCCAAGTCTTGCAAGAGGAATAACATGTTCTTTGTAAGCCCTTGATGTTTTAAATTTGTTAACAGTATTGATGGCGTTTGTTGTGGCACCTTGAATATCATCACACATTGCACATGGTAGAATTTGTGATCTATCCTTATTCAATAATCTCCATCTGATTCTATTAATCTTTGGATCATTCAAGTACATATCCATTAATGATCTTTCATGGACATTACCAATTTTTATCTGACTAGACCAATCATTACAGCACATCTGATAATTACCATCAAAGTCAATGAATATCTGTCTCATTGGATGCCAGCATGGTGAATCACTTACTTTTATTTTCTCACCACCTGGCAGTGTCACAACGTTTGTGTAATCTAGTCGTTGATTACGTCTATCTTGATGCTTGAAATAGCCAGCTCTATTATTGAATGCGTGCTTCCAGCTTTTACCATTTTCTTTATAAGCTGGCATACTATTAATCTGGTCAATAGTAAATCCATCTTGCTTATAGTAATGATATACTAATCCACCACTTGGCAGTTTAGTATATTTATGTTGTCTTTCCTCATACTGCTCTTTAGATTCATAGCTATTGAGATATAGTTCATCAAGTTTCATACCAACTGGTGAGTTCCACCAATCATCAAGCTCGTAACCATTTGTAGTTAATCTTACTTTCCACTTCCTACCTGGGGCAGATGTTATCATATCCACAATAGTTTCAAACTTCTTATGTAAAGTACTCTCACCCCTACCAGCTAACTCAAACCAACCCTTAAAGTCAATCGAGAGTAATTCTTTGATTATAATCTCTACTGTTTCTAGAGACATCTGTTTATTGATATTTGGATATACAGGGTCTGCATCAAGACTTCTTGGGCAGAATGAACACTGCCTATTGCAAAGTCCTGTTAGGTCAAGATCAATTCTAACTAGATGGTTGAATAATGGATGTCTTTTGATTCCATTTTCATCTATGGCAACTGGGATTAAATCCATGGATCAATTATTCCTTCACACCAGTTCTCGCAAGCATCTACAACATAGTAGACAGACTTGCCTTTAATAACTCTATCTTCTCTAATTACTTTATTGTCAATAAACCTGATAACATAACCATCTGCAAGCTCATATAGCTCAGCAGTTCTTTTATCTTTAGTGTATCTTGTTAGATATCGAGCATTGTCAACCATGGTAGCACCTCACATTTTACATACCAATATTTATCAAGCAAAAAAAAGGGCCGCTTTCGCGGCCCTCTCTTTCTATTATCCGGTTAAGGATTATAGTAGGTTGCTTACGATGACGCGTCTGTAGTATACGTTTGCGTCCTTTGTCATAGCGCCGTTACCATATGCAGCACCTTCTGCGAATGGATTTGCGACCATGCCGTAGCGTGTCTTGAAGCCAATCTTTGGCTGGAATGAATCTTCACCAACTGCACGAACCATCTGTAGTGGAACGTATGGGCAGTAGAAGATACCAGCATCGAATGCGCTTGCGCCCTTATAGCCAACTGTCATGTAGTTGTCTGTTACGTATGGGTCAATGTAGACCTTGATACGACCGTTTAGAACACCAGCAAATGTGTTGCCTGTGTCGTCAACGTTTAGAGCGTTGCTGTTTAGAGCAGGAGCGTAGTCTAGAACACCAGCCATTTGCAATGCAGATGCAACATCTGAAGAGCAAAGGATGATGTTACCCTTACCGCGACGTGTGTCTTTGGCAATTTGGTTAGCTTCGCGTTCTACTTGGAACATTAGGCCCTTGAACTTCTCAACTGACCAACGACCGTTTGCATCGACGTCTAGGTCAAATGTACCGGCTGATGTTGTTGTGTTGGCACCGCGCTTAGCTGTTACGTTAATTGTGCGGATAACTTCACGGTTGATTTCTACAAGGATTTCTGATTGCAGAATATTTGACAACTCGGCTTCAGCATCTAGACCATGAATTGCCTTCAAGTCTTGTGCCAATTCCATTGTGTACTCTGCCTTCAATGCGCGGCTCTTTGCTTCAACAGAAACCTTCTCAATTGAGAAAGCCATGTTTGCGAAAGCTGCGTTTGAAGCGTTACCTAGTGCTTCTGCCTGGTTTGTTGACATACCGCCGGCCCAGTTATATGTGTTGGACTCTGCGTTGTTTGCTGTACCTGGCATTGTACCTACGTTACGATAACCTGGTAGGTTAACTGTTGAGTTACCTAGGGCAATCGTTGAGAAGGCTGTGTTTGCTTCGTTATAGAATGCTTCTGTTGCTGAGTTAGCTTGTGAGCTGTACTTGCTGCGCATTGCAAAGATCAAGCCTGTTGGGCCTGTCATTGGCTGAACGCCGCAAACGTCATAAGCAACTAGGTTTGGCATTGAACGACGAACCAAGCTGATTAGAACTGGATCGTAGTTTGAAACGCCATCACCGAAACCAGCTGTGCCAGTTGCGTTTGTTGGTGTGTGTGTACCAGCTTCCAATAGAGCACGTGCGCCACCGCCGTTCTCTGCCATTGAGCGCTCTGTATTTTCTAGTAGCTGAGCAGTTACTGACTTACGTAGTGAATCCTTGATTGGTGCAAGGTCAGCGTGTTCAAGAACTGGCTGCCACTTCTTTAGAAGTTGTTCGTTAGAAAACATCTTTATATCTCCTTTGGGGGTTATCTAATATTTATAAATTGGTTATTTTTGGACCGAACGAGAAATCGCTGCAGCGTACTTGTTCATGACTGGATCAACTACCTTCTCTGCTGGAGTTGGAGCGACTTCCTCATTTAGCTGTTGCTGAGCATTTGACTCTACCTTCTTAGCAGCAAAGTATGATTCCTTGATCATGCCTAGCTTCTTCTTATATGAAGAAACGTCAGCATACTCTAGGCCTTCTGCTAATGTGCGAAGCTTTTCAACCTGTGTAGCAGCTAGGCCTTCTGATACTTCGATGAATGCCTTTTCTGTTTCTACGGATTCTAACTTCTTAGATAGTTCAATATTTTCATTGATTGATGCAGATAGCTTAGCCTTTAGTTCTTCAACTTCAGCGGCTGTCTGAGCTAGAACATCTAGCTTCTCTTGTGGAGCATCAACATAATGTTCTGTGAAAAGACCCTTTAGGCCTTCCATGAAGCTCTCAACTACTTCGGCCTTAATACCGCTTTCAATTGCTAGCTTGTTCTCTTCTACCCATTGCTCTACTACGTAGTCTAGGTAGCTGTCAATTTTCTCTACAAGTGCTTCTTCGATAGCACCAACTTCTTCAGTTAGACGTGCTTCGTATTGCTCTTCTAGAGATGCTACAACGCCGGATACCTTCTCGTTGATAGCAGCTTCAAAAATAACTGTTGCTTTTTCTCTGAAATCTTCTGATAGTTCTGAACCATCAAATAGAGCAGCTAGATCTTCCTGGACAGCCTTTAGCTTTTCCATTGGCATCTCAGCCTTGCCCTTCTTAGAGGCCTTTGATGAGTCTTCACCACCAGCTGGTGTTACTGGGCCTGCTACTGAGGCATTAACACCTGGTACTGTGAAGTCTGCTTCTTGAAGTTCGTTTTTAACTTCTGACATTGTATTTTTCTCCCAAATAATTTACGTAAATTGGTTAATATTATTTATAAAATTAAAGTTTTGACAGGAAGTCAGACCAGGTTTTTAGCATTGCTTCTTCCAAAACACGCTTGTTTGGCTTGGCTGCTGCCTTCTCAATCTCTTGCTTATACATCTCAATCTGCTGTTGCTTCAGGATACCATTATCCCATACCCACTCTACACCTTCCATAATACCGGTCACAAATGCATTTGGTGCTGAAGGATCAGCTACAATATCAGCAGCTGTGGCAAGCATGAAATCATCTTGGACTTCCATGATACCATTTCTTTCTTTTAGTGAACCCAGACCACGAGATGAAACGCCTACGGCACCATCACCTTGAATAATGTTTCTAACAATGTTGCCCATTGGGGTCTCAAGGATCTTGGCACGACCAACAATATTTGATCCATCTCTCTTCAACTCTGTGATGATGTGTGAAACACGATCAAGGTTGATTTGTGGACCTTCTGGATGACCAAGCTCACCAAAAGCTCTTTTTGTGTTTACGTATTCTTTAACGTAACGGTTAACTTCTTTTTCCATTACAGCCATTGGATAGATACGGCCGTTTCTATTTTGTAGATCGGCTTGCATGAAGATACCTTCAATAAAGAAGTCCTTCTTACCATCTTCCTTTTCTTCTGTAACTAGTTGTACTTCTTCTAGTACTTCGCAGATTAGTTTCATTGTTGTTCTCTCTTACTTGTATGCAACTGATGCAGCCTTAACTGTACCACCAGATGCAGCTAATGTGTCTGTTGGTTCCTTTGCAATGTAAATTACACTCTCATCTGTACCAGCATATCCAAGTGTAAATGTTGCAATTGTACCACCTGTATTGGCTATTGTGATAGTTGAAACAGTTGTTGTATTTGAATTTAGCAATCTAACAACACTTGCCAAATTGACATTGTTGGCAGTTGATAGAGCAATCTCTGCTGCTTTAAATTTTACTACGTCTGTCATTTTACACACCCATATATGGTATCTTCATTTGTCTAACGTGAGTCTTTAGTATTGGTCTCACGTCAGCTTCTGGATACTTTTCTTTTGCCTGTCTTAACTCAGAAGCAAGCTTAGGATGGTTACTATACTTGCTAATTAGTCTCTCTGCATGGTGAGCTGGAATCTTATTACGCATTTCTGCTCTCAGCTCACCTGCTGCTTTTCTAACCTTCATTGGATTCTTGCTATGCAAGGCTCCTTGTAGCTCACCCTCTTCATTAAGATAGTCTAAAAACTTTTTCATGTCTTGTCGATAATCTGCTTCTTGAATCTTTGATGTCTGCTTCTCATAGCTTCAAGTTCTGCACTGATTGTTGAAGGGCGACCCTGAACACCAGCTTGCTTTTTAGCAGCACGTTCTTCTTTACGCTTCTGCATTTCTTTTGATAGCAAGTCCTTAGCAATTACTTTTTGCTTTGGTAGCAATGGAGCCATCTCTTCTACTTGTTCGGCTTCTTCACCCATCTGTGCTTTCTTACCAACAAGCTTATAACCCATCTTCTCATATTCCTTTCTGCCACGCTCAGCATCTTGAACAGAGAAGTGTGTAACCTTGAAAGGCTTCTTTGTTGGATGCTTATAGTGCATTTCAACACCAACAACCTGCTTTGCCTCTTGCATTGGCTCTTCACCCTTAACGCCAGCAATAGCTTGAAGCATCCAATGATGCTTTTCGTGGACAGTGATTCTGTCTTGTAGGAAGTTTGAGATTCCTAGTCTGTCCATTGACTCAGCTAACTTGTATGAGGCCTTTAGAGATTCAATAACCTTTTCGTTATCCATCATTAGGTCTACAACCATTAGATGTGGGTCTGTGTATTGACTCGATTCCATTGTACGAAGATTGCCTGGAGCAAGCTCACCAAGAACTCTAATGTTCTCAGCAATCATATCTACTGCTCCATGGACTTCCTTGTATAGTTCACCTAGGAAGTCGTGATACTGTGCAAAGTCTGGACCCATTACATTCCAGTGGAAGTGGTGGGCCTTTAAGTACATAGAGAATGTCTCAGCTAGCAGACTCTTTAATGAATCAGCTAGCTGTTGTTCTTTTGGGTCGATTGTTGCCTCCATCATCATGGAAAGCTTAGCAATCTTTTCATCTCTCGATTCTGGCATATGATAGGCAGCCTCTGACTCACCTGGTGCATCATGGCCATGGTCATCCTTACCTGGATCACCTGGCTTCTTGATAGCAGCAACATTCTTTAGAATGTGGTCATATGGTGACTCTGCTGATAGTGCATCTTTACCTTGAAAGTCCATAACCTTCAAGCCATGCTTAGCCACAAATTCCTGCTCATCACCAGGAACAGGCTTTGCAACCTCTGCTAGCTTCTTTAATGATTCGCGAATTGTGGCCATTACTATCCCCTTATTGTTCTACTGGTACATCAGCTGGAGCATCTACCGTAGGAGCTTCAGCTTGTGGATTCATTACTGCGTGGGCAACTTCTGGATACAATGTATCCAACTTAGCTGCTACCTTTGTATTGATTGCAGTTTCAAACTTATCTAAGAATGCTGCGGCATCCTGGTTGATAACTGCATCAATCATATCTTTTACGTGCTCTGACATATAATAACTCCAATATTCTAATTATTTATCAATCTGTTCAATTAAACCTGTTCCATATCAGCTTTGCGCTGCTGGAGTTGTGTCTGCTGTTGCTGCATCTCTTGCTGAGCATCTTGCTGTTCAGCTTGCTGTTGAAGGATTGGATCTTCTTGGTTTTCTTTATCCATTTGTTCAATGTCATCATCAGATAGACGTAGAACTTTCTTACGGACAAAGTTGCGAGAGTAGTAAACACCAATCATATCTTCCATATTCTTAACAGTGTTCACTCTATTTGTAATAATCTCTGCTTCTTTCAACTCAGTGAAGTATCCATCTTGGACATAGTCAAATTTAATCTTTGACATAATCTCAGATAGTTCTTCTTGTGCAACAATACCCTTTAGAACTAGCTGCTTGCCAAGAGCGTCTTTGAACAATACAGAGAACTTCATTCTTAGACGGTCAATAAACTTAGAGAATCTCAATTCTTCTCTAGTAATTTCTGATGAGCGACCTAAGTTAAATGATTGATCTGCATTCAATCTTGTTACAGGAACATGTAGTGATTGATACAATCTCTTTTGGAAGTATACAACATCTTCCATTTGGCCTAGGTTTGCGCCTGGTGGTAGAGTTTGGATTTCTGTACCCTTACCACCTTCACGGCGTGGGATCCAGAAGTCTTCTGTCATTGTCATGAACTTTCTGTCATCTCTGACTTCACCAGTTGTAGCATCATATACTAATCTATTCTTATGACGCTGCATCATGTCAGCAAGATATTGTTCTGCCTTCATCTTTGGAAGGTTACCAACATCAATATAGAATACTCTTCTTTCTGGTGCTCTTGTTAATCTATAGATTACAGAGGCATCCTCTAGCATACGTAGCTGGTTCATTGGCTTGATAGCCTTATGAAGATAGGAAAGTACGTATGAGTTGTTTTCGTCTAGTAAGCCTGATGATACTAGAACAATTGAATCCTTGGCAATTCTCAAACCATTCGTGGAAGATGTTACTTCCTTAGCTTGGAATCCCTTATCGTTGTACATGTAGTATTCATTTTGTACAGCAACAGTCTTCTTATCTTTTTTGATCTCTCTGATCTTTCTAATCTTTCTTGGATCAATATAGCGAAGCTCTTTGATGCCATCTTGTGGATTAGTTGTATCAATTATTACATGATAGTATAATCTACCATCAACATACCATCTTCTGATGATATCAAACCCAGATGAAGAGAAGTCAAGAAGTTTCTTCACTTCATCAAACTCATCTGTAATCTTGTCTTTAAGTTGCTTTGAGAATTCTAGATCGTCAAGATTGATATTAACCTGCTCTTGGTTTGAATCATAGGAGATCATCTCACCTACAATTTCTTCTACGGCAGTTTCAATTTCTGGCTGGAGAGATAGTTGACGATATCTTGTAATTAACTCAGCTTCAGTTCTTGCAGTACCTTCAAGATCGACATAGGTACCTACAACGCCGCCACCTGATACGATAACGGCACCGTCGTCATTTACTGGGGGAACAAAGGAAGGCTGAGTGACAGCTACTACTTGTGGTAGCTCTTCTTGCTTCTTTTTTATCTCAAACCCAAATAATTCCATATTATATAACCTCTAGTAGAGAGTAGGAGGGCCGCTTATATTTAGCGGCCCTCTTTATCCCTTATTACTCTTGACCGTCAGCTGGGACTGTCCAGTAATCTAGAGCAAACTCACACTGGAACTCTTCGATAGCGTTACCATTTTCCCATGATAGCTCAATTGGACCTAGAGCAATTGGGAAGATACCTTCGAAGACATAAGTGCGTAGTTCTTCACCTGTCTTGCTGTACTGGATAACTTCTGCTCTGCCCTTATACTCAGCTGGTGCTGATGTGGCAAACTCGCGAATGTTACCTGAGTATGAGTTAATGTTATAAGACCATGTCTCAAGCGCCTTGCGTACCTTGAAGTCTTCATCATTAATAACTGTTACTGTCCAGTTATCGAAGATTCTTTGACCGGCCAACTTAATTGGACGGCCAAAGTAGAATACTTCAATTGGAGCAATTGTCGAAGCTGGAATCTGAGCAGCCTTTACCATGAAAGGTACTACTGAATCAGCTTCAGTTGTCGCTGGATTGCTTAGTCTTACTTGGAAAAGAGATGGGCGAGCACCACCAAGTGCAAGCTGACTCTTAATTTCGTTAATGTTGAAAGCCATTTACGTCTCTCCTATCGATTAAAACTGACCAACGACTTCGCTGAATTCGACACCAGATCTAACTGCAACAAAGTTTAGTTGGATGAAGTTGATTGAGCGAGCAGGCTTGATGTAGATATCACCAATGAACTGATTGCTGTCAATTACTTCAGGTGTGTTATTCGTTGTATCACAGACTACTCTGAAGTCATAGATACCACGACGTCCCTGGATCTCACGTAGATATGGCTCTACCAAGTTACGGAACTGAGCTCTTGTGAAGTCATCGTTGAACTCGAATAGTGTGAACTTAGCAGCTGTAGCAATTGCCTTCTCTAGGACAATGAACAATCTGCGTACGTTGATTCTATCGAATGCTGATGGCTTAGCAAGTAGAGTCTTGTCACCAAATAGAACTGTACCTTGACCAGGGAATGTAACAACTGGGTTTACACCTGCCTTGTATAGTACATCTCTATCTGCCTTGTCTGGGCTATATGCTAGCTTGACAATGTTCTTGATCTGGCCTCTATTGAAGCCAGCTGGTGACCACCATGGATCTCTTACGTTATCAGTTCTGACGCATAGACCAGCTGTATCACCATTTAGTGGTACGAAGCGGTATACATCATTGTAGCGGTCGTATGTGTACTTGTAGCCAGAATCTAGAACACCGTAAGATGTTGATCTTAGAGCATTTCTAAACTCTACAACATTGTCTACTTGTGTACCAGCTTGAACATTCACTACATCACCTCTATCTGGTGATGCAAATACAACGCAATCCTTACGTACTTCAGCAATGTTGTCAATTAGGTAGTTAGCTAGCTGCTCACCATATGTGCCGCCTCTTGCCTTACCTGTTAGAAGTAGGGAAATATCAACTTCGTCAGCTGATGCAAACTTGTCATATGCAGCTGCTAGGTATGAGAATGCAACGTTTGCTTCACCACCACCATCTGTACCACCTTCAAATGACTTCGTTACTGGCTTAGCATTGGTATCTGATGAGGACATATTGTTTGCTGTGTTTGAAGAAGCAGAACCGTTGTCCTTGAACCACCACAAGTACTCAGATGTATTGTTGATGATGTCCTTATAGTAAATTGTTGCGCCTTCTCTCTTAGCATCTGTAGCACGAGATAGTCTTTCAAACTTCTCTAGAACTGTGCCCTTGACACCTGAGAATAAACCATCCTCGTCAGCAACAATCACATGCAACTCGTCAGATGAACCGCCACGCTCAGCAACATATGCTGATGTGCCTGGTGCTGAATCTACTTGATCAAAGTATTCCCAGTAACGTGTTACAGCTTCTGCTGATGTTGAGTTTGTTGACTTAGCAACTGCTGATGAACCAGTGTATAGATCTTCAAAGTTGATTGTTGATCTTACTACACCGTTTGAAACACCTGATACAGCACCGATAGCTGTCACTCTCAGATACTGACTGCCAACCTTTAGCTTGTCGCCAGCAGTTAGAAGATCTAGCTGAGTGTTTAGTTCTGTGTTTGCTAATGAGTTAGCAGCAGCTGATGAACCAAGCGAGATTGTGAATGCAGCGCTTGAGCCAGCTGATGTGTTACCATTAGTTGAGTTTGCTCCAGCAGTTGAGTTGGCAACCTGGACCACAATTACTGAAGTATTTGGGAACTGACCACCGCCAACAACTGTTACTGCTGTAATACCACCAGTTGAGTTTGTTGTGATTGTGCAGTTGCCTGTATTTGTCGTACCACCTGATAGAACAATAACGTCAGCGTTGTCATAACCTGAACCACCAGATGAAACAGCAATGGTTGTTACGTTTTGTGCAGCTTGTGTTACTGTCAATGTACCTGTATTTGCACCAACACTTACTGCAAATGCAATCGTGTTGTTTGAGTTATTTACAGATGACATTAGGTTTGATTGGTAAGCATTTGCAGAATCGCAAATGGAAACCTTCAAGGAGTTACCAATTGTACCAGGATACTTGGCACGGTAGATAGCACCTTGTGCAGCACCTGTTGTCTTTGTTAGATAATCATCTGAATTCTTAACTTGTAAGTTTGATGCGGCTGTTGTGTTAGCATATGCGTTGTAAGCATTTGCGTCGGCAGCACGGACAACATATAGCTGATTGCCATATGCTAAAAATGAAGATGCAACGTGGAAGGTTTCAAAGTTATCATCGCTTGGCTTGCCAAATGACTTGACTAGCTCAACTTCTGATGAAAGATTAACTCTGTCCTCTACTGGACCCCAGCGGAAAGTACCTGCAATACCACCTTCTGTTGAAGATACGGCAGGAACCACTGTTGTCAAGTCGATTTCGCTTACATTTACACCTGGGCTAACTTGAAATGCCATTGTGATTCTCCTCGTAGACAAATCTATTGAATAAAGCTACTGAAATTATTTATAAATTCCCTGGGTTCATGTTTAGGAAGCGAGCATTTTGTCAAAATTAGATGTGTATTTAATAATAGACTCATCGGCAAGTTCGTGTCTACCATCATCCATCAAACCAAATGGGAGGAGGTCATCATCAGCAGCTTGTGGAATTCCACTGAGCAGATGTTGTCTAATATCCATACTCGTCAGCTCTTTAAAGAAGTTTTGAGTGGACATCCAGGCAAAGAGAACCAGTGTCATCACCAGGTCATCATTCTTGCCATACTCTGCTTCATAGGATGTACCTTTACTTATAAAAGTGGTCATCTCGTGTAGAATGTCGTAGTCAAAGTTCAGTAATTTATTCTCTTCAATTAGCATCTTTAGTGTGGCACATCCAATTGCCTTAACTTGCTTGGATGTTTTGATACCAAATTTGGATCCAGCTGCATTGAAACCACTAGTTAAAACCTGGCCAGATTTAGACTGAGCAGTCTTTAGAACATTCTCATTTTCTAGATCATAGTTTAAGGTATCTGCTACCTGCTGACCATTGTCGTTAGTTTCAACTAAAATATATGCATTGTTATAGTTTCTGGCAACATTGTCAATAGTGGATGGATATAATAAATGGGATATCTTGTTGTTTCTATATGTGGCTACAACCTGATATGGAAATTCAGTGACATCTACTACGGAAAATGCTGAATAGTCAGCACCAGTTCCTCTTGATGTATCGACAGCAATAGCATAGATGTGGCTAGCTTCCGGCAGCTTGTATATCTTTAAATCACCATGTTGCTCTAATGGTGGCAAGAATGTCATTCTACGTAATGCAGACCCAGATATCAAAGTATTGGATGAACCTAGGAATTCACATTCATGCTCCTGCCTAAACTGCTCTGCAGAAGTGTTATTGATTGTTTCTTGCTTCCAGGCCTCATCTCTACCTGGGACATCCCACCAATTAACTGCAACTGGCTTATAGCTATTTCTACCATTCTCTGCATCAACCCAAATCTTATAGAATAATTCCATACCATTAGGTGTGGATGTAATCATTACCTTAGATGTTTTACCAGAAGAAATTGTTGGGTAAACAGAAGCAAAGAAGTCTTCCTGTAAGTTTGGCTGGACGAATGCAAACTCATCAAGATATATTAGGTTGAAAGATCCACCACGAACAGCTGATGAAGATGTGGCTGATGCCAAGACTTTTGATCCATTCTCTAACTCAATACTACCCTTATTCCAACCACCTGGTACAATACCTTGCTGAATCCACTTAGGTAGGTTTTCATAGGCAAGCTTGATTCTTGATAGGATTTCTCTAGCCTGCTGGAATTTGTTGGCAAGGATGGCAACATTGTATGTTGGATTGAATAAGATAGACCAAAGGATGATGCCAACAACTGTGGTAGTCTTACCAGTCTGACGAGGCATCTTACAAATGACGAATCTATTATCCATGACTGTATCAACAATATTATCCTGATAAGGATACATATCGAAGTTGATTAATCCACGATCAATGTGTATAATCTTAATGTAGTTCTTAACAAAATATTTAGGATCACGAGAACACTTAATGTACTCTTCGATCTGCTCCTTGGAAAATTCCATAGGAGAGTTAGCTGCTTTAAGTTTAGGGTTACCCTTATAGGAAGTAGTGGTAACAGCTGACTTAGTTTTGATCGCTCTCGATATAGCCATCTTGTTTCTCTTTGAGCAGCTTTTGTAGTTCAGCAGTAGACCCAACAAACAGGTTGTTTGTCACATTCTGTGGTCCATCAACCTGAGGAGCCTTTGGGTCCTCCTTCTGAAGAACTTTCTTTACCTTCTGAAGCTCTAGGAGATCCTTATTTGTTTCAGCCATTGTTTTCATTAAGGCAGCAACAACTTCATAGGCTCTAGGATGTTCTGAGCCACTAGCAATCATTAAGATTCCATCTAGTGCATTCTGCCCTTTACTAATAAGCTGACGCATATTGTCTCTGGCATAATCAAAATCATCCTGAACAGATTCATCAGGCAATTCCATAGTAACCTCTTCTTCCTTCACTGCAACAGGAAGTGGTGTCATATCAAGAGCGCTTGATACACTCTTCATTGTTTCTTTATGTTTAAGTATCTGGGTCATTGGTTGGATCATCTATTGGAAAATCAGGATTTGTATTTGTAGTGACAATAAATGCCCAGTTATCATTTGCTGCAATATTAGCAACAGGAATAGTTATAGCAGGATCGGATGTTGGATTACCGTTGGCGTCCAAGCCCGGACGTACATTTGTTGTTGTAAAGAATAATGAGTTTGCTAATGCTGCATTACCAGCAATTACTGTTGACTCTGTCACAAGATCATCACCAAAGCCGTCAATAACAAATGTTCTCGTGTCAGCTGTATTAATAATTGCCTTATTCTTTACTGGTCCAAACAAATATCCCTTCATTGTGAAGTTTAATGTGTGGATAATGGTTCTTCTATTCTCATATGCATCTTCATAGGTGTCTTCGGTTGTAATTGTATTCAATAGTACCGGGACATCCATACGAATATCGAGATCATCAACAAGCTTCATCGTATTAGTCCATTCAGGGGTAAAGAATGGAATAATTTGTTCAATAAGCTGAGTGCCATCTTCAGCATTTAGAACGTAGATTGATAACTCAAAGTCTATATTCCACGGTACAGGATTGTACACAGAGCCGTTAACAGAATTATTGGCAACTGGTGCCTTTATTTGACCAGCTGTTGGAAGCTTTCTTGTTGGGTCATAATTATAACCAACAATCTGAAAACTCATTCTTGGGAGACTAATAGCATCTGGCTTTGTTAGGTTTGGATCCTGCCTCAATCTCGACAAGAACTTAGCTCTTGGGCCATAGGCAATAGGAACCTTGATGCGCTTGATGATTGCTCCAGCAGTGTTCCTTCTCCAAACAACCATGTCATTAAACATTGTACCAAAGACAATAACATAGCGTCTAATTGTTTCGTGATAAAATTCGTTGCCAAACATTAGTAGGTATTAGCCTCTGAGAATGGGTTAATTTCTGTGAAGTCAAGAATGTCATCACCCTTTGTTTCAAATAGCTCATTTTGTGCTTGCTTGTCAATTGTTGAAATATTAAATGTTGTGACAGCTTGCGTGCTATTTGCCATTGCAAAGCTAAGATCATTATAGGTATCATCAATAATATCAATACCTGTATTGAATGTCTCTTGGTTAAACTCAAATAGCTCACAAACAACATCATAGGTCTGTAGAGAACCCATTTGATAAAAGATGGCCTCGTGCTCAACAAATCTAACAACATACCCCTTAGATGTTAGAGGGAAGAAAATCATGTCGCCTTCTCTTGGCCTTGCTAATCCAGGAATTTCTTCTGTAAATGATCTCCTAGAGACTGTAAATGTAATTCTGTCTCTAATCTGTAAACCAAACTTAGATAGGAAGTCACCTTCACCTTCAAACCCTTCAACATTCTTAATATACATTTCAATTGAATAAGCATTGTTAAATGAAGCTAACTCATCTTCACTGAATACCTCTTCTTCACTAACAATAGTTCTTGGGCAATACCAAACTTCATGGCCGTAGATCTTAATTGACTCGATAACAAGATCTTCAATTAAGTTCTGTTCTTGACTATTATTAAAATTGTTGAAATAAAAATTTGTGGCCACGTTATCCTACCATATGGTAAGCTGGTAATGTATAGGACGTCTGCATTTCTTGTTCCAGTGCTTCAATTTCTGCCTTAGCATCATCTAGAATCTTCTCGCCATTGAACTGAACACCACCTGGAAGAACCATACCAGTGAACTTGGTTAGGTTTGTACCCCACTGATACTTAATCTGTGCTGTTGTATAAAGGGCTAACCAACGATCTGACCAAACATCAGCAAATGTGTCAGGGTCCACAACTTCATAAGCCTCTACAACTAGGAATTCGCCTTCGACAGCCAAATCCCAATCCATATCAACAAACAATCTATTCTTATGTCTGTTATAACGGATTGGTTTTTGGCCAACTAAAACTTCTTCTAGGAACTGAATATGCTGCATTGCCATCACATATGGAATCATTGACTGAGTGGTCAACGTGTAAAGATCATTCAATGCAATTTGGTATCGAATGTTAAACAAATTCATCGTATTGATGCTTTGACCAACTGGGAATATCTTCACCGCACCGATGATATTTTCCGGTAAGGTTATATACTTGTTTGTCTTATCATTTGATGTAATCTGGTGCTTATAGTATAATTTCTCGGCACCATCGAAGTGGTAATCCCAATAATATCTTAAAGATTCATCAATACGATCTTCCACTTGGTCATCATCCACATTGATTTCAATAACTGGCTTACCAAGTTTACGAAGGCAATATTCTTTAAAAGTAGCTCTGGTTGTTGGAACTGCCATGGGATTTACCCTCTAAAATACACTTTGTAAAGGTATTTATAGATCAATTATATCCAGACAATCATATAGACCGCCTGTCCACTTTTCTGTCTCTTCGCCATTATTAATTATCTTATTAACTGTGGATTTTGGTAGATAGCTGCCTACTTCTCTAACATATTTGCTATAATAGTTAAATGGATAGCCAAATAACTCTTCTGATTTTAACTGGCCGGAACCTTTAATTGACTTATTCCATAGATTAACAATGAAGCCAGCCTGGATTCTAAGATTATGAGCAATTGTCTGTCTAGCTGAAATAGCAGTACCAATTAGAGGGTCATCCTTACCATTGAACTCTCTAGACATATGGGCAAGTTGCTTTCTTTTAGTAGCATCATTTAGAAGATTGCTATCATCCATCTCAAGCTGAGCTGGCCTAATTTTAGTCATGTCAGCTGCAAAGAAATTAACATCCAATGACTTATCAATTTGTGGCAATCCAATCATATGGTACATTGATAGCTGATTATGGTTCTGATACACTCTAGAAGAGCATGCACCAATCTCTTTCATCAGCAGCTGCTCTTTAATGTTATCTCTATAATCTTTAATAACAATTGTACCTGATAGTAGGCATGCTACAATCTCTCTACACCCATAGGCATCAACAAATCTCAGAGCTGAGCTAACAGTGTTTCTAATATCAAAGCCATCATAAACAAACACTTCAGCTTGGATATTATTATTCTGAATAAACTCTTTGATCCTTTTGTCGTAGTTTTGAAATGCCTGGTACTCAGGATCTTCAGGTTTTTCAGAATACATCTTATTGTATTTCTCCACCTGCCCACCTGGTACAATGACAACTATATCATCTATACCACAGTCATGCATGGACTTTAGAGTAAGGAACACACCATGGTGTTGTGCAATTACAAAGGTTTTCATACTTGTCTAATCCCACCTTGTGCTTTCAACTCTTGCTCAATAACATGATCACCTTCTTCACCTGGCTTCTTACTCAGTGTAATATGTTTATATTGCTTCATGTTATTGAAGAATCTATTGATACACTCTTGTTTGTTTTCATGGTGAACAGTAATCAAACCAGATTCAGGATGTGACATGATTGCAGCAAACTTATTGATTAGCTTATCCTTAACTCCACACTTATCTAGAGCCATATAGATTGCTTCAAACGTCTTGCCAACCTTAGCTTCTTTATTGTCGATTAAGCCAATGCCCTTACCTAATAGAACAGCAGCACAACCAGTCTCAGACGATAGAGTGAAGTTGACTTTCTTACAGCGCTTTAGGATAGGATACATTGAGGCATCATTCTTAACAACTCTGCCTTTATATTTGTTCTCAAGCATCGTCTGCCAAACCTTTGCAGTGATTGGATGTAACTTCACCCAAGCACCGTTGGCAAATAGGTTGTCAACTTTTTCAAAGTCAACTGCATCTTTAACAATCAAGTTAGTACCTGGGAGGAGCACTAATTCATTTACATCACCATACTCTAGATCTAGATCTTCATCTAGTAGGTATTTGTCTGTTAGGTTAGCTATCAGGGCCTCTGTAATTCTTTGGCCTTCTGGTGTAATACCCTTTCTGATACACTCGATAATATTCTTAGTGGCAATGCTTGTGTTGCAAGGTGCCATATAGATCATCTGTGTTAGAAGGTCAGTATATTTGTAACCAGCAATGGTGTCTTTAGGACTACCGTAGTTAATATCATACTCGATCTTAGAACCATTTGGGTTCTTAGGAATAAGATTAGCAATCTCTGATAGCCTATCGTTGGCTGGAGATCTCAACATATTGCCAGATTTCATAAAGTGGGTTACAGGATCATTTACCCACTCGTTAGAGGACATGGTGAAGAACTTAGTCTTCCCACCCTTACCAGGGACTTCAGCTACCATAATATCAACCCTTTGCTTTTTCTAGTTCATGGACCTTCTTTTTCAATGCTTTGATTTCAGCATGAAGGTCAATCATCTTTTGGAGAACAACTTCAACAAAGGATTCTAATTTCTTATCAAGTTGTTCATTACTAACTCTATGTTCATCACTCATAATAATCACCTCAAATAGGACATACTAATATTTATGTTAGGTATTAATGTAGGTTTCAAATGTTGTAATATAAGCTGTGTTCTGGGAAGTGTTGTAAGCTGTGTTACGGCTTGTCTCGTAAGCAGTTTCAAATGTAGATGTTGTTGATCTACTTGTGCTACGGTTTGTAGCATACTGAGAATCGTAAGCTGTTGTTGTATCAAAGATAGTTACAGTATCAAACGTTGTTACAATTTCTGTATCAAATGTAGATGTTGTGGATCTGCTTGTTGTTGTATCAATGTTAGTATCATATGTTGTTTCAAACGCTGTTACAGTATTGAACGCAGAAGTTGTTGTTCTACTTGTTCCTGTATCAATATTTGTATCATATGTTGTTTCAAACGTTGTTGTTGTACCAAAGACAGACGTCGTAGATCTGCTTGTAGATGTGTTTCTACCTGTAGCGTATGATGTTTCAAATGTTGTTACAGTATCAAATACTGTTGAAGTTGCAATATTTGTAGCATAAGCAGTTTCAAATACTGTAGTAGTATTTCTATTGGTAGCTGTTGTTCTATCAGTAGCAGTTGTTCTACTTGTGTCAATTGTTGTATCAGTTGATCTACTTGTATCAGTTACTCTTGTTGTGGCATATGCTGTTTCATATGCTGTTGATGTGTCAAATGTAGATGTAGTTGACTTACTTGTTGCAACTAAGGTATTGAAAGCAGTCGTTGTGTTTCTACTAGTTTCTGTAACTCTTGTTGTATCAGTAGCAGCACTAGTTGCTGTTAAAATGTTTGTAACATATGATGTTTCAAATGCTGTAGTTGTTTGGAATACAGATGTTGTTGACCTACTTGTGCCAATTACGGTGTCAAACGTTGTTGTGGTTGTTGATGATGTAGATGTTGTTCTATTTGTAGCATAAGCAGTTTCAAACGTCGTTGTTGTTTGAAATACAGTGGTTGTACCACGTGACGTGTCAGTTGCTCTATTTGTAGCGTATGATGTTTCAAATGCAGTTGTTGTTTGAAATACAGTAGTTGTTGCTCTGCTTGTGTCTGTTGCTCTAGTTGTGTCTGTTGATCTACTTGTATTGAAGTAAAACGTGGTTGATCTACTTGTATCTGTTGCTCTAGATGTGTTGTTAACAGCACTTGTAATGAATGTTGTTGATGTAATAACAGATGTGTTAAAGTAAAAAGTAGTACCCCTACTTGTTGCAGTTGCTCTAGATGTTGTACCACCAAGTGTTGTAATAAACGTTGTAATACCACCAAGTGTTGTAATGAATGTTGTTGTAGTAATTACTGATGTATTGAAGTAGAATGTTGTTGCTTTACTTGTATTGAAGTAAAATGTTGTGTTGAACGTTGTAATAAAGTAGAATGTTGTTGCTCTACTTGTGTTAAAGTAGAATGTAGTGTTGAAGCTGGTAATGCCACCAGCTGATGTACCACGTGATGTATTAAAGTAGAATGTTGTTGCTCTACTTGTATTATTAACAGCAGTAGTAATGAACGTTGTAATAAAGTAGAATGTTGTTGCTCTACTTGTGTTGAAATAGAATGTAGTATTAAATGCTGTATTACCGCCGGCCGAAGTTGCCCGAGTTGTATTGAAGTAGAATGTCGTGTTGAAGCTGGTAATGCCACCAACTGTAGTAATAAATGTTGTAATACCGCCAGCTGCTGTACCAAATGTAGTAGCGGTTTGGATGTAGTAAGGTATAGGAATACCTTTATAATAATTAACAGCTACAACAGTGAATGTTTGAACTGATGTGTTGAAGTAGAATGTAGTAGATCTACTTGTGTTGAAGTAGAATGTTGTTGCTCTACTTGTACCACCAACAGCGGATGTACCAAATGTAGTAATAAAGTAGAATGTTGTTGCTCTACTTGTACCACCAACTGCTGTAGTGATGAATGTAGTGATACCACCAGCTGATGTTCCTCTACTTGTGTTGAAGTAGAATGTTGTGGCAAATGTTGTATTACCACCCAGTGAAGTACCAAATGTAGTAATAAAGTAGAATGTTGTTGCTCTACTTGTACCACCAACTGCTGTAGTGATGAATGTAGTGATACCACCAGCTGATGTTCCTCTACTTGTACCAGCTACAGCAGTAGTAATAAATGTTGTTATGCCACCAGCTGATGTAATAAATGTTGACGTTGTAGCAACGCTGGTATTGAAGTAGAATGTAGTAGATCTACTTGTGTTGAAGTAGAATGTTGTACCAAACGTTGTTGTAGTATTAAATGTTGTTGTACCACCCAACGTTGTAATAAACGTTGATGTTGTTTGTCTAGATGTATTGAAGTAGAATGTTGTTGCAAACGTTGTTGTTGTCTGGAATACAGTTGTACCACCTTGTGTTGTAATAAATGTTGTTGTTGTGGCAAATGTAGTAGTTGTCTGGAATACAGTAGTTGTTGCTCTACTTGTATCAGTAGCTCTTGTTGTTCCAATAGTTGTATCAAATGTAGTTGTTGTTTGGAATACAGTTGTAGTACCACGAGATGTATCAGTTGCTCTGGTAGTATTGATAACAGTATCAAAAGTAGTTGTAGTATTCTTTGTTGTTATTGTAGATCTATTTGTTGCATAGGCTGTTTCAAATGCAGTAGTTGTTGATCTACTTGTATCTGTTGACTTGCTTGTTCCAATTGTTGTATCAAATACACTTAGTGTATTGAATACAGTAGTTGTCTGGAATACTGTCGATGTGTCAAATGTAGAAAGAGTGGATCTACTTGTGTCGTAGCCAGTGTCAAATGCTGTTGTAGTAGATTTTGTAGTTGCTGTATTCTTTGATGTATCAATAACAGTATCAAACGTAGATGTTGTACTGAATATAGTTGTTGTGGCGTAAGATGTTTCAAATGCTGTTGTTGTGTCAAATACAGTTGATGTATTGAATACAGAGAGAGTTGATCTATTTGTTGTTACAACAGTATCAAATACAGAATCAGTTAGTCTACTTGTTGCTGTATTTCTATTTGTGTTAATTGTTGTATCAAATACAGTGTTGGTATCAAATACTGTAGTTGTTGATCTACTTGTATCCGTTACTCTATTTGTGTCGATAGTTGTTTCAAATACAGTATTGGTGTCAAATGCTGTAGTAGTAGATCTAGATGTGCTTGTGGTTCTATTTGTACCAATTGTTGTTTCAAATACAGTGTTGGTTAAAAATACTGTAGTTGTAGATCTTGTTGTAGCATAGGCTGTAGATCTACTTGTTGCTGTACTTCTGTTTGTTGCTGTAGATTTGCTTGTATCATAACCAGTATCAAAGATTGTAACAAATGCAGTTGTAGTGCTCTTACTTGTAGCAATTGTTGTATCAAATGTTGTTGTGATTGCCGTATCAAATACAGTTGTACGAGAAGTTTCAAATGATGTTTCTCTTGTTGCAGAGAAAATCTGTCTCAATGTTCCATTTTGGTTAACATAGGCATCTCTAATGCTACGGAGAATACCGCCATCGTTAACCTTTAGGATTTCGGCTTCTCTTAGAGTGCCGTTGTCATTGAAGAATAATTTACCTGGCATTACCCTAGCCTATTATTGGTAAACTAACCAAATATGGCCGTTTGATGTTGCTCCAACATTAGTTGGTGCAGTACCAGTAATAGTTACTCTTGCTTCCGTATAATGCTGATTGGCTGGAGTACCACCAAGATTGTTGGCGTTATTAGCTGTAACTTCATATACAGCATCTTCAACATTAGATGGTTTAATTTTCGTTGTCATACAGTCTATTCCTAAACTGAAAGGTGAATGTCCTACTTATTTATGTTATTAGAAACTATGGCCAAGTTGCTATTTGGACGCGCTTCCATGTGTTAGTTGCCACGCAAATATAGATGTAATTTGAATCCCAAGTTACTGTACCAGCTACTCCTGTATCACTAGCTGAGCCTGGAGGATTAGAAGCTGTAAATCTAAAGTTGGCGACAGATAATGTATTAGCTACTGTAACATTATTGGTTGTTTTATTGAATGTAAACCCATCTGATGCTCCAATATCACCTGAATCATTAAACTGAATATGGGTATTTCCACCACTTGCATCCAGCCTCTCAAAGAATGTTCTAACAACAATATTATCATTATTGGCAGGAGCAACCACAAATGTTAGTGTTTTACCAGTGACATAGTAGTCGTTTATTGGAACTTGGGTAACGCCATTAATATAAACAAATGTCTTTTTAGTTGTTGATGGGTCAGTTAATGTGAATACTCTGTTAGTACCATTACCAGTAAATGTTGTTGTAGCCAAGTTATTGGCAGCATTAACACTAACAACCTGGATATTATCTAAATTAGCTGGAGCAGTGGTAAATGATAGAGTTGTTCCTGTGACACCAAAATCTGTAGTAGGAACCTGGGCAACACCATTTAGGAACACCAAGGCATAAGAATTGCCAGCCAGAGATGACCCTAACGTAAACTGAGTGTTTGTTCCATTACCAGTAAAGAAGTTACTCGTAAACTCAACATCATTGGGGCTACTAATATCAACAATGTGTGCTGATACAGTATCAGTGACAGTTGGAGCTGTTATGAATGTTAGAGTTGGACCAGATACAGAAAAGTCTGTAGTTGGGGCTTGGGCAACACCATTTAGGAATACAAATGTTGTTTGTGTAGTACCATTAGCTGGTAATGTAAATTGAGTGTTTGTGCCATTACCAGCAAATGACTGAGAAATGATAGAGACGTTGCTTGCAGCTCCTCCACCACCAACACCGCTAATCTGAAAATAGTTCGTGCCATTTGAGGAGTATAGCTTTTGATCAGTGACATTGATGAACAATGCACCTGGTTCAATGTAGGATGTGTTTGTGGTATCAGTTACATTTGGGACTGCACCAGGTACATCCGTTCTAGCTATTCTTGCTGTTGTTGCCATTTAATTGATTAAACCCAAGGTAAGCTTGGTCTTGTTATTGGTGGTGTGACGATATTCTGCAGTTTATGGTCAACAGCTAACTTCATCTCTTCAATATCAGGAGCGAGTTTTGCTTCCAACCAACTAATAACCTGTTCTTTTGTTAACTCCATATATGGAGTATAAGCCATAGGGTCAGGGGGATCGAGACTCGCTCTCCCTATAATGTCAGCTGTATGTACACCATCTGTGGCATGATACTGCCAATGAATTGTTTTGACTACATGCTCTAGACCATTTTCAGATGGTGCTGTCTCTAGTTGTGTTATGTTCCATGTATAGGTAATTGACATTATAGTCTCCGATTAAGTGTATGCTGTACCATTCCAGGCCTTTTTAATAACTCTGATATTTGAAAATTTACTGAAAGTTCCGTTTACTGCATAAAATGAGGTGTCGAGGTAGACAGTGCCTGATCCATAGTTTACGGAATACAATAATGTTGATCCATTATAGTGATACATGAATCCGTTTGTAGCGTATACTAAGTAGAACTTGCTGGCTGATGACCATGCACCAGTGTTTAACGGGTTGGATCCATTATTATATACGTGGTAAGCATTTTGCATGAATGGGTATGATGCATGATCAAGAGAAGTGTAGCTTGCATCCGTTGTTGGATCAGCGTTCCATGATATCATTGCATATGAAGCACCATTGTCACCAGAATCCGCTAACTTATTAAATTCCATAGTTACGGGTGCTGTATATCCTGTCGCTACATATGCTTGCGTATCCCAACTGTTACTACCCTGAGTTTTAGCAATATCAACTGATGTTGTTCCATTGTTAGTAATTGTCAGGTTGCCATTGTTACCAACAAAGTTGAGTGTTTCATACTCACTTCCAAGAGCTAAGCCTTTCCACGCTCCACCAGCATACACTTCTGCAAGTCCAGTATTGGAATTATATCTCATCATACCGTTGGCAGCAGTTGGTCTTTGAGCAGTGGTACCAACAGGTAGCTGTAGAAATCCTGTATCATTGATTGTTGTGTTTTTGAGACTACCCACCTAATTCTCCTATAGCCCTGCGTTGTAAAGAGCTGTCACATCTGTTGCTGATAATGCGCTGCCATGCCATACTGCAAACTTTCTGAATCTACCAGCTGAAAGTGTATACTGACCAAAATATTGTCCTGACCAGGTGCCAATTGTCCATTGCCCCGTGTATCCAGAAAATGTTCTGTATGTAGGAGCAGCACCTACTAAACTACCATTTCTATAGTATCTAGCTGTTGACCCATCAAATGTGAAACAATAATGTCTCCAGTCACTGTGGTTAAAATAATGACCACTTGATCCAGAGAACGGGTTAGCTGAGCCATCACCCGTATTCAAATAGATAGCTCCATTTCCATTACCATCCCATATATCAACACCATAGCTGCTTGTACCAACTGAAGGATATTTTGAAAATAGCATACCGTAATCACTACCGCTGCTACTTCTATACCAAACGGAAACTGTATGAGCAGATCCTGGATCACCAGCAGGTATACGTGTTTGGGCCCCACCGCTCATCTTTAGAACTGTTACGGAGGTGTTTGATTCATCTGTACCGTAAGATCCATATTGGACTATTTCAACAGTATTGCCGGTCAATGAACCACTACTGAATATTGCACTATTTGAAAGCGGAGCGTATACTGCAGCTCCTGCATACACATCTGTTGGGTCGCCAGTGAGATCTAATAAACTCCACGCTGTACCCAAATAAATTTCAACTTTACTTGTATCAGTGTTATACCTCATCATACCATTGGCAGCAGTTGGTCTTTGAGCTGTATTGCCAACTGGCAGCCTAATAAAACCAGTATCGTTAATTGTTGTATTTTTTAGGATAGCCATACTACCTACCCTTCAACAAATCAATCTCAGCTTTAAGCTCTTTAATAGACTCAACAAGATATGCTATTAAGTTAGTATACTGAATACCAGTTGGGTTACCATCATTGTCTTTCTTAACTACATTAGGTAATATTGTTTCTACTTCTTCAGCAATCAAACCAGCTCTACGTTTAGCTGTGCCATCCTTACGATCATAGACGTAACCAGTAAGTGATGTAATTGCACCTAACGCATCTTGAATTGGATCTAAGTTTTCTTTCAATGTAATGGATGAAGACTCAGTTAGAGTACCAACAATAGTTAAGTTGCCAGTGTTGTCTAGTCTCATCAATTCTGGTGGTACTGTACCCAAAGCATGGGCATGCCATGTGAAGCCACCATTGGCTACATGTCTAAAGTCAGATCTAGATAGGCCAGAACTATCAAAGTATAGAATACCAACAAAGCCACCAGGAGTACTATATCGGATTGATCCTTTTTCTAAACCATCGCCAGCCATAATGTACCAGTTCTGGGCGCCACGGTCAGTTATTGCAGTTCTCAATATGCCATTGCTATCACGACCTTCAATCATGAATGCTGATGTGTTGGATGTAAACCCCTTGACTGTTAATATTGTATTAGCAGTTGTATTAGCTGTTGTTGTATTCAGCATCAAACGACCGTCAATATCAAGAACCATCTTATCGTTTGTTGTACCAGCTGGATCGCTTACGGTATCGCCTACTGTACCAGCTACATTTCTTGTACCAAAATATATACCTTGGTTGTAGTACATTCTAATCCATGAAGCATAGTAGCCAGTGTTAACTTGCTTCAGGACTCTACTATTAGGATCTCCATATACATTGTGGCCAAATACTGCATCTGCCCCTGAGTACATCCTAATCATGGATGCATAACCATTGATCAAGAAATTATTATTATATGATACCCCAGTGTTAAGACTCAAACCACCATTGTCACCAATACGAAGAACCTCAGTTCCTCCAGTTTGGCTAATAAGCATATCTGGTGAAGCTGAGTTTGTGGCACCAATATAGAATTGACCAACACCACCACTGTTGTGTTGAACAGCAATAGAATAGAATTCGCTGTTAGCTGCAAAGACAGATCTACCACCTGATACTCTGAATCTTGTGGATGGTGAAGAATCGCCAATACCAACATTGCCATTTGCTGCTGCTAACAACACAGGCGATGAAGTACCGCCTGGGAAAAATCCAATGTGACCAGCAGCTCCGTTACTGTTAAAAATATTAAGGCCAGCTGTTCCAGTGTATGAAGAATAACCAGAACCGCCACGGAAAATTTCACCTGTTCCAGTATCTGTTTTAAGAATCAAATCAGTCCATTGTGTTTGGGTTGCGCTACCAAAATCTATTTTACATTGTGTGCCAGCGGATGTTATAACAACATTACCTCCTAACCTGGTCAGACCATTTACTACTAACTTCTCTGCAGGAGCTGTGTTACCAATACCAACATTACCACCATCCTGTTGTAATATGAGATCTGGTGTTCCAGATTTGTTGTTATATGTTAGACCACGATACCATTGGCTGCCACCATAAGCAGAAATGTTTATACCTTGGCCAGCTGCCCCTGAGGAACTGTCAGCAGCAAATGTTAAGTTAGCGGTATTTCTGCTAGCAAACAGTACACCAGCTGGAATTCCAGTCGTGCCAGCAAAATTAGGTCTAACTATAATTGTATTAGTATCACTAATTACTAATCTATCAATTGGACTTGTATTACCAATACCCACATTACCGTTGGATGCAAAGTAGGCATGGGTTGAACCACTATTGCCAATATAGGTACCATCTTGTGTACCTTGGGTTTGTATATAAAAGCTGTTGGCGTTGAAATACATTCTACCATACGCTGATGTGTCTCTATCATATGATAGAATGTACCCGTGGGTTGATATACCTATCTCGATGGCTGGTCCATCTCTGGAGGATGATGGTGTGTTATACCAACCAGTAGCTCTAATTTGACCATTAGATCTTACATCTTGACCTACAAACAGGTATGAACCTGATACTGTTACATTGCCTGATACATTAGCCAAACCAGTAATAGTAGTATTACCAGCAGATAATTGTGCATTTACAGTTACAACAGAAGTATTGACTTTAAGTTTATCTAGAGCGCTAACTCTAAACATGTGGAATATATCAGATGTGTTATTAGCTGGTGGTATATCATAATAAACATCTTTAGGGTTACTAGCACTAGAATTAAAGGTAACATAAGCTGCACTAGCATTTGTATTCAATTCTATATACTGCGACGTAACGCCAGCATTTCTTACTACTCTCAAACCATCTGTGTTACTTACGCCTATTACATTAGCAAAACCAGTAATGGTAGTATTACCTGCCGCAATAGTTGTTAATGCTCCACTTACAACATTAATACTTGCCGCTGTTACAACGTTGGCAGTAAAATCAGCAATTCTAAATGAGGCATTACTTGTATCAATATATGCAGAAGCATCTGGCTCTGGAGTGTATCCATCATATACTTTCCAAACGCCATCTGTGGCATCTCTAAAGAAGCCAGCGTGCTTGTAGCTGCCGTCATTATAGTTACCAGCGAAGCCAAGATCGGGGTGGGTAACTTGAGATCCATTATTTAAATAGATCATATTATCTTCAATAGCTAAGCTAGCAGCATTCAATGTAACACTTGTACCAGATACAACTAAGTTACCATCAATCTGAACATCACCTCTAAATGTAACATTATTAGCTGATAAGTTAGAAACAATATTAGCCGTTGCATTGACAGTTAGATTGCCAGTTAATGTGCCACCAGCAAGAGGTAGGAATGTATTATTGACATATGTGTTGGATGCAGCATAGGATACAGCATTAGTAAATGCTTGACCAGCCTTTGTGTCAGCATATGATGCTGCATTGGAATATGCTGAGTCGGCTCTAGAGGCTGCATTAGTGAACGCAGCAGATGCCAAAGTATTAGCAGCAGTGTTGGCAGATGTTAAAATATTGGCAACGGTGTTCCCTTCTAGTGCTGCAGCATTGACACTATGTAAGCCAGCACCATTACCAGTAAAGCCTGTTGTATGAATGACAGTGTTGACTGTAGAGTTGCCAAGATGTATAGTACTTGTGTTGACAAAAACATTAGAACCAACATTGACTGATGGTGTGACAACTGCTGTAGAGTTAACTACAGTATTAACTGTAGAGTTGCCTAAGACAACGACAGATGAATTAACAGCAACATTATCCCCAAACGATATATTATTAATCGTTATTGTTGTTGTTGGATCTAACGCTCTACCTGGTAATTTGCCTGCCATTTGATAATCCTTTTAAATTACGCGGTAATAACCACTTTACCGTTTGTTGGTGTTGAACCGCCTACTCCAGAAGCACCTGCAGTACCCCTATTACCATCACTATTGTTTCCTGGAGTAGTGCCAGACCCTGTATATAGGGTAGCACTTGAGACGAGGCTTGGGTTGAAATAACCGGATCCACCGCCTCCACCACCGCCACCATCGCTGCTGGCGTTTGTTCCTGTGCCACCACCATAATAACCACCACCAGCACCGCCACCACCGGTGCCACCATTGCCACCTTGTAGCGCTGAGCCGGCTGTGCCACCGCCACCGGCCGAACCACCTGCTGACTGAGTTCCTGGTGTACCATGGTATCCATCGGGATTTGTCTGTCCTGCAGTACCACCACCCGCCATACCACTACGGCCGCCTCGACAGTCGCCTCTACTACTTGCGCCACCACCGCCACCGCCAGCCATCAATATTGCATTGCCCTGTGTGACGCTTGATAGGAATATACCTGCATAACCACCACCCGAGCCAGCAGATCCACAACCATAACTACCACCACCACCATTACCAGCCCCATATGCTAATGCTGGAGCATTTCCTGTTGCACCAGCAGCAGGAACTCTAATTTTATAGCTGCTACCAGAAGCAAAACTTACGTTACCAGTTGCGGCACCACCAGCACCACCGTTACCCCAACCATCAACACCACCACTACCTGCCTTACCACCGGCACCCCACATCTTAACATTTTTTGTGACACTTGCTGCAAATGTTAATGTGTACTCACCTGGGTCAGTCAATATTAGATTTCCGTCTGTTGCGAATGTCCAGTTAGAGACACCTCCAACGGAAGGACTAATTGCAAAGTCATAAACTGTTGCTGTAATACTAAATGCTCTTGTAGCTGTTTGCATCTCTTCATCTGTTGCCACAACACTAAAATTATATGTTGTCGCAGACGCCGGCGGGGATGTTAATGTTCCACTCAATACACCATTAGATGCTAATGTTAAACCAGACGGTAAGCTGCTGCCACCAGCTAGTGAATATGTAACCGTTGAATCACTAGTTGCCTCAAGTGTACGGGTAATTGTAGCAGAGGCACCAAAACTAGTAAGTTCTGAGCTTGTTACCCATGTAGGTAAAGACGACACATCCAAGCCTGGAATAAACACTGCAGTACCACCATCTGGATTTACAAGATACAATGGATATGTGTTAACAGATAAGGCAGGTGTTGTAAATCCAACATTGCTAGAGCCGACAAATGTTATGGATGGTGCTAGTGTATTATTAATGTAAACTTTGCAATTACTTACAAAGTTATTGCCCGTTATGTAAATTGTTTGGCCACCTGAGGTGTTAGCTGCAGTATCATCGTCTGGATATACAAGACCAGTAATCTTTGGTATATCAGATCCACCACTTGCAACGTTGCCGGGAACAAACTTACTAGCAGATGCATTCCAGACTAAAGCTTGACCATTTGCAGGAGCAGATGTTGCTATATCAATAGCAACTGGAGATGCTGTATTGGCAGCTGCCGCAGCACCAATAGCATTTGTGGCAGCAACACCTGCTGTTGTGTTAACGGTAGTGATACCACCGGTTGGAGCGACGACTGCTGCAACTGGATTGGGGTTGGAATCTGTTGGCTTAGGTATTAGAGCAATAGCACCAGTGTTACTATCTGTTTGGATCGAAGCGCCACCAACTACAATCGATGTGACTGTTATTGATGAGTTAGGATCAAATGCTCTACCTGGAAACTTACGAGCCATATTTCAGTTACCTATTCTTGAATGCTGATGTTGGTGGTGTAAAGTTAGATGTATAGCGAGCATAACCTTTGGTGATGCGAAGATCGTCAATGTATCCAGTCATTTGGTTATTGTTTTGTGACCAACCGCCAATCCAAAAACTCGTCGATGAAGAAGTCCAGGGGTTTGTTGCAGTTGTTCCTTTAGAAACTCCGTTTACATACAGTGTTGTAGTTCCTGAATATCTGACAACAGCAACGTGCATCCATACGCCTGTAGAATTAACACTAGATGCAGTTATTAAGGTTGAGTTTCCAAGGTAATTAAATTGAAGATCGTTCGAACTTCCACCAGCACCACCACCACCGATAAGCAAAGCAACTTCAGGATTTGATCCATATGTTCCAAGTGACCATATACGCGCTTCTGCGGTGAGGGCAGATAAATTTATCCAGCACTCAATTGTCCAATCTCCAGCAGAAAGGTTAAATGCTGGTGTATTTGGAATTTTTAAATAATCACCAGTCCCATCAAAATACATCGATGCAGTACCATACTTGTACTGTGCTGTACTGACTTTTGCATCGCCAACTGTTTCAAGAACGTTCTTCGCTGTTTGATCAAAGATGCCTGCGTTGGTGAAGTTGAGTAATGCAATAGTATTAGCAATTGTTGTTGGTGGAGAAGTTGGTGGCGTGAAGTTTCCAGTATATAGTGCAGTTCCAGCTAAAATTCTGAATCCGGAAATCCAACCATTAAACCTGAATTGATTTGAGTCAGGACGGCTAATGAAAAGATTTCCTCCAGCCAACGAATTGCTGTATGTTCCAGATACCACTGATGTACCATTTACATATATGGTTACTGTTGTGCCATTTCTGACCCATGCAATGTGACTCCATTGATTTGCTATTGACACAGAAGCTGTTATATCGGATGTGCCATTGGATCTGAAAATTACATGGTTACTTCTCACAGCTCCTTGCATTGAGTCTGTACCATTGAAGTTGCCAGCATTTGTACACCATGCAGAGTCAAATTCTGAACGAACAGTATCATTAGTTGGCCAGAACCAACCCTCAACAGTAAAGTTTCCTGATCCAATTGTTGGAACGCTTGCTACAGTTAATCCATTTGTACCTGCAGGAATATAGACGGAGCCACCAATACCTGCTCCAGTGTATGCAGCCGATGGAGCAAATGGTGAGAATGGAATTATCTTAGTATCACCATTACGAGCTAACGCGTATGTGTTTGTAGAGTTATCGATAACTCTATTAGACTGGCAGGTTAATAGTGATGTGTTAGAGATTGCAGTTAGAGGAGTGGTCGAGGGTGTGAAGTTTCCACTGTAAACGATGGATTTAGTTACTCTAAAGTTTGAAATAAACCCATTGAAGGCGCCATCGCCACCACCATTAATAGTTCCTATATCAAAATTACTACCACCACTATAAGACCCAAACGATGATGTCCCTACGCTTGCTCCATTAATATACAGTGTTGCAGTGCCACCACTAGTAACAGTCAAAGCTAAATGATTCCAAGCGTTTTGCGTCATTGTAAAACTGATGGTATTGCCACCCTGCTTTCCAATATTGTTTGCAGGATAATTTCTTAAGATGGTTGCTTGACCAGGTCCACCATCAAACAATCCTATAACAGACGAAGTTAATGGCCAGGCCCAGCATTCAATTGTAACATTACCAGAATCTGTCAAAACACCACTACCTGATTTTCTAATATAGTCACCAGTTCCATCAAAATATGCACCCCATCCAGTCTGACTAAATGGACTAAAGCTTCCCTGTGTTGGAGTGCCTGTTCGTGTAATGGTTAAATTATTAGCTGTGGACTCTACAAAGGCATGGTTGTTTTGATTATTGGTACCATCTGCGTGGACAAGCAAAGTGGTTAAGTAAAAATATGGATCTAATAATGATACAGTCACACTAAATGATCTTGAAGCATCCTGGTTTTCACCGTCCGTAGCAACAACACTGAAATTGTACGTTGTTTCAGATCCAGGTGGCGATGACATTGTACCACTAATTAGACCATTAGATGCTAGAGTAATACCAGTTGGCAACGAACTGCCACCAGCTAATGTATATGTAACATTTGAGTCACTTGTAGCAGATACGCTGAAGCTCCAGGAGCTGGCTGCATCCACGTCTCCAAGGCTGCCAGCTGCAGTTGACCAGTTAGGTACACCAGATACATTCAACCCAGGAATGTGGATTGCAGTTGCACCATCGCCTGGATTAATTACATATACTGGATATATGTTAGCTGATAGTGCCGGAGTAGTAAAGCCAACATTGCTCGAACTAATGAAAGAAATTGATGGTGCAGCTGATCCATTAATATACACAACACAGTTTGCAGCAAAGTTAGATCCGCTAATATACACTGTCTGACCGCCAGATGTGTTGGCAGCAGTATCATCACTAGGATATACAAGACCAGTAATCTTTGGAATATCGGATGAAGCACCGCCTGCTGCAACATTACCAGGAACAAATGTATTAGCAGACGAACTCCAAATTAGAGCCTGACCATTTGCTGGTGCTGTGGACGTGATATCAATTGGAACAGGAGATGCTGTATTAGACTCTGCAGCCTCAGCAACAGCATTTGCTGCCGGAACACCCCCTGTTGTTGGTACAGATGTAATACCACCGGTTGGTGATACGACCATAGCAACTGGATCTGGATTAGCAACAGTTGGCTTTGGGATGAGAGCAATGGCACCAGTATCAGTGTCAGTCTTAATGGAAGCACCACCAAGATTGATTGTTGAACCAGATAACCACAAATCTTTCCATCTCATTGATGAGTTACCAATATCATAGGTAACATTAGCAGATGGCATTAGATCACCACTGAATGTTGCACCATTAGGACGTATGGTTGTGTTGACGGTACTATTACCAACACTTAATGTGTTGCTAATTGTAACATTATTTGTTGTTTTGTTGAATGTAAAGCCAGCTGAACCATTAGCTGCTGTTGAGTCGTTAAATACAATATTTGTATTTGAGCCACCAGCAAGAGCAACTGCACTCTGATATACAAATGTTTGAATCTCAGATCCATTATCTGGTGCTGCCACAAATATTAGTGTTGATCCAGATATAGTAAAATCTGAATCCCTTTGAATCATACCATCAACAAATACCAATACATGGGACTCAGACTGCGGAGCTGCCGATAATGAGAAGTTTGTATTAGAACCATTACCAGTGAATTCATTTCTTGTTACACTATATCCAACACTTGGACCTGCTGATACACCAGCACGTGCCACATAAACGTCAATATCAGATCCATTATCTGGTGCTGATGTAAATGTTAGTACTGCACCTGCAATGTTATAATCAGAATCTCTTTGAATTACTCTATCAACAAACACAAGAGTATGACTTTCATTTGTTGGTTCTGCCGACAGGGTGAACTGCGTGTTTGAACCATTGCCAGCAAATGACTGTCTTGCCATACCAAGGCCAAATGAGTTGGCTGTAAATACAGTATTCACTGTACTATTACCAATAGTAATTTGTTCGCCAGTTAATACAACATTACCAACTGTTAGCTGGGTGCCCTGTAGATGAACATTACCAGCAGTGATTGTAGTATTAACAGAGCTGTTACCAATAAAGATGGTGCTTGTGTTAACAGTTACATTTGAACCAACAGCTAGTGTTGATGTATCTTTATTGAATGTAAATTTATTATTAGCGCCAAGTACTCCACTATCGTTAAATTGGATTTCTGTGTTGGCACCAGCTGTGTTGGCACTGCCTCCACCACCACCGGCACCATCAGTTGTAATTGGTGTTTTCTTCCAAGTATTTGTTCCTACTGCAACATATAGATAATCACTATCCCATGCAACTGTACCAGTAGAGCCGGTTGAAGTTGAATTTGCTGGAGGGTTTGATGCATTAATTCTTAGGTTTGGAACAGTTAGTGTGTTACCAATTGTTACATTATTTGTTGTTTCGTTAAATGTAAATCCAAGTGAACCTTTTAGTCTGCTTGATGCATTATATTGGATTGTTGTATTGGCACCACTAGCACTTGGTTCTTCATAAAATGATCTTACCTGAACAACATCATTGGCGGCGGCATTATTTGTTAATGATAATGTCAATCCACTTACAATATAATCTATAGATGGAGCTTGGGCAACACCATTAATGAATACTAAGGTTCTAAATGTTGTTGTTGGAATAGATAATGTAAAATTATTATTAACTGTACTATTTGCAGTAAATGAATCAGATGCATAATCGCCAGTTGGATTAATAGTTAATGCGCGAATCTGCTCCAAGTTTGGCGGTGCCGATAAAAAGGTTAACGTTGAACCACTTACACCATAATCTGTAGTTGGTACTTGAGCGACACCATTCAAATAAACAAACGTAGTTGTGTTAGACGATAATGCTGTAGATAATGTGTAGTTTGTATTGCTACCATTACCTGTAAAACTATCTAATGTAAATGTAATACCTGATACAGTAGGAATGTTAATTGTTCTAACTTCAATAACATCACCATTTGATGGTGCTACTACAAATGTTAGAGTTGTACCAGATATGGAATAATCTGTTGTTGGTATTTGGGCAACACCATTTAAGAACACAAATGTTTCAAGTGATGTTGTTGTCTGTGCTAATGTAAACTGGGTGTTTGAGCCATTAGCATTAAATGTTTCACTTGATACGGAAAATGCAGCACCAGTACTATCTTCCCAATAGATACCAGTACCATTGGATGTTAGAACCTGGCCACTTGAACCAACACCACCATTGGCAAAGATCTTAGATACAGCAATCGCCGTAGAGTTGACGACAGTGTTAACAGTACTATTGCCGACAGTTAGTGATGTAAATGTTGGTGTAAGTGATGTCGAGAATGCAATTGACTGAGGAGTGTTGGCACCATTTGCAGTGATAGTAATATTATCACCACTAATGAAGTTTACAGTATCTAATCCAGTTGCTGTAAGCTCTGTTGTGCCATCAACCTGCCAGTACTTGAATGTGCTATTCATCGCAACTTTGGCGACGCCAGCTGATGGGCTTGTTACATCAAAGCCACTATCCTCATCAAACTGGAGTGTTGAAATCTCAGTGAATGTGGAGACATTTGAAGTAGAATTAATTAGTTCAACTTTGAAAGCACCAATCTCAAAATAATTGGTACCATTAGAAGAATACATCTTCTTATCAGTTAAATTTAAGGCAAGCTCGCCTGCTGCAATATAAGATGAGTTTGCAGAATTTGTTGTGTTAGGCGTACGTCCAGATACAGACGTTCTTTTAATCTGAAACTTTGTTGCCATGTGGCCCTCAAATTGTAACCAGTATGTACTGGGATATAATGGAGTCTATATAGACCCCTTTCAGTTATTTATAATCTACCTATCAAACAGGTCATCAATATTCTGGTCCAGTGTATTTTCGCCACCACCAGGAATTGTACCACCGCCACCAGGATTGTCTCCACCACCATCTGCTGGTGGATTTTCTACAACAATGGATAGTGATAATGTATCTGATACGCTTAGTGTATCAGTGCCAGTAATCTGGAATGAGTATGTGCCTACAGTTGTTGGAGCACCACTTAGATAATAAATGTGTCCAATATTGTTATTATTTTCTGTGGCGGCAGTCATACCTGTTGGCAATGAACCAGATGATACGGACCATGTTAATGGACCAGTACCACCAGTATACGATACGTAGATTGGCTGACCTGCAATACCATAGTTGACACCAACATATCCTTTTGGCGTTGCCGCAATCACCAACTCAACTGGATCCACAGATGGTGGAGGAGGAGGTGGCGGTGGAGGAGGAGGCGGAGGAGGAGGTGCTGGAGGTATAGGGGCAGCAACACTCTTCAACTTAAATGATGCTTGCTTACCAATATCTGGTAGCGATACAGTAACCGTTCTTAGATTATTAACACCACCATCCGACTTAGTCTTAACTACAGCAATATACCAAGATGATGCAAACCCTAAGAACTCTCTTTCATACATTAGCCATGTGCCTGTCAGGCTTGTGACCTGTCCAGGTGTTGGGTTAGCTGTATCAAGAACTGCGTCTGTTAGACCAGTGATTGCATATCTTACACCAGAACCAATAGCATTGACAGAAGAGTCAATCTGTACAAAGAATGTGTCACCTTCTGTTAATGTGTCAGATGCATCAAGTGGAGTGCCATTTGATTTCAACAACGTCATTGTATAATTAATAGGATCAGGTGTTGTTGATGTATCAATAATATTAACTTGCTTAATGAGGCCAAGTGATGGGATGCTAAATGTTAATGTCTCAGTGCCAGCTTCAGTTGTTAGATCCTCTAATGCCTTAACTGTTATGGCAGCTAAGTTGTTATTAATTGTTAGCGATCCATTTAGTGATATTGGGTTGCCAAGAGAATCACCAACATCAGTTGATGATACGCCTGTTATAGAATAAGGAATTGTTGTACCATCAGCCACAGTAGATGTGTATAGAGTGAATGTTACCGTTTGGCCTTCCTTAATCTCATCCGATGTTGATGATAGACTATATGTTGGGTTGGCATCAGTAATGCTAACAACTGTACTTAAACCAAGGCCTGGTATTCTAATTCTGAATTGTCTATTGTTATCAACAATACCATTTGGCTTGATTCTAAATGTCTTTACAGCTGTCTGGCTGCCTGTTGGAATAATTAACTGGCCATTATCATAACCAATTACAAACTCTCCACCAAGAGGTTCACCAAATAGATCAGTAGATGATACGCCTTCAATTGTATAGAAGAATTGTGTACCTTGTGATGCACCAGTGTGGGTTAGTGTAATATTAAATGAACCACCTTCCTGGACAGTTGTTACAGATGGTACTAAAGTTTTAACAACAGGTGATAATGATGTATCATAAATCTGAATTGGTAGTACTGTTACCCAACCTATTTCAGGTGTAGTGATTGTAGGTAAATCAATATTAAATGTTTCAACACCTTCTGTTGTTAGATCAGCAGAAGCAGTTATATCAATATAACCATCGTAGTATACCGTTTCTTTATATCCCACAATTTGTTCTGACAGGATACCACCAATTGTAACAAATATTGGCTCTCTATATACAGTGGATGTTACTGTGAAGTTTCCATCAAGAGCAACATTAATGTCTTGTGCTGTGAAACCATTGATGCCACGTATTCTATAAGGAACAGTAGCACCATCAGTCAAGTTGGTTGTTCTTAAATATACTCTAATTGTTTCACCTTCACTTACGCCTGACTTTTCAGCAGAGAGAATATAGAGATTGCCAAGCTTTTCTACTTGTGTACCTGGCTCCTCTACAGCAAGCGTGACATCTAAATCCTGGAACGCTGTTGTTGATGATGAAACTCTAATAGTGAATGAAAACAATCCTACAGTAGTTGGTGTTCCATTAAACGTGATTGGAGCTGCACAGTATTTAAATGCTGGGCCAACGCCATCACCTTGATAGTTAGTTGTGGCACCAGCTGTAATTGTCATCCATGCAGGTGCAGTACCTCTAACAACTGACACGCTAAATGCACTATTGTGAGTGCCAAGTTCTTGTACTGACAATCTATTACTATTGAATGCAGTGTTTAGTGCTACGCCCTTAACTGCATTTGGTAGCTGACCAAAGCTATCAACCAAAAAGCCAACAAGGTACAAAGCAGATGAAATACTCATTGAATAGTTTTGTGTGGCTGTCTGAGGATCTGGTGAAGAGTCGTCGCTAACAGTTATAGACCAATTGAACGTACCAACCTTTGTTGGTTTACCTTGAAGGTAACCTTTTCTACCGCCATTGACGGTTACCAGCTTTAAGCCATCTGGTAGATTACCTGTTACGTTCCATTGATATCCCATTACCCTACTCCTTACGAAACCAAATCGCGTAGTCTATCTGGATCATCTTGCGAATCACCTTCAATAATAAATCCACCAGATACTGTACCAATGTCCACGTTAACATCTTCAGCTAATAAAGCAGATCCAGGGTTACCCTTAATAAATGTTAGTGGTAGTACTGGAGGTGGTGGAGGTGGCTCAGAACCACCAATATTTGAAACAAATGCATAGCTAAATGTTACGCCAGCAGGAGGCGACCATGCATATATTATCCAATGGAACTTTTGAGAGTTGCTTCTGCTTGTATCATCTTGATTGCCAAATGCCCATGGCTGCGATGGTAGCACATATGTGTTATTATCTGAACCAAGCAATGTTATTTGTCCAATTGATGGAGTACCAGTTTCAGAGAATGACAGGATCATGAAATAATTTGCTGGGATTACCTGATTTGGAAAATTGGCTTCCTTTGGAAACTGAGCATGGTGAGCAGATCTATGGCCAGCACTACTATAGTATCTTGTTCTCTGTGCATCATTTGCATATAGTGGTCTGTTTGACTGTTCGTAAATTCTTGAACCATCATGGAAACCAATCCACTTTGTCTCAGGACCATCTAGTGAACCACTTGAAGGTATACGTCCATAATCAATTACTTCATTATCATTACCAAATACATCTCTAGTATCAAACTGTCTAACACCAGCTGAGAATGTTGCCAATCTATAGCATCGGCCACGTGGCATTGGAAGCTCAAAATTGCGTGACTGCGTTACTGGTTTACTTACAAATCTAAGTGTACCATTATCTAATGCAGTTAACTGGGCTTGTAAACCAACACCACCACTTGAATCCGTAATAGTTGGAAGAGGATTGTTAAAATTAGATCCTGGATCGTAGTAAATAGATTTTACAAGAACATTAGCCTGGCCATTAACAGGATTAGATGTAACGGTAATATCACCAGCTGCTGCAACAGGTGCATTAATACCACCTGTGGCAACTGTACTAAAGACAAACCTTGGTGTATCTAGAGCTAGCTGCGTTATAAATGTTGCTGTATAATCTGCTCTTTGAGTATATTCTACTGATAATGGATAAGGTTCATTATAGCCATTATTATTAAGAGGTTTATCTGTAACTGTGAATGTCTTACCAGTAACATTATCAAACTTCAATGTTACATCAGCACCAGATGCTGGTACTCCAATCCTACTTGTTACATTTAAATCTTTTAAGAATATACCATTTGGACCAGCTGGTGCATATAATTCGTACGTAGCATCATAATCTAACAATAAACCAATAAATGGTACAATTTCAAATCTATCTCTTCTTTTGTTAATAGATGCAGGAAATCCAGCTGGAGCAGGGTTTGTGTTTGCAGCCTGATTATAGAATGGGCCAGTGACTGTTGTTGTTTCAGCCTCACCAAATTTACCAACTATTGTGTTTGTTCTTCTAATCTCATAATCAACATTAATAGTACCAGGATAATCTGATTGAACAACAACATCTTCTCCTGTTATCTGAATAGGTACTGTCTCGCCACCAATACCAATAACCTGGCCTCCAAAGCCAGTAAAGTCGACACCGGAAATAGATGAGTATTGTAGATAACTGTACTGCGTCTTAGTTGCAGTTAGTGATGGAGCAAGAGCACTGACTGCAACGCTGACATCCTTTGTTGTTGTTCTTGTAATCCCTCTATATATAACCTGGCCTGTAATTCTATACACACCAGACTTAGATGACTGTGTTGCTGTTGCTTGGATAGTAATCTTTTGATCAGTATCTTTTAATAATGTTAAGTCATCGCCAGATTGTTTCGTAGGTGGAAATATTAATGAATGTGTTCCTACAACAGCTGTTGATTCAAAGATACCAGTGGCTGTTGCTGTCTTTTGATCTGTACTAATAGAAACATTGGCACCAAGTATTTGCAATTCAGCTGTTGTTGCGTCAATATTTAAAACATCAGTTGGAATAGCTTCAACTACTCTTGCACCTGGATCAGACAATGTGCCTGTCACAATAACATTTTGATTATTAGATCCACCAGATGCTGATGATACAACAAACACATTGGCTGTGGTAGATGTTGTTGTAATACCAACATCGCCATTATTTTTTGTCCAGGCAATAGTACCAATAGAAGCAGCGCCTGTTACTAGTAGTGATGCTGTAGTTGCATTTGTTGCATCAACTTGTACATTGGAAGTAGCAGCTGGTGTAACAGAGAATGTGTATGGTAGGGATTCAGCCTTAACAAGAATATCACTTAGTGTAATTGTTGTTATTGTCACACCATCAAATGTTAATGTACCAGTTAGATCATAGTTGGATGTATTTGAAATACTCTGAGATCTATTTTTACCAGTTGGCGTTGTAGCAGTAATGTTAATAGTTGCTGATGTAGGAGCATTATCAATTACTGTTATAGGACCTGAACCGTTGAACTGTCTTGATGTCCATCTGAATGATGCTGCTGTAGCTCTCCATGTAGCTGAGCCAGATGTGACAGCAGTCTGAGCTGCATAGCCACTTTGTGTATTTGATGCTGGTGCTTTGACATCTAAGCCATATGCACCAGCTCTTAGTACTAGACCAGTAATTCTCTTCTGGTCCATAATTGTGTTGTCTGGTGATCTTAAAGTGGCTACAACATTTACAACTGCTTTCTTAAATCCAAAGCCATCTGTAGCAAAGTCGTGGAATAGAGAAATTCTCTCTACCTTAGCAGATGTGTTTGAACTAATTGTTTGAGTTGTAACTGCATCACCAACAGTCTCCACTGTGACTGTTACTGTACCTTGTGGGAAGCCAGGTGCGACAGCATTGTGTACTGCTGTGACATCAATTGTAGCATACTGGCTAGCTGCATTTGTGAATTGGTTGTTTGTTGTAGCAGCTGCGGTGAAGCTGGTGATCTGTCTATCAATAAACTGTGCTCTCAAGTCAACTGTTGATGTGTTTGATGCAACTAGTTTACCATCTGAATAAAATTCTGTTAGTAGACTATAGATGGCTGAATTAGTTAATGGTCTAGGTGCAGTTGCTGTGAATATAATTGAGTCAGGTCCAATAACAGGTGTCAATGCACCTGTACCAGAAACAAATGTTGGAGTGAATACAAACGATTGATTGAGAGAACTATTTGCAGACGCCTTAACAGTAATTGTTGCTGTCTGTGCAGATACACCTGATGCGTTAACTGTGAAGCTTGGCGTTGCTGTAACTTGGAATGCTGTATTGACAGCAGCAACAGTTAACTTAACGTCCTTGGTGCATGTATTGACAATATGGTTACCAGTTTCAAATAATCCTTGGGCATCATAGTTTGGAACAACCATTTGTGCTGTGATTCTAACATTGGCGTGTTTATCTCCACTCAGCGATGTTAGCTTTACATTAGCACTCTTGCTAGATGGTCTACCATTAGGAGCAAATACAATGTTTCTTGTAATTGTGATGTCATCAGCAGTAGCTGTTGATCCAGGTAAAAACTCATATGACCAGTTAATAACTGGTTCAACCATATCACTGTTAGCAGTTAATGTGAGAGTTGCTGCAACTGGATTAGCAACGGTACTAACACCACTCTGAGTGTTAGATGTTGATGTAGCGATAATTTCTGAGAATGCTGTCTTGTTGGATAGATCGCCAAATGATAATTCAACTGTATTGGATCTAAACTTTTCAAAGTCACCAGAAAGCTTTCTAATGACTACATTTGACCCAATACTCTGTTCACCCTGCACATAACCAGAAGGGTTAATTTCATCTGAAATATCTGATGCGCTTAGCTGATTGCCAGGTACTTGTGGGGTGGTCATTTCAAACCCTATAAAAAAAGGCTACGTATCTATTTATACGTAGCCCTAGTTGAGATTTGAAGCTTATTTCTGTTCTTGTTTTGGTGCCTGCTGAGCAGGTCTAGCTTTTGCTGCTTCAATCTGTATCTGCTTTTGATATTCTTCTACCAGCTTACTACTAGCAGTTAGTTTATCTGTTACTATATCTAGTTGTGTCTTTAGAACAACTAGCTGGGCCATTGTTTCCAGCCAGTTAGCTCTATAAGCAGCAATCAATTTCTCACTAAATTCATTATTTTCCATTATCTACTCCTTAGAAAGTGCCTCCATCAAGATCAGCAAATACTGGACCACCAGTTGAGTTTGCTTGAAGAACTTGACCATTTGTACCAGCTGCAGTTACGCCTAGTGGACCTGTTGTGTTACCAAACAAGATGCCATGAGTTGTAAATGTTCCAACACCAGTACCACCAGATGGAACATCTAGGGCTGTTGATAGTGACAAGCTGTTTGCAGTGATGTTGACATTAACAGTTGAGTTAGCTGTGATTGTTACAGTGGTGCTATTGGATACTAATGCACCTGATAGCAACCATGCATTTAAGTCAGCTAGAGCAAATGTTGGATCTGCAACATTTACTGTCAATACACCAAACAGATCTTGCGTTAACCCCTTAAATAGGTAGTACTCATCAACCGATGCATCTCTAAACAAACCTGTATGGAGATTGGCACCACCGGTGTGATAGTGACCAACAAAACCAATGTCAACTAGATCTGATGTATCGTTATTGGCAGCTAGCTGGATTAATGGGTCAGAAATAACAACCGATTGGACGTTTGTTGTAACAAGATTGCCTGTTACTGTCAAATCGCCGTAGATTGCAACATCATGCTGGAAGTAGCCATAATCAGCATGGACATTGCCAGTGTGAACTTCAGCCCAATATAGAGTGTTATTACCTAAGCTATATGTTAGGTTAGCTGATGGAATGATGTTAGTGTTGACAACACCATTGATTGAAATAACATCAGTGACAGCATTGCCTAGAGCAGTGTTACCTTGTACTGTTAGATCGCCACTTACTGTTAGGTTGGCAACGCCTAGGGAACCAGTTGTAACACTTGTTGAGTTAACAACAGTATTGACAGTGGAGTTACCAATTGACAATGTTGCTGTAGACAATACAACATTTGAGCCAACAGATATTGTACCATCTGATACAACATTTGTTGCTAGGATATTGTTAGCGTTTACTTCACCCCATCTTAGATCTGCACGACCCAATTGATATTGGTTATTAGCCGATGGAGAGATTTCTGTATTAACTGTAGACTTGAATGATACAACATCTACGCCAAAGCTGTTGCCTAGCTCAGCATTGCCATGTATAATTGCATTGCCGACAATATTAGCAAAGCCAGTAATTGTGGTGTTGCCAAGGCTTGCAGTGTCAGCATTGACAGTAATTACATCAATTGCTGTTGAGTTGACTACTGAGTTAACAGTTGAGTTGCCAACAGTTAATGTTGATGTTGTTAGTACAACATTTGAACCAACTGTTACTGTAGTATCAAATGCACCATTAGTTGCTAGCAACTTATCAGTATTAACTTCACCCCATCTCTTATCAGCCAGACCTAATTTGTGCTGGTTGTTTGCAGCTGATACGAAGTCTGTGTTTACGGTTGCATTGAATGCTACAAGATCAACCAATGCATCATCACCAATTACAACACTACCATTGACATTTAAGCTGCCATGAACATTGGCAAACCCGGTAATAGTCGTGTTACCAAGATCAGCTGTATTAGCAACAAGCAATGCACCATTAACTGTTACATTAGCTCTTGCAGTAATTACGCCACCAATGTTTGCTGTTGATGTAACATTGATGAAGCCCGTAATATTGGTATTGCCGGATGTTACTTCACCATCAACACTAATCGATGATGAATTGATAACTGTATTAACAGTTGAGTTACCAACGATAATTGTATTGCCATCAATAACTAGATCTGGACCAATCGAAATCTGTGTACCACGTAGGGCAATATTGCCAGCTTGAATCGTTGTGTTAACAGTTGAGTTGCCAATAAAGATTGTCGATGTATTGATCGACACGTTTTGGCCAACTGTAATACCGCCAGTAATATTGAATGTGTTTGTAGATACAGCTGTTGAGTTAACTACGGAGTTGACGGTAGAGTTGCCAACTGTTAGAGTTGTATCAATAATTACGTCTGGTGCCAACGATACTGTGATGTCTTGGCTGGCAAATGCAACATTAACCTGGCCACCGTTACCGCTGACAGTATGGTTTTCCCACTGGCCAGCAGTAGCATCGTAAATTAGTAAGTCGTTATTAGCGACAGAAGAAAGCGTGACATCTGTTAGGTCATCGAGTGCGCTAGCAGCGGCACCCCAATACACACCACCAGTTGAATTTGATAGAAGAACCTGGCCAGCCTGACCAGATGCACCATTGGCAAATAAGTATGTCGGTACTAGGTTAGCGACAATTACTTTATCAATGCCGCTTGTGGCATTTGCTACCAACGCTTGGTTAGCTGTCAAGATACCAGGGCTGTGTGTACCACCAATTGGGATTACAGCTGAGCTATTACCAATAAACAGCTTGCCTGATAAGTACGAAAATGCTAACTCGCCTTCATTCAGACTTGTTGGTGCATCCGTTGCCGCACTTCTTTTGATCTTGATTATATTTGCCATTTTAGAACGTGCCTCCGTCAAGCGTTATTGACGTATTGCTTAAACTTTTTACTTCGTACTTATCATTTGAAGCATTATATACGACAACATCGCCATTGGCGGGTGTACCTTCAGTCACGTCGAGTAGCTCATCAAACCTATTACCACTTGTACCGGCAGCACCAGTTACAACACTAATAGGATTGACCTTATTAGTTTGTTGTAGACCGCCGTTTACATTTTTGACTGTAACAGCACCATTCAATCTTTGATTGGCAACTGTTACTTTTGTGATAATAGCCATTTTTGTCTACTATTCTATTTATATTTTTAACGAGTTACGTTTGGAGTAACAGTAACGATACCCTCAATTAATCTTGAAATTTGATTAGAGGAATCAGTTACCTCCAAATCATAAACATATCTACCAGCTACTAAGTTTGCTGTTTGGTTTGCAGTCAAGCCTAATGTAACAACACCATTAGATGTTAATCCTACAGTAAAAGTAACTGAGTTGGATGATGTGAAGTGCTTTCTCATTTGAGCAGCACCAGAATAAGTAGAAAAGTTAATCGTATTACCATTCTCATCATTGAAGGTAATAGATGTAGTAAATGTTGTGCCTTGGTCTACAACCAGATTAACTTTAGTCGCCATTTTACCTACTACTGCTGCGGTACTTGTCTTCCAACTCAGCTTCTACGATATTTAATCTGTAGCTGAGCTCCTTAATAGCCTCAATTAATACAGGTACTAGCCTGCTATAATCAACTGCCTTATACCCATCAACTCTTAACATAACAGCTTCAGGGAATACCTTTTCGACATCCTGGGCAATCAAACCAATATCCTTGTCAGGCTTTGGGCCAACAAATGATAGATTACCAATCTTTTCCTGATCCCATTCAAAAGAGACGCCATTTAGCCAGCGAACCTTTTCTAGAGCATCTGGAATTCTTTCAACATTCTTCTTCAAATTCTTATCTGATGTATAGAATGTTGTGACATCACCTGTTGAGTAGATGGCACCATTTACATGTAGCGCTGCAGCTGGTGCTGTAATGCCACCTACACCAACTCTTTGTGTTGTGTTAGATACAAATAAAGATGGAGATGATGGATTACCAAATCTTGTATTAGCATTGTGGGTTACAACACCAGAAGAATTAGCTACTACTGTTCCAAGAGTCAGCGTATCAATTTCTTGGGTCACTAAATGTGTCAATCTTGTTCTTAACCAGGCGCTAGATGCTGTGTCATATACTAGAACATCATATTGTGAATTTGTTGAGTTAGCATAACCAATAGCACCAGTCCATATAAACTCTGATGAATCAAAGTCAGAGCCCTTGATTGCCAAGTTGGCAAATTGTAAAAAGCCTGTTGTGTTTGCTTTTAACCAACCAGTTGTACCACTACCTGGTAGTGATGTTCTATCGGAAATCTTAATCTTTGTTACTGTGTCGACAACAAAGTTGCCTTTAATATTAACATCACCAACTGTGTATAGTTTATATGCTGTCTTGAGTTCTAGGTTAGCTTCAATTGCAACATTGGCACCTGTCACATTTGATGTAATTGTGTTGCCAACTAGAATTGTGTTGGCCGCAAACTGGCCCCACAACTTAGAGTTAAGATTATTTGATGAGGATCCAGTGACACCTTCGACGCTAGAGTTGCCGGCTGTCAAGACCACAGTGCTAACTGCATTTGCCAATTCGTTGGTAATGTTTACCCACGTAGCAAACGAGTCTGCATTTGCATCAACTGAATTTATTGATTTTGCCATTTTCTTTCCTCAAGTACCTGTCTAAGCAGGTTCTTTAGCTCCTCTACTTCCTCTCGAAGGTCTTCTATCTTTTGACCTTGTTTCTTTCTCAACTTGTAATCTCTCAGCTTAGCTACATTAGTATTTAATATAGCACCAGTTGTTTGATCCTTTATGTAGTCAGGATTTTCCTGCACTCTATAAACTATTTCTTTTTCCATATTATATCTGCAATGCAATTACTCTTAGATCATTAACCTTAGGATAAACATATTCCTTACCACTATCTGCTGTTAGTACTAACTTGACAGCAAACTTCTTAATTACTCTATCGTATCCATCGCCACCGTAGAATGGACCACCTGTTACGCCACCAGTTGAGTTGGCAGCATAATAAACAACAGGAACTGAATTGTTAGCCTGGTAGGCAGCTAATGCATTACCAGCAGCACTTGCTGAATTAGCAAACGAGTAAACATATTCAATATATTCGTCTGGTGAGTTGGTATTTCTAGAACCTTCAATATTCTCTAGAGCCATTAGTGACCAGACCTTTGAATCAAACGATTCTGGGTCAGCAGCATTCCACACCTTAGTGTAAACTTTAATGTCTGTGTTAGCTGGCTTGTTGGCTGTAATGTAGATCTTTAGATCTTCAGCTTCCATCTGATCTTCAAGTGTAACAATCTTTGAAACATACTTGGATGCAGCCGCACCAGTTCTAGTATGTTCATTTGTTGTATTTGCATTGATTAGATTGCGTAGCAACACAACATTATTCTTTCTTAGATCAATAACAGGTGAGATGAAGTTATTGTTTGATGAAAGTGTTGCTTCGATTATGATTGATGAATTTGTACACTGTAGGCCAGATGGTGTAACACCAGTTCTAAATTGGTTTACAGCATTGACTTCTTCCGACTCACCAAGCCATACTCTTGTGGCATCTTGGAATTCGTATTCAATATCATTATCAACACGGAATGTTTTTGTATCTTGAGTGTAGGCAGCACCATTATAGATTGCACCTTTATACGTCAAGGTGATATCTGTTAGAGGAGTCTTGACAATACCTAACTTTGGAACAATTGCATGATAATTAAATTTGTAAAGACCATTGCTTGAAGCAGCAGCTAATTTAGCTAAGCCTAGAATACCGGCTGTATTTGAAAGCGCTGTATCTTCCTCATTACCAGTTCTCACAAATGCAACATCACTATTTGCAGTAAAGTTGCCAGTTGAGTTCTTAATGTAGACTAGGCTGTTTGTCAAGTCTAGTTTGCTTACAGTACCACTGATTGCAGTATTGACAAACCCATTTGACCAACCAAACAATTGATCACCAGCCCTAATACCAACAACACCTGTCAATGTTGATAGTGATGAAATTGAGAATACGTCTGTATTCTTATTTCTAATTGCTGCTGTGCCATAGGTTGATGAGAACTTAGCTCTATATAACTTGAACTTAATATCCTGGTTAATCATGTCGGCATATCTTTGCTGGTTACCAGCATAATAAGCTTGCTCGACTAATGGATTAGAGCCAATTGGCTTATCGTCACCAATATCACGACCACCAAGCTCACCCACCCATAGTAGATAATCTGGTGAGTTACCAATTGGTCTTACACAGAAGCCATAGCTTTGTGCTGACTCGAGATATTGTAGTTGTGGGAATGTAAATACTGTCTCAGCAGTACCATCTGCTGAAACATTAACATCTTCTGGGTTAACTGTAACAAGTGAGTTTGGAAGAATCTTATCCTGATCTGGTAAACCATTTGTTAGTCTAACAAGAAACACCTGAGCACCAAGCGAATCTGATTTCGCTTTGAAATACAAGCCAATCTTTGAGACAAACACACCTGGAATACCAGTTGGTGCTGCTACTCTAAAGACCTGTGTTAAACTTGTATACTTTGTAGATGTTGGATCAGACATTATCGTTCCTCAATTAATTTCTCTTCACATTAACTCTTTCGTCACGCTTACCAGCTCCACCACCATTGCTACCAGATCCAACACCTGTTGAACCACCACCTGGGTTTGGAGCAGTTGGCGTTACTGCAGCAGTGTTTCTTAGTGTGAATGACTGCTCTGCTGTACCAACAACATTTGCGTAGCCATTAGCTAGGTAGAACTGGGCGCGGACTGTAACAGTAGACTCAGCATTCGATGTACTGCTTGAGTACAACGTGAATGTGTCGTTTGTTACCTTAGGTGATGATGAAATGGAGTTTGCTGTTCCACCAAGGATGATCGCAAACTGAGCTCCACTACCACCTGATGTATTACCGTTTGTGCTATTGGCAGGAGCAGTTGAGTTGGCAACCTGGACTCTAATTTGACTTGCATCCAACAAACCAGTACCAGGTGTCAACGATGCAAGGTGTGTCACCTGTACAATGTCTGGACTTGGTGATACTGTTAGGTTAGTTGGGAATGTCAATGTTGAGCCACTTACACCATAATCAGTTGTTGGTGTTTGTAGTAGACCATTAACTGCAACCTGAATATCTGTGTTGCTTGAAACACTTCTATTCATTGTGAAGTTATTGTTTACAGTGCTATTTGCTGTAAATGATTCAGTATTGGCAACTGCACCATTAGAGAAGTTACCTCTTGATGTCAAGTTGACATAGATGATACCACCAGATGAATCAGTAAACAATGTTGCAGTAGCATCTACCTGGCCATTTGATAGCTTGATTGTATCATTGTTTGAATAACCAGAACCGCTAGTTGTAACATACATTTGTGTTACGTTAGCGTATGAGTAGTTTGTTAGAGCTGGACCAGATGAACTTGTGATTGTCCAAACAACATTACCCTCATAATCATATTCTGGCTTAGCAATAATTCTTAGTGCTGTGTTAGTACCAAGAGATGCTGCAGTATCATATGTTAGCGACAACAATTGTGCATCAGTAAATCCAGAAATACCTGGGTTCCAGTTTGTGTAGAAGTCAGGTCTTAGAGCTGGATCGTTATATACGAGTGAGTCTGACAACTGGTTTAGTACTGAAGCAAACAATGTTAACTTCATACCTTCTGGGCTTGTGTTACCTGGAACAACATTTGCGGATGGTGGAGAAGCCTTAGGTAGCTTAGTTAGTCTAATTGTTTGTACTTGTTCCTTCGTCTGAGATGTGTTGTCTGTTACAATCAACGATACATTAATATCTTGAACAGAATTAATTGGCGTAATGTTAACTGTATGTGGACCAGCATTTGCAGCTGTATTCAATGAACACGTTACAGATCCTGGTATTGCACCAAAGTTCCAATTATATCCTGTGATGGTACCATTTGAGATGGTGCTATCATTTGTGAATGTTAGCGTAAATGTACCACTTGGGATTCCACCGGTTGAATTTGCCTCAGCATAAATCGTAGTGTTGCCAGTTACAACAAATCTTGCATCCAAGTTTGGACGTGGAGTTGTGTTGCCTGGTGGCGGAGGAGGAGGTGGTGGTGGAGGAGGAGGAGGAGGTGGCTCGACGATGTCTGGTGGATCTTGTGTTGTAACATCCAACACAAAGTATGCATCAGCATATGATGTATCTAAGCCAGTTGCTCTTGTTCTTCTATCTCTTAGTGATAGTCTATGTGTACCAGACTTCAATGAGAATGCTGGTGCAATAAACTTACCAATAATTTCACCGCGTGAGTCAGACTCGAGTGGTGTACCCCATGTTGTCGTTCTTGTAACAAAGCCTTCATCAGAAGCATTTGGATTTGCGCTTAGCTCACCCAATGCTGCTAGCTGTGAGTTTTCATTATCATTGACAAACAAGTAGTGGATAGTATTTGGCTTTAGGCCAACTGCCTTGAATCCATATACTCTTTCCTTCGAGTAGTAGATAATACCAGCTGTAACCTTCTCACCTGTTTCTGTTGTTACAGATGTGCCAGATTGAGCAGAGATTGTTGTTCTGTCTCTTGCATCATTGGCTGCGGCACCTGGATTGAAGTCGGCAGATGTCTGAACATTATCTCTCCACCAGCCATACTGAGCTGTACCTGGTGTTACAGACTTCATGTTTTCATAAGCCTGAGCTACAGATGATGTACTACCAACTGCAACTGCTCTTGCCAAGTATTCAATATCGTTGGCAACCTTAGGTCTTACATCAATTGTACCAACCCACTTGATAGGTGAACCTGAAATGTTTACAACATCGGAAGCGTATGGTTGGTCGATGAATACTTCTTCTGTATATGGAAGTGTAACCATTGAGCCTGTGATCTGAACATTAGCGTATGATGATGTGTCTGTATCAAACTCCATCTCAATAACTTCTGGGTCAAATGCTGGTCTTAGTAGGCCATTCTTTTCATCGATAGCAATCTTATACTCAGCATCATCTGTTCTACCAAACACGTGATTGTTGAATGGATCAACAAAGAAGCCATTCTGGAATCTTTGGTCGCCATTACTATCAGCAATCGTTGTTTGTAGTGCTAGATTCTCTAGCATATTCAGTGTTGTATAATATTCCAGTCTCTCAATTCTCTTCTCAAGAACCGAAATGTCCTTCATTGTGAAGCGCTTATGAGATAGAATATCATACTTGATGTTATAGTCAGTTCTTTGTAGGAACAACTTCTCAGTATCTGTCAATGAAGGATATGGAGGGACTGTAATATCAGCAATTGTTAACACTTCAGGACTATTTGGAAGTGCTCTTGGTAGAATATCTGGAATACCTTCTTCTACCTTAAACTGTCCTTCGGCTGTCAATACCAACTTATCCTTTCTACCTAGGTAGTAGGTGAAGTTTGTTTGCATTGTAGAGCCAGGCCATGGATTATATTCTGTAGTCTTGGTCTGGAATGTATTTGTTGCTGAAGGGTTAATAGTTGCAGCAGTGAATGAAGTAGTGACTGCAGCTGTGTTAGACTTATATGGTCTAAAGTCAACAACATCTCTTAGATCATACTTGACTGGGGTATTGCCAACTGTTACAGTGTAGCTTGGAATCTCGTATGTCTTGATATATGTCTGTACGTTTGCATTCAACTGATCATTTACTGGATATGATTCTACAGAGAAGAACCCTTGGCCAACAGATGAGTTTACTGTAAAGCAATCAAACTGAACTAGTAGCCAGTTGTTAGCAAGGTTCATTGAAGATTCAGGTGATAATGAAATCTTAGCATGGTCGTAATGTGTGTCGCGCTGACCATTATCAAGAACAAACTCTGATGCCTTGTTGACATCTAGAATAAAGTTTGATGAGTTTGTACCAACATATACGCCTGTAATCTTCAATACATCTGGTACACCCAAATTCCATGGGCCAGTAGCGCTATTAGCAATGTTGTTGGCAGTGTTGATAATTACAAGAGAATTTCTTGTGATTTCTTTCTTTAGAGTAGCACCATCATTATTGTATGCGTAGAATCTAACTGTAACTGCTGTCTGACCATTATATACTGATGATAAGTTAATTGTTGCTGACTCTTGATCTTCAGATGGATCAAGTACTCTCTTTGTACCACTTGTTGGGTTTAGTGCAATAATTGAACCCTTAACGTGTGTTCTTTGGTAGTTGTTGGCGACACTAGTAGAGAATACTGAATTGACTGTCAACGAAGTGTCACTAGCAATTGCTGTGATTCTTCTAGTCTGGCTATGGAAAGGTAGAGTAATATGTTCACCAACAACAAAGTCTTGCGTGAATGTTGTAGATGATCCTGTTACAGTCGTACTAGTGCTGTTACAACTGATTGTACCTACTAAGTTATTTGTAGTACAGTTTGCTTCAACTACCACATCCACCAAGGCTTCCTCAATTGAGGAGCCGTTACTAAATCCTAGAATACCTTGCTGGGCGCCAATACCAAATGTAATTACACCTGCTTCTGAGAGAGTTGCAGCAGTATTAGCAGCTGTATAGAAATAGTTTGTATCGTAGACACCATTAGCATTTCTCAGATCCTTAACAGCTGTCGTATTCAAACTGAATAGTAGTGGCGTTAATGATTGTTCAAAGATTGTAGGGACATTATTTGTGTTTAGAATTAGATCGGCAAATGCTTCTGCATTTGTAGAGTTTGCAACACCTGAGTGGTAAACAACTGATCTTGCATCTTGGAATGTATAGGTACCAACTGGTCTGTAGTTAAAAATGTATAATCTATAGACTGCAGAAGGGTCACCCTTCAATGCTGTTGTTGAGTCAACGTACTTAATTGCTCTAATATTAGCATAGCCAACGATTGTGCCGTTTGCTGTTGAACCTGGTTCTCTGTATGCAGTACCAGATACAGCATTTTGCTCAGCATTATAGAATACAACTTCGCTTGACTGATCTACAGGGAAATAACCCTTCAAATCATTTATAAGGGTGTAGTTGCCAAATGACATTGATGTGATAGCCTGGTCACGGCTGATTGTATCAACACCTCTTCTGCCTGGAACATTTTGTCTATTGATGAATTCTCTTCTTTGACCCTTGACATAAGCTAAACCTTGGCTTACATCATAGAACAATCTTGTTGTATCATTTTCATGAGGCTTGGTTGTTAGGTTGAATGGTTTGACAATATAGTGGCCGGACTCTTCAAATGTTCTCTTAGCTAGCTCTTCACCTAGTAGGTTATACTCTGTGTTTGTTCTTTGGAAGATTGGACCATTGTTTCCAAACTCAACAATTGGGAATGCAATATCGGTATTTGAAATAGCGTTGGCACCAACCTTATCTCTTGCAATAAGTGTTGATACAAGTTTTAATCTATGAGCGCCAGGTGCGTTGATGTTTGTTGTGCCAGAAGCATTATCAAACAATGATGCATCGTCAGTTTCCTTAACTACAACTTCGTCGGTGTTGAAGTATAAAACCTTACCAGCTGGATCACCATTATTTTCATTAACAATTGTTGTATGTTCGCTAACCTTAATGAAGTGGCCCTTATGGAATACTACACCAGGTGATACTGTGACACCGTAGGCAAAGCCCAATGAGTTACCATAAAGGACGCCATTGGATGGTAATACATTTACGGAGTCAATAAATGAGTTGGCAAAGCTGATATAATCAACATCTAGAATGCTTGCTGTTATACCTGCATCTGTTGATAGTGTAACTGTGTCACCAGCAACAAATGTCTTTCTGACATTTCTTAGTTCAACAAAGTCACCAAGTGTATTTGAATATGCATTGACAACAAAACCACGAGCTTGGGATACGTCGTTAATAATCTTAGAGCCATTTGGAAAGTTTGTTGTGTTTACTGTTACAGCTGTATTAACTGTAAGAATAACTTTATCAATGAATGACTACCAGGCTGGTAGATGTTTAGAACTTCACCTTCTGAGAATGTTCTTTGGCCATTTGCAGCTGGCTGGGTATACTTAATAAAGAATCTAGCTGGTGTAGAAGATGCTTTGAAGCCTTCTCTTGCTGAAATAATCTGAGCAACAACGCCTGATGTATTACCAACAACAATTGCATTGGCAAACTGTGTGTTGGTTGATGATAGCGATGTGTTTGTGTTGAACTGGTCATTAATCGAAACAAACTCGATTGCTTGAGCTGTATTTGGAGCAAGGAATGATAGACCACAACCCTTAATAATTGAACCATCTTTGAAGATGTGGTTACCAAATCTCTCAATTTGGTTCTGAAGAATAGACTGAAGTTGATTTAGTTCACGAGCTTGAACGGCAACAGAAGGTCTGAACAAAATTCTATGAAACTTCTTATCCTCGTTGAAATCATCGAAGTATGGAGAAGCATTTAGAACTGTATTTGCGATATCAAGCGACATTCTTTGAACCTCTAGAACTTAATAATCAATCTAATTTGTTCATTAGTTGTATTTGATCTTTGTACTGGTAGTAGATTCTGAACATATAGAATCTCACCAGAATATAATTTGACATCAGGTATTCTTGTGATGTAGTTATTTCCTGCTACCTTAGAGTATTTAGCTCCTGACGCAGCGATGAATGGTGTTGCAGTTGATGTAACATCATACCCAACACCCTCAACTAGTGTGTCATTTACAAATATCTTTGCATTGGCTGAGCCACGAGTCTCACTCTTATTTAGTCCTGTTAGAACTATCTTAGAAGTGTTGGCAAATGCAACCTTACCCCTCGACTGAGAGCCGCCACCAGCGCCATCTGAACCAACCACAAACTCTCCAACCTGGAGTAGAGTTGGTGTAGTGTTGGATGCTGTAACATACACAGTTTGATTGAAATATGAGTTTGAATATCTCTTTCTAACGTCGTATGATTCAGCAACTACTGTATACGAGAATGGTGATTTTAATGTGAGAGCAGTGTCGCTAGTAATGTCAGCAACTTCTTTCTCCTCATCTGCATAGATTAAATAATCGCCAATGTTTACTTGCTGGGTGAACTTAGTTTGGGAACCAGTAACATTTAAACTGTTAGCAACAAGATTAACCACACCATCTGGTGTTATTAATGTGTTAGCTGATAATGGGTTCTTGATCAAACCAACTGTTCTAAATTCTACATCAGATGAGAAATTTAGCAATGCTGAGTTTGAGAACTCAACACCAATACCAACGGCTTGGCAGTATAGCTCATTCTTAACATCATGCCCATGGCCACCAGGTGGTGATATGATTGCTCTAACCTCACCGCCAGAACCAAAGCCAACAGATGTCTGTACTGTTACATTGGCTTGTCTATAATTTCTGCCTGGACTTAGAATCTCAACTGACTCTATGCTACCAACAAATGTTGTATTTGAAACATTCTGCATGACAGCATATGCTACGCAGTTTGAACCAGTCTTTGATTCAATCTTAATATATGGTGCAATCGAATATGGATTATTGTTAGCAATCTGTCCATTAGCAAATGGAATTTTTACAACAACAAACTTACCACTATTATTGGAAACATAATCTCTGATTTCCTTTACATACGTATAGTTTGTTGAATCGTTAGTAATTGTAATAGCACAGTTGCTAAAGAAATCATTAGCTGTTGATGCATTATCGCTAATTTTTACAATTTGCGTATTGCTTGTCGTACCAATAACACCACTATGTGCTGGATAACCAGAACCATTAGCTTCTACAGCGATATTAAAAATAGAACCATCAATGGCAGCTTTCTTAACATCTGTATTTTCAAATACAGGAATGTAATTATCCGTGCCAAATGTTAATAGCTGATCATTTGTTATCTGGTAAAGATATAACCATCTATATCCATCCGATTCAGCTGGAGGGAATCCTGTCTGCGTGTGGCTTGGCTCAATTATAGAAGATGAGCCATTGTTATTGTAGATACATTTGTATACTTTATTTTCAAATGTAATAACATAGAAATTCTTTTCTATTAATGATGTATCTTTATCATCGTAAATGCTATAGATTGTATTTGACTGCCAGCTCTTTTTTGAAACTACTGGTACAACATCAGTATCAGTAATCTTCCTACCAAACATCAATTCATCATGTAGGAATGTTTGTCCTTCATAATCATTATCAATTGTATTTGCGGCAACATCGTCATTTAGATATGGTGATTGTCTGGCTGCAAAAACATAATAACCATTATTATCTAATTTACCCTTTTGGTAAACGTTGGCTGCTGCATTTGTACTAAATGGTGTGCCAACTGTCATTAATGTATCGTTGGCAATTGAAACTACTTGTCTAGATTGCGAACCAATATAGATTCTATCTTCTAGACCAAAATCAGATGTGAAATTGGTTCCTGTGCCTGTTACAGTTGTGCAAGAGCTATTGACAGTTACAGTACCAGACAGCTCAACGCTCAGCGTATTACTCACTGAGCCTATAAAACAATCAACAATATTGCGCTTGAATCTTGTTAACATTTGAGGTCCTGGATCCTATAGTTTAATTATTTATATAAACAGTTTCATATGTTGTCTGAATAGCAGTATCATAGCTTGTCTGAACTTGCTGGTCAGTTGCTCTGGATGTTGCTGTAGCCTTGGATGTTGACTTCATTGTACCAGCACCAGAATCTGTCTGGTAAGTTGTAGTTGTATCAAAGGCCGTTACAAATGATGTTGATCTTTCTGTGTCAGTCTGTCTTGATGTTACCTTATCTGTATCTAGACCAGAGCCTGTAGTTGTTAGGAACACTGTGCTAGTCTGGTATACTGTATTTGGATCAGATGTTCTTGTTGTATCTCTAACATATTCAACTGTATCAGTATTTCTCAATGTTGTTGTAGAACGCTGAGTGATTCTGCTACCGGTGACATAGGCTGTTGACGTATCTACAACTGTCAATGTTTGGAAGCTTGTTGCTCTAACAGAGAAGTCAATTTCAACATCTGTCGTTCTAGATGTGTCAAACTGAGTTACGCCAACTGTATTAATTAATGTGGCTACTTGTGTTAATGTTTGGTAAACAGTTGCTATTGTTGTATCAATATATGAAGATGTCTCATAGCCTGTTGTTGTTGTCTTAGATGTTAACAAGTCAGAAATCGTTATAGTAGTTGTATAGAATGATGTGGATGTTAGTGTTGCAGTTTGGAACGAAGTTGATGTTGTAGCACCACCAGCCGTTGTTGTAGATATTGTTGTATCAGTTGAGATAACAGTAGCTGTGTTTCTTGATGTTTCTGTAGCAAATTGAGTAATTGTGGCAGTTGTCACATCTGTATCAAATGCAGTGTTCTTATAAACAGTATTGGTCAATCTTGCTGATTCTGTTAAGAATGCAGTTGAAGTTGTTGTAGACGTATAAGTGTCTCTTGCCGTTAAGATACCGGTACCGTATGTTGTTTCAAATGCAGTAGTTGTTGTTTTGTTTGTTGCTCTAGTTGTATCATAAGCTGTAGCAGATGATGTTTGGTATGCAGTAACAATAACTGTTGCTGTTGATCTTGTTGTACCAACAACTGTGATGGCTAATGGTAATGTTTCATACCCTGTATTGAATACGGTTGATGTTGTTCTACCACCTTCAAATCTTGTATAAGCACTAACTGTCGATTTGCTTGTAGCTGTAGAAACATCTGTATCAAGAGCTGTGTCATATCTTGAAATTGTATTGAATGTTGTTGTAGTTGACTTAGATGATTGAGTAATTACAAACACAGTTTCAAATGCTGTTGTTGTACTTAAAGATGTGTTACGCAATGTACCAGCACCAGAGTCAGTCTGGAAGATGGTTGCAGTTGCCCTAGAAGTATCAAAGGCAGTCGAAGTTAATGTAGTTCTTGACGTATCAACAATTGTTGAGTATGATGATAGATATGATGTTGTTGTGTTGATAACTGTATCATATCTTGTTAGAGTATCATATGATGTATTCTTTGTTTCGGCAGTCAGCACATCTGTAACAGCTTGGATACCAGTATCATATGTCGTTGTTGTATTGAAGCCAGTACCTGTTGCAGTTGTCTTACTTGTTGAGGTGTAGACATTTGTAAAGACAATTGTGTCTCTTAGAGTACCTAGGCCTAGGTCTGTTTGGTATCTGCTTGCTGTTGACTTAATACCTGTTGTTGTGATATCAGTTGCAAACACTGTTGTTGATTGGAACAATGTTACATAAGCTGATTCAAAGTATGTTGATGTAGCTCTTGATAGGCTGGTTGTTTTAGAAGTAGACTTCATTGTACCAGCACCAGAGTTGGTGTCGTATGTTGTCGTACCATCAAACACTGTCAAGTAATAAGATCCTACAACTGTTTCAAATACAGTAGATGTGGCATATGAGCTCGACATTAGATACGTCGTATCTGTCAGTGCTTCTGTAATATATGTCGTTGTCCTTGATGTTGCAGATATAGTGGATGTGCCTGTTACACCAGTTGTTGCCTTAGCGGTAGTTGTGGTTACATCAGTATCTAGAGCAGTATCCCTATACACTGTATTGAATAGTGTTTGATAAGCAGTGCTTGTATTTCTAGATGTTTGGAATATTGTTTGATAAGCAGTAGTCGTTGACTTGCTAGTTGATGTATTGACTTCATAAGTTGTATCAAATACTGAGCTTGTTGACTTACTTGTACTAATGTTTGTGGCATAGGCAGTGCTAGAACTTGACTGTGTAGCAATTGTTGTATCAAATGATGTTTGTATTGCTGTATCAGTATCAAATGCTGTTGTTGTATTCTTACTTGTAGCAACTTCTGTATCTCTTGCTGTATTAATAACAGTGTTGTATGCTGTTGAGGTAGCAACATCTGTTATTCTTGTTGTGCCAACATTTAGATTTGTATCATATACAGTAGCAAATACAGTCGTACCTTCATATTGAGTTGTAGTATCAGTACCTCTTCTTGTATCATAGCTTGTATTGATTGATGTTGCTGTAGCAAACTCTGTTGTACGAGAAGTTGTCGATACACCACTTACATAAACTGTTGATCTGCTTGTTAGTGTATTCTTATCTGTTGCTTGTGATGTAGCAAAGAACGTTGATGTCTCTGTTGTCTTAGACAGTAATGTAGATACTGAAGTAAGAGGTGATGTTTGAAATGTTGATACAGTTAAGAATGCTGTCACATAGACAGAATCGGTTGTCTTAGATGTATTATAACCTGTTCCATATGTCGTTGTTATGACTGTAGAGAAAGCGGATGTTGTTGTTCTGCTTGTGCCTGTACCATAAGCTGTCAATCTAGATGTTGGTGAAGCTGTATCTGTCGTAATTGTTGTTTGTTTTGTTGTATCAAATACACTATCGTAAACAGTCGATGTTGACTTGGATGTACCAGCTACAGTTTCATATGATGTGCTGAATACAGACGTAGTTGACTTGCTAGTTGCAAAGGCTGTGTCATATGTTACAAATGTCGTGTTAAAAATGACAGTGGCACTTGTGTTACCTAGAGTGCTTGTCTGAACTACAGTAGGGTTTGTTGTTTGATATGCTGTGTCACGTAACGTGTTTCTATTCTGAGCAACATAAGCAGTATCTGTTACCTTACTTGTCGTAACATTTGTATCAACAGATGTTAGCACACCAGCAATAGTTTCATAGAATGTCTGGTATGTTGAGCTATACACGGTTTGTGTAGCAAGAATTCTATATTCAGTCAGAATTGCTGTATCTGTATTTCTTTGTAGAGATGAGGATGTATTTGTATTGAATACAGTGGCTGTGTTTCTAGATTCATCAACAACTGTTTCAAATGCAGTTGTTGTGTCAAAATTTGTATCATAGGCAGTTGTGGTGTTTCTTGCTGTGTTTCTGTTAGTTTCATACACAGTATCAAATGCCGTAGATGTAATTATTGTTGTTACGCCTGTAGTGAACACACTCGTGTTGGTTAGCTTGTTTGTGGCGTATGCAGTGTTATAGCCAGTTACAAATATAGATGTTGTCTGTCTTGATGTGTCAAAGATTGTTGTTGTATTATAGACAGTTGTTGTTGACTTATTTGAAGATGTACCAATAGTTGTTTCAAATGCTGATAGTGTGCTTCTAGCAGTACCAATAACTGTATCGCGCGACGTGCTAGTAGCAATTAGAGTGTCAAATACTGTTGATCTAGAAGTCTCAAATGCAGTGCTTGTATCAAATGTGGTAGCAGTCTGAAATACAGAGGCTGTTTGTTTACTTGTCGATTTAACTGTAATTACAGATGTGTCGGTATTACGATTTGTTGCAAATGCAGTATCGTAACCTGTGTTATAAGTTGTTGTTGTAGAATAAACAGTTGAATAGGTTGTAGTTGTTGATGTTGCTAAACCTGTGGCAGCTGCAGTATTAAATGTTGTAGTAAATGTTGTAGCTGTCTGCTTATTTGTGCTGATGTTTGTTTCAAATGTAGTTGTTGTATTCTTAACAGTTGATCTACTTGTAGCATAAGCTGTGTCAAATGCAGTTGTAGTATCAAATACAGTTGTAGTTGATTTAGATGTTGCTGTTGTTCTGCTGGTTGCAAGAGATGTGGCAACAACAGTATTATAGGCTGTTGTTGTTAATTTTGATGTTGCTGTTACAGCACTTGTGCCTCTAGCTGTATTAAACACTGTTGTGGTTGCAGCACTTGTACCAAATATAGTGGATGTTTGGAATATTGTGCTTGTATCATATACAGTTGTTGTGCCTCTACTTGTACCTGTTGCTTGGGCTACAGTAGTTGCTCTACTTGTATTAAAGTAGAATGTGGTGCCCTTACTCGTGTTGAAGTAGAATGTAGTACCATATGAGGTATCATATGTCGATGTTGTCTGGAATACAGATACTGTTGATCTGCTTGTGCCAGTAGCCCTGCTTGTTGTACCACCAAGACCAGTATTGAATGATGTTATTGTCTGGAATGTAGTTGCGGTCTGGAATACAGTAGTTGTTGACTTAGATGTGGATGTTGTTCTACTTGTTGGGTAGGCTGTGTCAACACTATAAGCAGTTGTTGTAGATGCAGATGTGCCAGTTGATAGTGTTGTAGACTTTGATGTCGATACACTTGTTGATCTTGTTGTGATTGTTGTTGTGGAGATAGTCCAAACAAACTCAACGCGACCATCAGCACCATTACCACCACTACCATCATTCTCACCGCCACCGCCACCACCGGCACCTGGAGCGCCACCAGTTGAACCATCACCAGTACCTGTACCACCAGCACCACCAGTGCCACCACTTGGAGCACTACCACCTTGGCCACCAAAGTTTATACCACCCTGGTTACCTGCATTACCATCCGTGTTTGTATCACCGCCACTAGCGCCAAAGCCACCAAATCCACCTACACCGCCAGTTACAATATCACCAAATGAATCATAATAAGCACACTGGCCACCATTACCTGCTGGAGCAACCATGTTGACGCCAGTACCAGTTACAGTTGACTGTCCACCAGCATCACCTGTTGCAAACGAATCGTCATCATTGGCACCTGGAGGGTTACCAAATCCACCACCACCTAAACCAACAGAATATGAAAATGATGTTGAGCCACCAGTTACAGAAACTGTCTTCTCAACATAGGCACCTGAGCCACCACCACCGCCGCCAAGATCGCCGGCACTACGCGTTTCACCACAGCCACCGCCACCACCGCCACCCCAAACCTTGATAGTTACGGATGTGGCACCAGCTGGAGCAGTTACGTTACCAGATCCACTATTGTATGTGTCTGTCTGCTGTGTAGTTCCTGAGTCTGTTGAATAAGTTGTGTTGTATGTGGAATCATACGTTGTATTGAACGTTGTTATTGTATTGAAAGATGTTGTAGTACTCTTAGTAACAGCAGTTGCAACTAACGTATCGTATGCTGTTATAGTATTGAATACAGTTGATGTGCTCTTGCTTGTATCTGTTTGCCTGCTAGTATCTGTCTGCTTGCTGGTAATAAAATAGAATGTTGTACCATAAGTTGTTGTAGTATCAAAAGCAGTTGTTGTGGATCTATTTGTATCTGTTATTCTGCTTGTTGATCTAGCAGTGTCAGCACCCTGTGTCGTAATATAAACAGTTGCAGCATTATAGGCAGTAACAAATGTTGTAGTTACATCATAAGATGTAATTGTATTGAAGGCTGTTGTTGTACTTTTACTAGTAGCAGTATTTTTTGATGTGTCTGTAGCTCTGTTTGTATCAAAAGCAGTCGTAGTGCCAAAGTTTGTTTCAAATACAGTATTGAATGACGTTGTTGTATTGAATACTGATGTAGTTGACTTGGATGTATCATAGCCAGTATCAAACACTGTATCAAATGTTGTTGATGTGTTGAATACAGATGTTGTTGATTTAGATGTGCTTGTGGCCTTACTTGTGCCAATAATAGTATCAAATGTTGTATTGATTGTTGTACCAGTCAACCTGTTTGTATCAAACACTGTGTCATATACAGTGGCTGTGTTTCTTGATGTTGAGCCAGCTGTTTCAAAAATAGTTACAAATGTTGTAGTCGTATTTGTTGACTTACTTGTAGCCTGGCTTGTATCTGTTGACTTGGATGTGTTGACAGCTGTATTGATAACTGTGTCAAATGTAGTACTTGTAGCATAGAAAGACGAATATGTAGTGTCATATACGCTAGATGTTTGCTTAGATGTATCTGTCTGTCTAGATGTTGCTGTTAATAGGTTTGTATCAAAGACAGTTGTTCTATTTGTTTCGTATGCAGTTGTTGTATTAAATACCGTGCTATAAGCTGTCTCAAATGCAGTGGTTGTTGTCTGGTCTGTACTGTATGTTGTGTTAAAGTTAACAACCGTAACTGTTGATTGTGATGTGGCAGTAGCCAAAGAGGTTGGGAATGTTGTATTGGTTGTTCTTGTTGTGTCAACAGCCGTATTGATATCTGTATCAAATACAGTCACTGTTTGGAATCCAGATTCGTAAGCCGTTACATACTGAGAAGCTGTGTTCTTTGTTGTTCCATATGCAGTATTAAATACTGTTGGGTAGCTAGTTGATGTTGATTTGCTAGTGCCAAATACTGAGTTGGTTGTTCTAGATGTATCTACATCAGTAACATAAGCTGTGAGTGTGACCTGGCCAGTTGCTGTAGCAAATGTAGTTGTAACAGTTGTTTCTGTTGCATAGGAAGTTACAAGCTGAGTTAAGAATACCTGCTGGATCTTGAAGCTTGTTTCAATTGCAGTTCTTTCTGCTTCTTTACGAATTTCAATTTTACTATTGGCAGCGGGTGCTGTCGTAAATACAACATTGTTACCAGAAATGGTGTAATCGGTGCCAAGCACCTGAAGTACTCCATTTACTTTAACCGTTATATTGCTCATGCCCCACCAGGAATGCCAAACGTTGTTGTGCTACCATCACCAACATATCCTTGTGTATTGATATCTGGAGTGGCAACTGTTACTTCACTACTTACCAACACGCGACCAAATTTCTCTACACCTGCTGGATGCCATAATTTTCTTAACAGATCACTGTACTTATTAAACACAATTGACGATCTAACTTCGTACGAATAGTCTTGATAATAAAAACTGTCATGTATGTACTTATCTGAGCTCAAAAACCCTCTTGTTGATTTGAACTCACCTTGACCTTGACCCTGCTTTGAAAGTAGAGCTGTACCAGAGGTAACAAGGTTTGTATTTGAAAGAGATACAAGAGTTACTTCTTCATTTTGCTCATAACCTAAGCCTGAGTCAATTACTTTAACAGAACCAAGTGCATCTGAACCAAATCCTGTAACAGCCGTAACGATGGCATTATTACCAAGTCTACCACTACCAGTTGGTCCTCTACCGGCAGGATGTTCTTGGTCGGAAAATTTAAACTGACTAATTAATGTATCCACAGCAGTAACAGTCAAGTTTGTTGTATAATCAGAACCTGGATTGACAGTAAAGATTTTAGATATTGTGCCAACTTCGTAGATTTTGTAATCCAATGCATCGGCCAAGATTGTATCAAAGCCAGCAGCAACGTTGGATGACAAACCATAGCCTGTGCCTGTTGGGTAGGATGGTGTACCAATAACCATATCATCATAACTGTTTGCTGTAGGAAGATATGTTGTAGTTTGACCAATAGCATTAATTTTTACAATGGAACCAAATATACTTTTAAGATCTGATAGCCCACCAATTCTCAGAGCAGCGCCATCGCCACCACCAGCAATTGTAGGTACTAGATTGGCACCAACACCACCTGATACACCACCAGTTGAGTTGGCAATGGTAACTACAACGGATGTCTGTGCTGTTTGGAATCCGTTACCACCATTGGTGACTGAGAAGTATGTCTGGCCAGTTGCAGTATTATTGAGAATACCACCAGAGCTATTCGTTACAAGATTGGCATATCCAAGTGATGTGCCATTAGAAAATATTAGGTAGTCAGAATTTGCGTATCCTGAGCCACCAGCCTCTACCACAACACCTGTGACTGGACCAAATATTGTGAATACTGTTGTGTTGACTGTATAACCTGAACCACCATCCTTTAGGAAAAATGATACAGTACCATCTAGCTCTTGCAAACTCGTAACAACAACCTTACCACCTTTGCCTGAGCCTTGGACTTCAAGTTGTTCACCAACTGTGTATCCAAATGGAGATGATCTATTTGTTACATCTACTTCTGTTAGTGAGCCAATAATTTTTGGTGAGTTGACAGCAGATACAGCTGGGGCAACGCCTGGTGCCAATCTATTTTCATCAATAAGAACTACTTCATCGTATAGGAAGTTGCCTTGAACATCAGTTAAATAGAAGATGTTAATGTTTTTATTATTAACATATTTTGTCTGGAAGCTTGCAACATAGGCACGGGCACCAGAGATACGTCCTCTGATAAACTCACCAACAAATAGTGAATTGAATGGCTTATAGGCAACCTCGAGGTAGATGTCTCTACTCCAATCACCATCTGATAATCTGAAAACATCATCGCCAGGTCTATAGACACTGATTGAATCACCAAACAGTAGCTGGAACAGAAGCTTCAAGCCACGTTCTGTACCCTTTGATCCGTATACTTCTTTGATGTGCTTCTGTAGTAGTCTCTTATCACCAGCAATATCTTCTGGGATAGGGAACATATACTTCTTTTTAAATTGGTTGACAAATTCATCTACTGTCTTATCAATATCTCTATATTCGAGCAAGCGTCTTGAATCATTTACAACTTGACCATTTGATTCTAGCCACTCAAAGTATGCCTTGACGAAAGCAATGAATAGAGGACCTTCTTCCTTATAGATTGAAGGAAACTGATCAGCAATAAATGGTGAAATGTAACTTTCTAGTTGTCTCATTACTCTCTAATACCATTTACAGTAACAACAAGACGAGCAGAATCAATTTGTAGAATCTTATTGGCTTTTGTTTCTAGGTCAAGCTTTTTTGTTCTTGCGTAGATTTCAAGCTCGCCATTGGTACCAACATCCTCATATACTAGCTCACCAATTGATAGTTCACCAGTCAAATAATTAATAGTACCAATCTTATCCTTCAACAATTGAACCTGGCCATTAACAGTTGATACGAGGACAAGGTTACCCTGTGTGTCATCCTTAATCTTGGCAAGATAATCTACATTGTTTAAGTTGTATGTAAACAGTGATGTTTCAATTGTTGATGTTGTATCTTCGTAAATCTTTCTTGTCGAGGATATTTCTTGCTTCAGCTCATTTTCAAATGATAGAGAAATTCTGAATGGGATGCCTGTATCGACTTCAATTAGTTTGAACAATCTCAATTCAGTGTTATTACTAATGATAGCATCTTCGCAATCATCGATTGCTCTAACTAGCTTTGAGTATCTTAGATCGGAACCAAACTTCTCAAGATTATCATTACCCCATGTGGCAATAGTTTCTTCCACAAGAGCCTGGATATCTCTTGCTGATCTCGCTGTTAGGTTAATATTGTATAGAACTTCAGTAACAACTTCTGCAAAGAAGTACTCTGGATCCACAATAACTGGGTCAATAGAGATAGATGATCTCTCTTTCAGATAGTTGTACATCTGAGTCTTTAGAGGTGTAGAGAGCTTCGTGCCACCAACTGGCTTAGCAGCAACGATAACTTTACCGTACTGCTTTGGCTCTACCTCATCACCACCATATGCTGTAACAACTTCTAGAGATGGGAATGCTTGCTTTGTTAACGCAATATAATCCTCAACTGTTACAGCTCTATTTTGTGTTGGGAAGTATCTAGGAGCATTAAATTTGATTTCTTCATCCGTCTCATGTTCGGAGCCTGATGCAGCTGCTACAACTGTAGCAATAGAAATATTTGTATAGCCTTGAATTGCATTAGGTGCTGTAAATGTCTCAACACCATTGGCATCTAAACCATTTGTTTCTCTATAGTTGACAGTAACAACATTGCCATCCACCAACGACTTACCAATATCACCGTTACCAAATACAAGCTCAAACAAGTGGTCTTCTGCACCTTGGATGAAGTACACATTATCTGTGTTATCTAATCCAAACAAGAATGTCTCTCTATTCCACTTGACTTCTTCTGTAGCAGCAGCTGAATCCTTAACAGTGACATCTACTGATTGAATATCAACATTGGCTGATTGTAATAGATAGCGAGTTGATGCATTGGCAACAAATACTTCTCTTACAATGTTACCTTCGTATACAGCAACATTGGCAGCCTTATACACACCATTGTTTGCTCTAATAACTACAGCTTCGTCAGTTGTAAAGTAGTAGGTTGTGTTATCTTCTGTTCTACCATTCAACTCGTAGTACTTTGGAATTGTAATTGAATCAGGTGCATCAGATGGTGTAATTGTAATATCAACAAATGCAGTAGCAGCTGTTCTAGAACGTGGTGTATAGTTTAACTCTTTAGCATGAGAAACGATTGATTCGCGTAGTTGAGAAGTGTCTAAGAACATTTCACTGCCTACCATGTTTAGGTAGACACCATTCATGTAGGTGTTATATGCTAGCAGATCCAGCAACACAGCCATGTTAGATCCTTCAAAATCGTAATCCTTAAACACATCCTGCTGAGATAGGAATGTTTTTAGGCTTGATTTGTAGTTTTGGAAATCTAGTTCCGATGTTGTAAGGAATCCATTAGCCATGTTATCTTACTCTTTCTAATAGAAAATCTAGTGTTTGAAGGTTTTCAGAAGTATCAACTCTGAATGTAATTGTGACATTATAGGCATTATTGTCATAGTTTGCCTGGATTATCACACTCTCTAGAATGCATCTTGGCTCATAGTTTTTGATAGTTTCGGTGATGTAATCTTCAAGAATACTTTCAGTTAATGGCGACATTGGCTCGAATAATAGAGCTCTAATATTACCACCAATCACTGGATCTAGCAGACGCTCATACTTGTTTGTCATTACTAATGACTTAACAGATCTCTTAACAGCATCTACATCAGTTATTCTTGTTACATCTTCATTGAAAGGATTCAAGCCAAAGCCAATACTGATATCAGAATATCTCGCATTCTTCTTTGCAAATGTTGATGTATTCTTGATATAACTTGACATGGATCCCCTCTCTACCAGTTATTTATATTACCCATTTGCAAATACATTTGGTGAGCCTTTTGTGATCACATTGGCTTCTGTAGTACCAGTAGCATATTCATCGCCAATTCTACCAAGCTCTTTATTGCCAATAAACACATTTGGTGAGTATTTGTCGAGAGTAGATTCATCTGGCTTGCACCCTTTCAAGTTGTGTGGTGCAACCTTGTTACCCTTAACTGGTATCAGTTTATTGTTGGCAAATACTGAGTTTGAATTCACCTCACCAACAGCTGTATCAACGGGGCTAGCGCATTGACTACCGACACCAGTTGGCGATTTAACTAAGTCATCTTTTCTGGCAATAGCTGGCATTATGCTACCGCCGATGGCTTGAGGTCTACAAACTTGTTTCTTGCGTAGGTGCTATGGTTGTTGAATGTAGCCATTGGTAGAGCGCTCTTAGAGCCACCATTATAGGCAATGTGAATCCAACCAGAACCACCATTTGTTGTATACTCTAAAAGAAATTGCTTTGATATTGCACCAACGACAGCATATACCTTTTCAGCTGCCTGGAAGTTGGTTAAACCATGGACCTTAATATCTACAGCTCTACCAACATCGTGATCTGATTTGCCAGAACCCTGTCTATAGGCTGATGTAATAGTAAATTTGAAACCGGCTGCTTTAAGTGGCTCAAGAATATTTTCTGCTAACTTAACTAGGTTACATAGAATGTCCTCTTCCTTGACTCCACCAGCAGCTTTGAGCTTTCTTGAACCACCCTGGGTCATATCAGCTAATGTGAAGTTCTTTGAAATCTTAACTTGCTTATAATCATCTTTTAGTTGGACGGAGCCACACTTAATGTCTTTATTTGTACCACCTGCATCTGGTGTAGATGATTGGCCTTCCTTGACAGCATTGTTTGCTGGTGGTAAGCCAGCATCAGTTCTGATCTTATTGAGATCATCCAGAGACTTCTCAACATCATCCTCTGTAGCCAGAATCTCAAATACAGTTGGACCACCAGATGATTTAGCAATTAGCTCTGGTTCCTTTACAGCACCAAGTGGTTTAGGTGTTGGCTTATTGAAGTGGACCTGGTTGCCTTGTAGTTCGACATTATTCTCAGAGTATACAATCGTCGTGCCACCTGTATCGATGTTAGTGTCACCAGCAACTGCCACATTGAAGTTACCACCAACATCAATGTTCATATTACCGCCAACTCTCCAGTTGGCATCTCCTACTGTTGAGATGTTAGTGTTTGCACCAGCAATAATATTAACAGAGCCAACAACAGACATATTCATGTTGCTACCAACATATGTGTTATCTGCTTCTAATGTAATCTGATATTTGTTATTGACTGCTCTATGAACCACAGTGCCATCTGGATGGAATTCAACAAATGATCCCTTCCTATGGAACACTTGGATTCTTTCTGCATCAGGTGTATCATCTAACTCAAACACATGGCCACGGTCTGTTTCCAGAACATGGTTATACGGATACCTTGCATCAAACTGCGAGAGTGGTTCAGTAAACTTTGTACCATCTGCAACTGGTACAGCTGCAGTTGCAGAAGACTTAGTATAGGCTACAGCATTTCTATCTGGCGTGCCTTCTTCACCTCTTGCATGTCTAGAGTTTGTCCCTTCGCCAATCAGTCTTGGATGGATGCCAGATGGATCATTAAACCCATCATTAACATTTGCTTGCGTTTCTGGAATACTAATATATGATCCAATGACAACAGGCTGCTGAGCCAAGACTCCATCAATAAAGAAGCCAACAACCCAATCGCCCTGGTTGACCATTGGAGCTGACATTATAGCTGTAGATGAGATGAATGGAGCCCATGGCAATTTGTCAGTAGGGAGTAGGGCTTTATCCTTAGGATGATAGCCAATGCAACGAACTCTGACTCTATTGATCAGTAGAGGATCATTAACATCTTCGACAACACCAATGAACCATGTCATTGAACTAAATTGTGATCTACCATCAGTAATCTTAGACATATTATGCTCTTGGCTTTACAAAGTGTGAATTAATATCACGTCTATAATCTGTAATACTTCTTTCGTAACCATCCTTGAATATGTCACAAATTGTTACATAAGAATTCAAATCAGTGATTGAATGGACACAGCTACCAACAATAAACTTACCACTCAACACAAAGTCTTTTTCCTGGGATGAGTCGCCAGCTGCTTGGTTAACATCCAATTCAATAATATCACCTGGCTTGATTCTTGGGTTACCGTACAATGTAACAGTCATTACGGTTTGGTTCATTAGAAGCTTTTGAGCCTGGCGAACTGGTCTTGCAGATGAAATATAGTCCTGTGGCTTATCATAACTTTCATCAGAACATCTGACAAACAATGACTGCTCTTCGTCAGTAAATCTATTGTCTTCATCCACATAATTATCTATCTCTTCATTATCCATTAGCAAATGGGGACCTAGCTGGATAATATCTTTGTATTCTTCCTTTAGATTGAAGATTGTTTCATCAACTGTTCTTGATATTGGATTGAATACAACTGTCTTGTTTTTTAGTAAACCATTAGCAACATTCTTTCTTTGATCTATAGAATTATGATGGGTAAACTCTTTAATTCTAAAATAATCCTTAGATGCTGTTTGATCATCTCTATTCTTTAGCACAGCAAAGATGTATGGGAAGGCGTTTGCTGATTGCACAATCTTTTCTAATGACCTAAAGTATACACCATCTCTAGTTTCATAGAAGAAGAAGTTGGTGTCATTTGGATTGTCTTTTGCAATAGATTGAACTGCAATATGCTCTATTGCCTCAAATGGTGTTACGGATGATGCAATATAATTAATCTCACCAAATGTGTCTGTAATATTGTTTGCCTGTAATGTACCTGGTTCAACTTGAAGATATGTTGAGGCAATTTCCTTTACAATCTCGCTACCTCTATTATTGAACACCTTCTTAACTTTATTTTTTAGACCCTGGTAACCAATATTAGACACTGCTCTGAATGTATAGCGTGTGCTCTTTTGTCCATCAGATCTATCCTGGCCACCAAGCTGCTCGATAATAAACTCTTTTGAGATCTTAATCTCTTTCTCATCACTTGGATCTTTATAGATGTCAATCTCCATAATGTCGCCTGGCTGGATACCAAGACGTTGGACCATGCCACCACCATCAACAATTAGCCCCTCTACATACATGAACTTTGAGAACAATGACTCATACAATCTAAAGTGTCTGACGTAGGTTGCAAAGCCAGTCTCTGTGGCTGACTTATTTGTTCTCTTTCTTAGAATTATCTTATAACCAAACTGGTCTACCTGACCTTTATTGGAAAAGAATGATGTAGCTAGGTTCTGTTGGCTACTCATCAAAAGTTGACCTTCTTGAATAATTTCTCAAGCTCAATAGATACATCTAGGGCAAATGTTCTATCTAATAGACGTATCTTTCTTTTTTCTTCGTTCTTAATAATCTCGTACGTGTAATTATCAACTGCCTGCCAGCCTGATCTTTGAGTTGCATTGGAATTGTCGTATGTTGTCTTTGTCATCCAATAAGAGTAATTTGGATTACGGTAGTAGCTAGCATTGTTGATATTCATAGCTGCTTCCATTGTACCGTACTTTTTGACAATATATCCATCAAATTCTGATTGGGTGAGAGGCCAATCATAATATGGATCAACTAAACTATTAGAAGCCATGATTAACCAGACATAATCAATCGAGCCATAATAATCATATGACACTTCAGTTATTCTCTCACCTTCCTTTACAGTATATGGGTAGAAGTTGTCAAATCTATCGAGAACATCCTTGGCAAGCTTAGCCTTGAGAATAATGTTTCTGACACTATGCTCACCATATTGAACAAGAGGAAAGTTTTTAAAATATTTGTCAGCCATTGTTATCTTCCGTACTTGTTAACAGGATTGGTGATATTGTCTCTTAGCTGGTTACCTTGTCTCTCACCACGAGCTTGGGACTCAGCACCAATTGGTGAAGTGCGGCCGCCAAGGTCACTATTACCACCATATGCATCGAAGCTATCGCCAAGCAGCTGTTCAATTTCACTTAGTTGTAGTTGCAGTTCAACAGCTTGCGGAGCACCAATTAGTCCAGCCCCAGTGTTCTTAAAGAATGCAGGCTGGTTTGAAGGAGCATAGTTGACAGTGACACCTTGAAGAACACATCTACCAAAACCAAACAATGCGTTTGTACCAAAGAATTCAATCTCAACTTCCTTAGGCATTTTTAAAAAATTACCTTGCTTTGTAGGTAGTGATTGTTTTTTAAATGTGTTAATAATGTTCTGAATTACCTGTGAGTCTTCTGGTGTCTCAGGTACGAGTCTAAAGTTGAAATTGTGTCTTCTTAACTCAACGTTTTTAAATACTGTTGTTGTAAATGGGTTTGGAACATTACCAGCAGCAATGTTTAATGCACCACCTACACCACCTGAAATTTGGGCCAATGTTCTGGCTAGGAATTCAGCATCACCGGGTAAGCGTCCAGCAAATGTGCTTAGAGCACTACCAGGGCCACCTTTTGACAAAGCATCACTAACTGCTTCACCACTTTTGATGCCGGCCATAACAGCACCAAGGTCTACTGTATCATATTGTAGATTCAATGTCTCTTGTAGGTTCTCTGGTAGTGGTAAAGCAACGTGAGCTTGCGTAATGTTTTTTGATGATACAGAGCCACTTGAAGCTCTACTGAATGACTGCTCAAACTCAACAAACTTAAACAACATACCCATTCCAAGCTTACCATCCCCTGTAGGAAACACAAGGTCAGCTAATCTCGTACCATCACCTTTCTTCTGTGAAAGCGCAAGAGCTGGATGGTTTCTACTTGTTGGTCCGGCCATATAAATACCTATATGAGTTATAAGGGGCGTTATAAAGTCAAAAATCCACAAAAATACAGAGGTGACCCCACCAATGTTATTTATCGTTCATCTTTAGAGCTTAAATTGATGAACTATTTGGATATGCATCCAGATGTATTAGAGTGGTCTAGTGAAGAGTTCTTTGTGCCTTACATCTCGCCAATTGATGGTAGATACCATAGATACTTCCCTGACTTCAGTATCAAAAGACGTGACAAGAATGGCAATATTGATAAGATTGTGATCGAGATTAAACCATCATCACAAACTAAGCCACCAGAAAAGAAAAGCAGAATGACGCCAAGATACATTCACGATGTTAAGAACTGGGGTATCAATAACGCTAAGTGGAAAGCCTGTCAAGAGTTCTGCGATGAGAGAAAGTGGAAGTTCCAGATCCTAACAGAACGAGAAATCAATGGTTACAAATACTAATATACCTGGTTTTGTTAAGTTGCTGCAGCAGGCAGAAGCTGATGGTATTATACTTGATAATTCTAGAGAATCATTGGAATGGCTAAGAAACAAATACGGTACAATCAGACCTGTAGATGTTATGGAGAGGAAGTTTTTGACTGAAACAGAACGCCGTCGTAAGGTACCTCTACTTGGTAGAATGTATATGTTTCTATACAATCCAAAGTACAAAGAGGAACTACCATACTATGATAGGTTTCCTCTTGTCTTTCCATTTAGAAGAGTAACTGGTGGATTCTATGGCATTAACCTTCACTACCTGGCTCCAAAGTATAGAGCTATTCTAATGGACCAGCTGTATAATCTATTGAATAACACTAAGTTTGACGAAACAACTCGTCTACGATTCACTTATGACCTGTTAAATAATTCAACTAAATATAGATGGTTCAAGCCTTGCGTAAAGCATTATCTCAACGAGCGTATGCAATCAACATTAGTTTATATTGAACCTACAGAATGGAACCTAGCTTTATTTGTTCCTTCTGAGCAGTTTAGAAAAGAGAATAAGAGAAACGTCTGGCAAGATTCATATAGGTCTATAATCTAATGGCATTTAGCATACAAGATTGGAAATCTTCAACAGAAGTTGGTTTTCTAAGACCATCAAACTTCTTGGTTTACGTATATCCACCAGCCTGGGCCATGAGAGAAAATGGCATGCAAGGCTCAGGGGGACCAGACCTAGCGTACCTGGCTGCTGCAACATCACTACCAGGAGTCCAGATTCTCACAACAGAAAACAAGATCTATGGCCAAGGTCCAATGGTTAAGATGCCATATGACATTGGCGTGACAGATATCAATCTAAAGTTCTATGCTGATGCAACTGGCCAATCAATGGCCTATTTCTATGATTGGCTAAGAAATATTGTTAACCTGAGCCATGATCAAGGCCAGGTTAGATCTGGTGCGTTCAGTAACCAGATATCTTATAGACAGGATTATGCAACTAGAATTGATATTATGTTATATCAAGATAAGCTAAGATCAAAGGGATCTGATCCGCAAGATGGTTCTCTAATGATCTTCACTCTATATGATGCATTCCCAGTTACAATGTCTGAGACAGCCCTAGACTGGCAGGCAGGTAACGAAGTAATGGCATTCAATGTCACATTTACATATAGGAGTTTTGAATATAAGATCCTAGGATCTGCAGCAGACTCCACAGCACTGAAGGGCGTTAATGCTCCTCAATTGATCAATGCCGGTCCAATTGATCTCACATATAAGCCACCACAATTTGATCCTAAGGGTGGCGTTGAAAGTGGCCTAAGTAGGCTGAATAGTTTTGCTACAAACATGAGAGAAAACTCTCAGAGAATTAGAACACAATCAGTATCAACATTGAAGGATGTTGAAAGTACAATCTATAATAATGAATACATTAAGACTGCCCAGAATGTTGTTGGTGCTGTTAGTGATGTTAAGAAAACTCTTGGCATTCTAAGAAACTTAAACAATACATTCAAGAATGACTTGAAGAATCAACTGAGATCTGTCACTGGCGGCAAGAGCTTAAAGAATATTTTCTAAATTAACAATTGAGGTGAATCATGCCACTACCAAAAATTAGTCAACCAATCTTCTCTTTAACATTACCATCAACTGGTAAGACTATTAGGTTCAGACCATTCACTGTCAGAGAAGAAAAGCTTTTGATGATTGCTCAAGAGTCTGGTGAACGTAAAGATATCATTAACACATACAAACAACTAATTAACAACTGCTGCATCGATCCAGTAGATGTAGATGGTTTGGCATCATTTGATATTGAATATTTCTTTATCAACCTAAGAGCTAAGTCAGTATCTAACATTGCCAAAGTACTAATCAACAATGAGGATGATGGGCAGCAGTATGAAGTTGAATTCAACCTTGATAAGATTGAGGTTGTGAAGAAAGAAGGTGTGACAAATAATATCAAGTTAACGGATACAATTGGTGTTGTACTAAAGTATCCAACATTTGAAACATTAGTTAATAACAATAGTGACAAGGTTGACATCCTAAGTATTTTAAGAGGCTGCATCACCCAGATCTATGAAGGTGATGAGGTGTTTGATGTAGCCAACTATACAGCTAAAGAGCTTGATGAGTTTATCCTTTCATTGAATAAGCAGCAGATGGAACAGATTCAGGTATTCTTTGAATCTATGCCAAAGATTGTTGCCAAGAGCAAGTATATGATGAAGGATGGTACTATCAAGGACGTTGTTATAGAGGGCATCGACAATTTTTTCTAATATTGGCTGGGTATAACAACCTGGCCAATTATTATCAGACGGTATTTGCACTTTGCCAACATCATAAATATTCAATTAGTGATGTTGAAGATCTAATACCATATGAACGTGATATCTATATTACACTATTGATTGATTATATCGAGAAAGAGAAAGAACGATTAAGGCAACAAGGTATTACGGACGTATAAGTTAATGGCAGATAAACCACTACCAATAGTCAATGATGCAGCTGCAAGATCAGCTGTACTTGTTAAATTAGAGCAACCTCAATTTAAGGCTATTGAGAGATTGGTTGTATTGGCAACTAACATCTCAGATAACTTATACAACATGACTGGGTTTATGGGTGCCCAGTTAACTTCTCTCAGAGAGACTGAAGAAGCGCTGAAGGCGATGGCTCCAGATGAGGCTAAGCAATTAGAAGCATCTAGAGAAAAAGATAAGAAGCCTGGCGAGATGAAGGATAAGAAAAATCCATTCCAAAAGTTGATTGACTTCTTTGAAGGGCTAATCAATATTCTTATTCCATTCATTGTTGGCTTCTTCATAGGATTGAAGAAAGAGCTTGGTTTAATTGCTGCTCTCGTTCTTGTTTTCAGAAAGCAAATTATGTCAGTTCTCAAGGAGCTGCCGAAGATTATAGCATTCATGGCTGGCTTCCTAAAGACAGCAATTGGTAATGCTATCAACTCTCTAACTAAAGCATTCAAAGGCCTTGCAGCCAAGTTTCCATCAATAAGTGGTAAAGTTGCCCAGCTAGCTGGCAGACTAATCAACGAATTCAGGGGCGTGCTTGTTGCATACTCCTCTCAGATTGAAAGAATAACAAAAGTATTTTCAGGTGGTAAGTTCGCCAAGATTGTTGATGGCGTACTAGATGCATTCAGACAGGTTGGTAAATTCTTTAGTATGATTGGCAAGATTGCTGGTATGGCTGGCAAGGGCGGTTCTATTGTAACCAAAGCCATCGAAGGATTGTCAAAGTTTTTTGCTGCTGGTGCTAAGGCAGCTGGTGTAGTTGGTAAGATGCTAGGGGCTGTTGGTAGATTCCTAGGTCCTATTGGTGTTGTCATATCAACTATCATGGCTCTATTCAAAGGTATCTCTCAAGCATTTAAGGGCTTTGATGAAGAGGGTGTGTTTGGTGCCATCAAGGGATTCACATCTGGTATAATTTCTGGCTTGGTTGGTTGGATTGGTGATCTAGGCTCATGGCTACTAAGTAAACTACTTGGTATGCTAGGATTTGAAGAACTAGCTGCTAAGATTGGCGAATTCAACTTCACTGAGTTCTTAAACAACGCAATCCAAACAATATTTGATACACTAAAGGCATTTGTTGGAAGTATAGGTGATGCATTTACTAAGATCATGTCAGGCGACATCCTTGGTGGCTTGACAGATATGATTATAGCTCCATTCAAGGCACTTGGTGATGCTATCAAAGAGATATTCAACTTTGACCTTGCTGCTTTGGCAAAGAAACTTCTGATCGCCCTTGCACCACCTGACACGTTGCTAGGTAAGTTGGTTGGTACTGGTCAAATGCAAAAGGAAGTTGCCAAGTCGGATGCAGACATGGCAATGCAAAAGGCAGAGAAAGAGAAAGCTAAGCAACAGCAATCAAAACCAGAACAAGCTAAAGCTGTTACACCTGCTACACCTGGTCAGGCTAAGCCAGCAGCAATGCAGCCACCTGCCCAACAAGCTGCACCAGGTCAAGTTAAGCCAGGTACAATTACACCAGTTGCTCAGCAACCAGCAGCAGGACAGGCTTTAGCCAACGAGTCACAGAGAGTTGCTGGCGCCGGTGGTGCAGCAGGTGGATCAAGTTCACAAAGTGTTGTCGCTCCAGTAACAACAACAAACGTCAACCAAAGTAGTAGTCAGAACATTAGCATGCCTACTTCAGCCACACCAGTATTTGGTATGCAGGCAAGCTTCTTTGGTGGCGGCCAACCAATGTTTGGATTCTAAAAAAGAAAGGGGCCAGTTTCCTGGCCCCTCCATATCACTAATCGATGCGTCTACACGCTCACCAATGATATTATTCTTCAGCTAACTTTTTAAAGAAGTCTGGAAGGTTATCTTCTGAATCCGAAGGCGTGAATACATCATCACTCTCGTTCCAGCTCTCCTTTTGTGCCTTAGGTGCTGCAGCCTTAGGACGATAGGCAGGAGCTGCCACCTCATCCTCTTCTTCCTCAGTAGCACGAGTCATTGGAGCACTCTGGCCAAGTGACTTAGCCAAGCGAACCTTCAAGTCATCGTAGCTCTTGAACTCCTTCTTGTCAACAAATTGAGCAAGAGAATGTTCCGACTGCCATACCTTCTCCAACTTACCATCATCATCGAGCAATGCAGCTGGTGCATCGAACTCAGACTTATCGTAGTTGCGGTAGCCTTCAACCTTACGAATCTTCAACTTGAAGTCAGCACCTTCCCACATATCAAATGGGTTGACAGACTTCTCATCTTCAAACTCTGGGTACATGGCATTGTTGATCTTATCATAGATCTTCTTACCATACTTGAAGAGGAATACCTTACCTTCGTTAGAAGGATTATTAGGATCACGAACAACATAGATGTTCGAGATGAAGTTGAGCTTACGCTTGCGAGCTGAAACAATCTTCTTGTTTGCATCAACACCACTATTCCAAAGAACAGTGTTCTCTTCACATGCTGGGCACTTATCACCAAGAGTCGTTGGGCAGTTCTCAATGAACCAACCACCAGGACCTTGGAAGCCGTGAGAGAATACGCGAACGAAAGGATTGTCTTCACCAGCAGGAGCAGGAAGGAATCGAATGACTGCAAAGCCATTCCCTGCTTGGTCAACGCCAGGCTGCCAGAAACGATTATCCTCGTTACCACCGCCTTGCTTATCGTTGATCTTCTTTACTGTATCTGCCAACTTATCAAAGTCGGTCTTACGATTGCGCTTTAGTTGATCGAATGCATTTGCCATATAATTGTATCTCCGTATAGATGTATAGTGTATTAGTTTGTTCACAATTAAACATAATATACACTATTTATAATACCATTAAAGATCGAAATAGTCAACAGTTAACTTCTTAATTTTTACTTTATCGTACTTGATGAATGGTTTGTACTTTTGTAGTTTATTGTATTGAACTGGCCATATTGCCGGATCCATAATCTCACTTTCCCAATAAGGGAAGAAGTTCAATTGGGAATTTAGCAAGATCACCGTTTCTGGATAAATAGTAGTCCCGATCAGCATCTTTAATAGTTTAGGATGTTGACCATTAGCCACTCTTAGCGATTCATCTGGATCGTGGGCTAACTTCTTTATGTCTTCTTGATAAGTGTAAGAGATTGCATCTTGTCTCTTCTTCCACTTTAGATAGACTTCTTGGCTAGTATCGAAGGAAACAATATCTCCAATCCAAATATTTGGATCATCAACAAAATTAGATACAAGCAACCCAAGAGGATCAGAATGTTTCTGAAGCTTCGAAAAGAAATACTTGTCCTTGCGAACCTCAAAAGAAGTGAACTGAACCTTGACTTTGCCATTATATTTGAAGAAGTCGTAACTAGTATGAAAGTGATTCTTGATTGCTACGTAAAGTTGATACGCTTCGTATGGACTTTGTAGTTGCATCGATATACCACTTAGGAGGATTTACAAATCGCCAGCGAGCAAATTTAGACTTGCTACCAACGTAAAAATTTCTATATGCCTTAACGGGGTCAGCATCCTTATACTCGTCTGGCATTGCCTGAACAAACTGCTGTGTTCTACGTGGATTGTAGTTAGGAATATTCTTCGGCGCGCCAACACCAATCATGTACTCGAGTATGCTCTCGCAAGCATGCTTCTTATTGTACCGCAATGTATACTCTTCACATAGAGCATAGGTGTGGGCAACTAACCAATCGTAGTTTACAATGTCATCGCGAATCCAAATGTTACAAGGATGGTTGAAATGGACAGCATGATAGAGGACACCATTACGACCATCATCCAAACGATATCGAGGAACATTTCTCTTACCGGATACGGACGGCGCAATTTCCATCTTACCATCTAACACCCTATGACACGTTGATAGCATTTGAACACTCTCTGTAACCATCTTAACAACATGCTGGTCACATAGCATCTGAGCTGCTACAACAGGGTTACGGTCAACTATAAAAATGTTCATGAGTGTATTATACTACATCTCTTTGGAAATGGCAAATCCAAATTGATAGACAATTCTGTTCTCTGGTCCAGCTATCGGTAGCGTGTAGTGAAGATCGGTAGTTGCATTGAACGACCAAGCGTCACCTTTACCAATGTCGTATGATATATCCTCAATAACTGGATTATACGATGGATCTGATCCTCTGTCAACAACAATATTGAATCTGTAGTTGAACTTATCTTTCCAATCAGGACTTGAGTAGATATCTCTATGTTTGTGAATAAAACCACCTGGCTCAATATAGGAAATTAGAATTCCAAGCCGAGGGTCAATGTTGCCATCAGGTATATCTAGAGTGGAGAGAATCCGCATATACAAATTGTGAATTTCATTTGTATAGTATGCGCCATTGTGGTCTGTCTGAGGCGATCTTTTAAGAACGAGAATCCATCTCTTTGAGTAAACATGGTTTGGCCAGAAGCGTCCACCTTGAAAGTGGGTATCTGCATAATGTTTAAGATGCAGCCTTTCTTCTTCAGTAATAAAGTTTCTATGGATCTTAAATTCCATCTGTATGCTTGGTTAACTGCTTTTGGTGATCAGGGAAGATAGCATCTATTGTTCTATCTATCTCATCCCAATTGTCTTCTACTGCTCTCTTAGCAAATTCCATCTCAACATACTGACCAAGAATCTTATCTTCTGTAGCACTAACAGGAATCTTAGCACCCCAGATGATAGTATGGGCAAGATTGTACACCTGACCAACTACCTTTCCATCATGAACTTGGAAATAGTAGTGATTGTTCTTATCCGCACATCGCCATTGACGCTTCATACTAATTCCAAAGACCGTTATAGTACTTACCAAATAACTTGAAGCCATTCTTTATACGCTCATCATGAGCCTTCAAGCCTTCCATATCCATTTTGAATGTATGGTTTGGACCAGGAATGAGCTGACTATACTTGAAACCCTTAGGGCCCTTCTGAGGCCACTTGTATGGGTCACCAACTTTCTGGTCATTCTCATCATAGGCTTGATGGTAGTAGTCAGCCTCGCCACTATAGTATTGTCTTTCCCAATCCGTGAGCTTTTGACCAAATGCCCAAATCATTTCATCAAGAACATAGTCCCAACGATCAAAATGGAATGCATCCACGTCGTAATCATTTTCTTTAGGAGGAGCAGATGTGGAGCGAATGTTTTCAGGTACATCACAATCATCAACATTAGGAGCACCATGCTTTGTTTCTTTCAGCTGCTTAAGCATTGGAAGAATGATATACGATAGTGTATGGTCCATTGACCAAGTATCGTACTTATCAATCTTAACCTTAACAGCACGCTTCTTCTTAGATTCAATCCATAATAACAACTTATACAGCCAGGTTCCATGTTGCTCTCTTTCTTCAACAGAAGACATAAGGCTAGCCACAGTTGTGCTGGGCTTCAGATCATCCTTAGGTTTATTTGTACCATAGGCTAACCATTCACCCAATTGGTGAACGCTATCGTCACCTCTTTCCTTCCAAAAAAGGATCTTCTCGGCCAACTGATATGGGCCGAACCAATTAGTGTATGGACCAATATAAACTTTCATTAGCTTTTCTTACGACGTGCCTTTCGCTTCTTAGAACCTAACTTAGCCCGGCCCTTGCCAAATCCTTTAGTACCTGTTTTAGCTGGCATTGTATTAACCCTCTGGCTTAATAATGTGGTTTGGATTATTGTGATCAAAGTTAGTCATTTCAGGATCAGGGTAGTTATCCAACCACGACAGATCGAGCTCTGGCTTCTGTGTACTATCCTCAAACCTGAAATCATTTACAACTTCAATACGATCATCAATATCGAAGCAATAACCACAGGCCTTCATAAAATGAAGAACTTCTTCAAGCACCTGGGGTACTCTAACATCGACACCGTCGAAGTTGACGTTAACATCCTTACCATCTCTACGCATAGACAAACTGAAGTATGTCTTTGGATCAATATCATCGATCATAATTCCTTCTCCCGTCTTACTTGTTCTTTCTCAACAGCAACCATTAACCTATCTTCTGAAAAGTTAAGTTGGGTAGTTGCTTCTTTGATTGCGTTAAGGATAACACCAACTTGTTGTTCAACCTTAATGTCTGCCTTATTTCTATTGACAGCCATCAAAGCTTCAGCGCAAACTTTAGAAAGTTCGCTAGCCTCGAGCATTAAGTATTGAATTGTTTGTTGTCGTGAATCCATAATATTAAATTGGTGGGCCCAGTAGGATTTGAACCTACAGTCAAAGGATTATGAGTCCTCTGCATTAACCGTTATGCTATAGGCCCTTTGTGTTAGGACCTTTTGAATATTCGTGCAAACCAACTTCTCTTAGGAGGCTCTGCTTGCACACCAGTGTCAAAGTCTTCTGCCTGTGGTTCTTCCACGACATCAGTATTGACATCCATCTCAATGACCATATCTTTTAGAGTGAAGAATCCACCTTGTGCCTTCAATGTCTCTGCCTTAGCTTTGGCATCAACGAAGTCACGGTATTGACCTTCAACATTCCAAAAGTTAAACAACCACTTCTTAGAGCGATACTCAACATTCCACTTTCCGTCAATCACACGGACGCGAACCTTATTGATAGGTTTGAGTACTAACTCTTTACCGAAGTAGTCGATGGTGTTCATTCACTAGTCTCGTCTACATTCTGGCCAACAGCCATCGTCCCACGCTTATTAATGTAATCGCGATGGTGCTTATGAGCAGTTCTCCAGATACGTTTCAGCTCACCACGCTGTTGGTTGTTTTCAATCCAACCATAAGCTGACTCCATTGCAAGCATACGCTTCAACGAACGAGGGAAGTCGGATTGAAAGTCACTTCTGTTAGCCATATTAGTTATTAACCTCAATATCACGAATATCATTCGTTACAGCTCTAGAAGCTTCGGCCATACTAGGTGCCTGTTGGGTAGCCTGGAGCTGCTTCTGTGCCTGTACCGAAACATTGTTAATCAAATTCATAGAAACCTTAGCAGGTAGTTCTGCAAGAGCATTAAGTACGAGGTTAACATCCTCTACACTTAACACTAGCGTTAATTTTTGGTCAGCCATTAATATCACTCCTTAGATATAAAATATTTAGCCATCACTATAGCTGAATCACATCCAAACATCAACAGTTATTTAATGTTTTTGGAGTCATCCGCTGTATCTTTATCTTCCCTAACCTCAATGAACACAGGAAGAAAGAGACTCGAAACACCAGTTCGTTGGTCAACAATCCTACCATTATACTTAATGGAGATTACTTTACCAACAACGTCCTTAGTGATCTTATTACGATCATAGTCCGTAAACCCAGTGCCTACGTTCACCTTAATCTTGCCGCAAGCTGACTCAAGAACCAGGGCACCTAAGCGACCGGCATTCTTACCAGTACCCTCGACCCAATCGACGCACATTAGATCGCATTCCAGTTCTCCCTTGAATTTGATCTGGTGTTTCGCTCTCTTATCTTCCCATTTGGAAATCAAATCTTTTAGGATGATGCCTTCCTGGCCCTCGCCCAACAACTCTTCAAACATAGCCTGCGCCTCTTCGATGTTGTTAACATCCTTGTTCCAAACCTTATGAACCTTGCCAACTCGGAATTCGTTCTTCTCGTAGGCAGCATTGTCCATTGAAGAGAATAGTGAATTCAGTCGCATACGATAGGGCATCGAGCATTCGCTTTTTAGGAAGTCCTCATACGGAATCCAATCCCAAACTGTTGCATGGATGAGAGCAGCATCACCAAGAGTCAAAGTTCCTTTCTGAGCCTTGGAGAGAATACCATTGCCAATCTGACGAGGCATGAACTGCATTGTGTCATTATCCATGACATTAAGTTCGCCATCAAACACGACATTGTCGCTACCAGCAATGGCCAAGAACTCTGGCTCAAGCTGACCAAGAAGATTCAACAACTTACCATTACGAGAACGAAACTCTACAGAGCCATTCTTTACAATAGCATTGAATCTCATACCATCCAACTTCAATTGGACATTGGCAGGCCATGTAATCTTACTTACGAGCCTGTCCTCATATCCAGATGCAAGCATACAAGGATACGTAGCAATCAGACCAGGCCAAATCTTATTGACTGTGGCCTCTGATACACCACAGCGTAGATCCTTTTCAATCACTCGCTCAACAACCTTAGCATCTTCTGGCTCAAGGTTCTTGAGAACATTGGTTAGATAATCAATGGCAGCATTGCCTGTTACAGCTCTTGTTGAAAGAGGCAAGAGGTCTTCAAGTGCTTGTGCTAGTGACACATATGGGCCAACATCGGTCTTATACTTTGGAATCTTCCGGATGTAGAAGTTAATGAAAGGATCAAGAGCCAAGAAGCATGTACGCTTTAGAACTTCGTTATCCTTATTGGCAGTCAAGATAGCCTCCTTCTCCAAACGAGAAGATGTTGCTGCCAACTGATTGAAAATCGAATCTACCATATATCTGCTTCCGGTTCCTCAACCAACTTGTATTCAATTCCAATGTACAGAAGATCTCTGTAACTGTAACCAGCAAACTGCTCTAGCAGTTCGAAGTACTTACAGGCAAACCCATCATCATGCTCATCATATCCAAGCGCATGAACCATCTCATGTATTAAGACAGTTCTCTTACGCTCAGACCGAGCAAGCTCAACCTTCTCGCCATCGAAGTAAGAGAAGTACCGTCCATTATACTTGGTTCCTTTGCCAGAGACAACACGAGGCAATGGATCTTCCTTACCTTCTGACTCCCAGATCTTGTTTGCAAGATCCTGGAGCATCTTCATCGGAAGTGAAGGCTCGCCCCAGAAGTACTCTCGTTCAAACTTATAGATCTTACGAGTGTTAATGTCTTCTCTAAAGATCATATCAAACTCCAGTACGGTGTATTCTTAAGTAATGACCATTACCAGTTACCTTAACTTGGTCAGTATGACCAGCTGCAGTCAACGCCTCTTTGATAGCATCAACCAGATCAGGTTCCCACGTACCAGTTTTACAGAATGCAAGATTGTACAAACTTGGATCAGTCTTACTCTTATCCATATAACCATAATCCTTAGTACCAGAAATTGTACGGACAATCTCTCTTACTTCTCTATGAGTTAACATATTAATAATGCTCTTCAATCCAAGTGTCTTCTGGTTCGCTGACTAGATCATCATAACTTACAACATCACCATCTTGATGGCTATAGTCGAAGTCTCGGTTGAAGTAGGCCTCAAGTTCACGTTCGGTTAGGAACGAGTACTTTGCGAGTACTTCACTACGAGTTGCGCCTTCGGCGATCATGTCGTTGATTTCAATATCAATTTCACTGAAGAAACCCATTTTTAATCTCCTTTGCAAGCCAAGGGCTCGTCTTGTTAAGTTTATGAATGTTGTTGATACTATGTTCGATGTCTTTCCGAAGCTTCGGATTGTCGTTCATGAAACGATGCATCATGCTAAAGACGTAGCCAAGAGTGTAGTCTTTGCCACCTCGAGCTTCGAGAGCATCGAACAGTTGTTGAAGAGAAGCCTCATTGAGTTCTGAACTAATGTTTTTCATCTCATTCCCACTCCTTAAAGTTCTGGTCAGCTTCATTCTCATCAAAGCCAAAATGATACTCAGCAATCTGTTGAGATGTCATATGCTCTTGAGTAATCTCCTTACTGTTGAAAGTAACGTAGCCGTTTATGTCAGCTTCCATGTAATGGGGTCTACGACCACGACGATAGTAACTATCAGCGCGACCACGATCATAGGGACTACCATGACGATCATCGATGTTCATTACTTCCACTCCCTAGGATCGATACCATCACAGGCATCATCGTAGCCACCAAGGCGGCTCTCGATCCAAGCAAGCAGCTCTTGCTCCTCTTGCTCGGCGTCCATAACACCCTGGACGAGTTCGTACTCGTTCCAGACCTCTTGTTCAATTGCAGTTGTTTCCATATGCGTCCACTATACGCGAATGGTTAGCAAAGGCAACACGTAGAATCAAGGGGTTACAGTATTTCACGTAACTCCTTGATTTTTAAGGATTCGTAACTTGTTGATTCTACAGGACTTTTTAGGATTGCGGTTTTAGGCAGGCCAAAAGGCATTGGGTAGCCTGCTTTTCATTAGATATGAAGTGGTCCAGGACCTGGAACCTAGAACTAATGTAATCTCCAAATTCAAACGTCGTCCACTCTCTTACATGGCAAATGTTATCTGGAGGACCATCATGGCCTTTTGGAAAGAGCATACGGTCAGGAGTAGAGAATACGATCAATTTAGGGTTAGCAGCTTCGATTGTATCTAAAAGAGGATCTGGATCTAGAATGTGTTCGATGACATCGGAACAGATGATCATATCATATCCATGGAAGACATCAAAGCTGTCAGACCATTCTTTATCTGGGTATGTCTTCTTCAACCAATCAACAGTTGGTGTAAGATCAGTGCCAAGTGTCTTAACATCATCAAAGTACTTAAGTAGTTTGAAACCAGACCCAGTACCAATATCCCATACACTTGTTAGCTTGTGAATATCAAACTGCTGGCGAGCATACACATACACTTCTTTCTGCCACTCGTCTTTCATTCCAGTGTCGTTATAGAACATGTTGTTCAAACGAACCTTGTAGCCTTCTTTTATGGAATATGTTTTCATTTCTTTTGTATCACCAGTGATCCATCTACGATTGACTTAGTATATGTAGCTTGGTGAATAGTAGAGAAGTATTCATCCACAGCCTGCTTACATCCATTCCAATCTGAATAGTCATCAATAAGAACAAATCCATTACTGACCACCAGTGGATATAGAACCTCTAATTCCTTCTTAGTAGAAGAATACCAATCGGTGTCTAATCTAGCTAGAGCAATTGTACCTGGATGTGTTGTGTCTAAAGTATCTTCAACCTTACCAACAACAAATCTACAGTAGTGATTATATGTAAGAGCAATCTCTTCTAATACTGATTGTACAACATCTAGTCCAGCTTTACACCAATCGCCTTTATTCTCTTCATACATTCTCTTAGAAGTGCCACAATCATTTTCACCTGGTTCTGGCATTCCTTCGAATGTATCATAAATGTAGATCTTCTTGTCTAAACAATGCATGGTAATATTGTGTAGCATCAAAGCCGCTAGGCCACCTCTCCATGTGCCACATTCCACAAAGTCACCAGGTATATTGTTATCCACAACATAATGAATAGCTCTAGCAAGCGCTTCTACTCGCTTCTTGCTACACATTGTATTATTGTAAACAATTGAATCTATATCAATCAACCTTATCGACCTCTGGTAACTTATCAAGGGTTCGGGCATGCTCACGGAGCAATTGCTCAAACTGACGGAACAACTTCTCGAACCGAATATTATATAGCTGTTCAATACCAATAAGAACATTGGTGATTTGATCTTTTGTTAGGTCACCCTCTAAGACCTCTTCAGAAAGATCCTTGATGTCTGTTGTTACACCCCAGCAAGACATAATCTGAGTTTCAAACTCAAACCTGTCGAAAGCTGCAAAGATCTTTCCATCCTTATCCACAAATGCTTTACTCACTTACATTCTCCCCATAATACTTCAAAAGTAAATTTAAGGCTTCTATGTGCTTTTCTAGAAGCAGCACATCGAACTCTTTCTCTGCAACGAAGACTGCCATACCAGAATCATCATTTCGTTCTTGAAGACGGATCTCAAGATTCTCTAGAGTACTCTTCATTGAAAAGACAGCGATACTATCTACAGCGTCCCATTCAAGTTCAACAGACACTTTCCTATTCATGTTCTCTCCCATACGTGTCCACAATCGGGACACTTCCAAGCCACAGTTCGGTCTTCATCACGATCATATAATGCAATCGCACGACCCCACTGACCTTTTTCGCGAGTGGCACCATACATATCGGCAACTCTTGTTGCTTCTCGCTCGTCTCCAGTTTCCTTGAAGAAGTGTTCCCAAATAGAACCACCATCAAGATTCGCATTGCAATTTGGGCAATGACCATGTTCGTTTTTCATACTTTTATTATACTCTAGCAAGAGTTACAAGTAAAGGGTTATTCTTGTTCCATTTCTATTTTAGGTCGGCGAGAGAAAAATCGGTCAAGTTTCCAATTCCATCCACTATACACATGCAAGAATCCGATATTGATTCGTAAGTATGGGAGACTTATTCCGACTCTTATAGTTGAAAACCCCACTTCAGCATCTACACCGAAACTCACATGATCCATCGACCAAACATGAAGGAGCAGCCATTGCAAACTGTAAGCATTAGAACTATATTTGTCACCCTTTCGATAATGAAATCGAGGAACGATAGGACAGAGATCATTACACCACCACTTGTGTAGCGGATAATGTTCCCACCATTCCAGTTCGCGCTTTGCTTGCATATGTTCTCTCACTTGTTCTTCACTTTTCATATTTCATTCAAACCCCTGTGTCTGTTTTAGGAACTCAATGTAATGATCGATGTCTCGAATTGGTGTTCCATCGACTTCATATCCAGGTTGCCAGTCATACAGAAACCAATCGATTGCGTCGAGATGCTCTCCGAAAACATATTCCACCATCATATTACGATCACGAATGCATGAGTCAATATACGGTGTGTTCCAGAAAACCATCTGAATTTCTGATGGAACACTGTTCAGCCACTTTTCTCTGTCAACTTGATTTTGATAGAGTTTACGAAAGATCTTTTCTCTGTTCATAATTTCATTTCTCTATAAACAGAAGTCGGAGTGTATGGGAAAGTCACAGGAACGCGACTTCCTTCACTCGTGAAGTAACTCTTGAATTGCGTACCATCTTCACGAGTAAGCCATTCGTAAAAAATGATTCCGTTAATGTCATATGCACCATTATCATCTTTGAACACATGGCTTGCGCGTTTGTTCTGATAGACACGCCCACCATCACGTTCGGCAACATCGATCCATTCCCAATCCTCACCAGTCAACGGTGCGATGGGTTGAAACAGTGCCAGTTTCTCAAACAAACGGACAGTGTATGGTGCAGTTGTGCCAGAGTGATCTCCTTTGGCAAACGCAGCAAGCAAATCCAAAATGTGATTGCAAATTTCTTCTTGCCACTCATCGCGGAACTTTCCGTTTTCGTCAGTCCAACCAGCGGCACGAAATTCTTCTAAAGCATGTTCTTTATATCTACTCATTTTATTAACTCTCTACACTTTGCAACTGCATCTTGATGAATCATCGTTGCATTGGTTTCGAGACAATTGTTATAGATTCTTTTCTCAGTAAGAGTGAATCCAAGCAGATATCCCAAAACAAACAGAAATACAGCAAGCACAATAATTGGAACTACATAATAGTGTTTATCATCATACATATCACTTTACTCCAAGCGCATAAGTAATTTCCGCATACAAAATTGCTATCATTGCAACTAACATAACAAATGGAAGGGCAAGCATCCAAATAGGGAATGTGATTGTAATAATCCCAGCAAAAATTTTCTTCTGTGTGTTACTCAGATTCTTTATCATTATACATCTCCCATTCTGGTGTATGGTGCCATTGAATCTTAGGATTTGTTTTCTCGTATTCAGAAACCAACATTCTAAGAGTCCACATATAATCAGTTTCAAAAGTATCCAACCAATTACTAAAACGACCCCAGTCCTCTGACTTCATGGGTGGCAATCCTATTTCATCAGGATACAATCCCTCACCGTAAATGTCAATGCGACCAGCGCACCAACCTTCACCGTGTTGCTTTATCCACTCAAGGTTAATTGGTCCCATCAAGTTTGTCGAATAGCAAACACGATTCATTGCTTTCTCCAAAAACATCGAATCATAATTGGTCCAATGCGAAAGTCACGATAAGGATTTCCATTATTGAATCGCGTTGTTGATCCGAATGACCATTGCTTGACCCAATGCATATCAAACTTCACCATAGACCTCAAACTGAAACTCACCATCGACAACAGTCACCTTGACCAACTTACCATCAGCGTTGCTGCCGCTTGTGCGCAAATAGTCGCGACCGCCATCAATCATGTATGGTCCTTTCTCGACATAATCATGCCGATAGCGACTTACAAGAACCTCACCATCATCAGTTAGTAAGCCAGTGATCGGTTCGCTGAATGCACTTGCAGCATCAGTGATCATCGATTGACCTTCGAAAGTTCGAAACATTCCAAAGTATTGCGAATGCCCTTTGCTCACATCAGGATTCGGTTGATAGAAAACATCAACAGGATCGATAGACCAACCAGACTGTCGTAGGATTGACCATGGACCCATATACTTGGCACCATAGTGCTTGGCGATGACAGCAATTTCTTCATCGATGAAATGGCAACCATCTTCAGGTGTTTTGATAAACATTGTATTCATACATCCATTATATACTAACAAGAATAAAAAGTAAAGCAATTCTTGCTAACTAAACTCTCTTGAACAGAAAGAAAACCCTTCTGGGTCATCCCAATCATACTCTGGATTGAACCAGCCTTCCTTACGACCTTCTACATTGTGGACAAGATTTTTCTTACCATCTGCACGAATATGATTTGGTCCTTTGTAAGTTTCAATCAAGTTGACAAATTCTGTATAATCTATTTTGTCACCACACTCATTATAGATGATTTTGTCAGCAAGATACTCTTTCCACTTTTGCCAAGTGGTCAGACCATCGTGCTTGTAACCTTGGAAAGAGAATGCCCAACCATACGAACTCTTGCCGATGTGATATTTTTCATCATATCGCTTACAGCATTCGCAAACATTCTCAACAACATAATAATTAGTGCCCATTATTCAACTCCAAAATGCTTTTTCAAATCTTCCACACAACGACGGACTTCAAAGTCCTCACGATTGTTATCGCCCATGTATCGTTTATTGACTACATCAATCGCTTCTTTGATAATCAACTCGGCGAATTTTTCTTTGTCAAAAGTCCAAAACTCGCCTGATGATTCTGTTGCTGGATAGTGTTTAGTAGCCTCTTCAGCAAGTTCTCGGATTCGTTCGTTCATTTGTCCCATCCTACATTTTTGCTTGCTTGAATGTGATCGGCAGTTTTTCTTTTTTCTGCCATTACCTTGCTGTAATATTCACCGATTTCCCCTTGGAACATAGGATCGCCTACAGAAGCAAACCGCCACTTACGCAACAGGTCTTGATAAGTGGCAGCATCAATCCATTGTTTGATTCGTTCGTTCATCACTTGATTCCAAAATGTTCTAGTACATACTTGCCAACACTTTCATATTGATGTTGGTTTATTGAGGCAATGTCGGCACACTCTTTGATAATTGAT